TTTATCCATTGGAAAAAGCAAAACGCAGTAATTTAAAACATAGACCAATTGGTATCGGTGTTCAGGGTTTATGTGATACTTATATGATAATGAAATTGCCATATGAAAGTGAAGAAGCTACTATGTTAAACAAGAAAATATTTGAAACAATTTACTATTATTCAATGGAAATGTCAATGGAAATTGCTAAAAAACGTGAAGAAACTTTACTTGGACAACATAATGAATACAGTGTTCATATCAATGAATATGAAAAAGATTTGAAAAAATTTATCGGTGCGTATAGTTCTTTTGAAGGGTCCCCCTTATCAAAAGGACAATTTCAATTTGATTTGTGGGGTGTTCAACCTACATTTTATGATTGGGAAAGTCTCCGTGAAAAGGTTTTGAAATATGGAACACGAAACAGTTTGCTTCTTGCTCCAATGCCTACAGCATCAACATCTCAAATTATGGGTTTTACCGAAAGTTTTGAAATCGTAACATCAAATATCTATAAACGTAAAACACTTGCTGGTGAGTTTATTGTTGTAAATAAATATCTAATTCAAGATTTAATTGAAAAGAATCTTTGGAATAATGATATGAAAAATGAAATCATTATTCGCGAAGGTTCTATTCAAACTATAGAAAATATCCCTGATGAACTTAAAGCTTTGTACAAAACGTCATGGGAAATTAAACAAAAAGCATATATTGACCAAGCACGTGACCGTGGCGCTTTCATCTGTCAATCACAAAGTATGAATTTATTTGTGGATGACCCAACTTTTACAAAACTAAATACTATGCACTTTTATATTTGGTCTTCTGGTTTGAAAACAGGGATGTATTACTTACGAACAAAACCAAAAGCAAGCACACAACAATTTACGATTGATCCAAAAAAATCAAAATCAAATTTTCAGGATGAAACAAATGAATGCACCAGTTGCTCTGCCTAATATATAAAAAGTAAATAAACGAAAATAAACAATTCACAACTATTTATTTTTTTCGTATGTTTCTATGTACGGAATGTTTCTATGTACGGAATGTTTCTATGGACGGAATGTTTCTATGGACTGAATGTTTCTATGGACTGAATGTTTCTATGGACTGAATGTTTCTATGGACTGAATGTTTCTATGGACTGAATTATCCTTCCGTAGAAGAGGCATAGACGCAAATGTCCGTCATCTGATCATGTTCTTGAAACAAACACTACATGACGACGAGAACAGCGCTACTTGTACTTTAAAGGTGCGATGGTTAGTGCATACTGTCCAACGTTCCCTTCCGTATAAGATGCGTAGACGCAAATGTCCGTCATCTGATCATGTTCTTGAAACAAACACTACATGACGACGAGTACAGCGCTACTTGTACTTTAAAGGTGCGATGGTTAGGATCAGAGTTGCATCGTTGCACGTATAACTACGATATACACATCAGTGATCTCATGAGATCTCAACTTACCGTTGTTTTACTCTACCCTCCCTCCCCTCCATGGGCAGATTCATTATAAACAAGCCAATTATTTATCCAATTCTTATCTACGTTCGAACCGCATGAACAAGCAAACCTAGATAATAACATCATCATGTTGGGGTTTGCAGGAAGATCAGAAACAGTCTGATGATGTAACCAGCGGTGTGAATGACGACGATGACAGCAATAAGAACTTCATTTTTGTGGACATCATTGAACATCGTATAGTCCCTTCTGGGTTTGATTTTCCAGATCATGCGATCGAGTATTTGACGGAATTTCAGAACGGCGAAACGATGTGGCTCCGGGAGATGTGTTTTGCTGACGAAGATGGAGAGTATCCAAGCAAGTACGTTGAATATTTAGTTCATCACGGAATACGATACGCATAAAGAGTTAGTTCCCTATATTTAAAATTTAATAAAACTTTCTCTATTATATATTTAAAGTAGTTTTTGGTTTTCTACCTCGTTTTTTTGTTGTTAACAATTGTTTAATGCTATTTGTATCTGTTAATTCTGAAATGTCAGATTGAGTCGCATTACTCATTGTTTCTAAACGGTCATCATCATTACCTATGTTTTTAAGAATTTCATCTAAACCACTCGGACCTTGCATGGATGCATTAGTCGGTGGTGGTGGAGAACTTGAACCTTGTTGTTGTCCCATGTTTCCAAACATATTCGAAAACATACTGCTCATACCAGTTTGGTCTTTTCCACTGTTTGCCATTGTGTTCGCCGTTGCAGCCGCAAATTGTTTCATTAAATCAGGGTTTTGTTTCAAAACATCTCCAACTTCTGGTAATGACGATTTAAACATAGTATTTGTTAAATGAAACATAAACGCACTTCCTCCTAACGAAAATAGTAATTTTAATTCAGGAGCCATCTTAGATTTGGATTTGTATTTTTGATGAAGTTCTTCAAATATTTCATCGTAATCATCTATAGATTCATGAATACTTTCAGACCAACCATCTAATTTAACATCAAATGGGTCAAATTTATTATTTACAAATTCAACACCAGTAACGCAAGCTAACATCATTTTTCGTTGAAAAGCTATACTTATATCAACTTCTTTATCCCGTCTAATTCTTTCAAATTCTTCCTTCATCTCACTTAATCGTGATTCCATTGTGAATTTCTTTGGAAGTTTCATACCTTTTTTCTCCATTCGATCAAACTGATACAATAGTTCCGCTTTTTCATTTTTAATATCGGCTGAAGATTTTCGTTCATAATTATGCCCGTTTGATGAAAACATACCACCCGACTGCTGATTCTGTGTGGCTAAAACACTCGATGTATCGCTTCTATTAGACTCTGAGTTCGTTTCACTGTCCTGTTCATAGGATTGTTCTTCATCATTATTTGACGAGTATTCGCTTTGCGACTCATTTTCATTCATATGATTTGGATTATTGTTAGTCTTTGTATTCATATTACTCAATAACATGTCCAATCCTAATGAATCATTATGAGTATTTAATTGGGGTTTTTTATACAAATTTGTGCTTTCTTGTACATTATTTAACGACGAATCTTGACGAATTAAACTTATATTTGGAGAGTCTCCATTATTGTAACGTGGTGATGAACTATCTTGACTCAATTTTACAGATGAATCCCCGTGTTGTTGAATGATATTGAAATTGGTTTCCATATTAAATTTACATTAATTTAGAAACTTTAAGTAGTTATTAATACGCAAAATATATAAAAATATCATATAGAACTTTTCTAAATTAGTTTGTATCGTATTTGAATGTTATTGACCATTTAAAAACCATTAGTGATGATTCCATCAACATCATACTTTAGCATGTAGTTCATTTCCATATCTTCTTTATGGGTATATGTAAATACACACATTCGTTTCACATTTTTACAATAACGAATGAACGTGTGGTCCAAACATGTCCAATGGAGCACAACCACATTAAAATCTTTTGTCACTATGTCGTATTCGCCACGTGCAAACGTTGATTCAAATGTTACACCTCTCAAAAAAGTTGTTGGTAGATTAAATACCAGATTTCGATTAAAACTACAAAAAAAAACTTTTTCAGTAGATTTGTTACGGTAAAATAACTCTATTGTATCACATATCGCAAGATTATTTCCCTTAATATCAACTATTAAGAATGTATGTTCCAATTCTGGTATTTGTTCATATACTTCTTGTAATGAATACACACCTTTATCCGATAGTTCATTATAAGTCAAATCACACACGAAATAGTTATCAATGTAAATATCATGATACAATATTATCTCACCACTCTTACACAATTGAACATCGATTTCAACACCATCATAATTATTTCTGATTGCTTCCTGTATTGCTTTTACTGTATTTTCTCTATATTTTAATGAATATCCACGATGGGCAATATATTTCATGTACTATAAAATACAATTATATATAAATGTGTTGAGATTCCGTAAAATAAATCTTGCGTTTATCTAAAAATTATGTAATTGGTTTTTTATTGAATTTTAAAATTTTACCTAATATTTTATAAATATGAAACTTTATATTTCAGAAAACCACTCTGTACCTCTTGTTGTTACTGGTCCAACGGTAGCATTAGTGTATTCTATCGAATCTGTTAATTATACCAGTACTTACAACGAGATTGATTGGGATTCAATGACACAAGCAGAAAAAGACGATTTCACTGCTGATTTCTTAACATCTACTGCTACGGCATTAGGTGTTTCACAAGACGATATAACTATTCATGGAATCATTGATGGTAGTGCAATAGTAGATGCAACAGTGTATGTATCTGAAGGGTCTTCTGTTACAGTTGATGACATTGAAACAACTCTAAATACAAATCCTCCTACTGTAGATGGTAAAAGTGCAACAATCACTAACATTAAAAAAGGATTTGTTGCTCAAAAAGGACAGAAACCTAAAACACTTGCAAGCTCTTCGATTGTATCACCAACTAATATTGACGCTACCTCTGCTGTATTAAATTGGACTGTAGAAGATAACGGTGAAGCTACTGTTCAAAAATACGTCATAATCGCAAATGATCAGGAAATTGGTGAAGTAGCTGCTGGTGTTACTATATTTACAGTCAATGATTTACTGCCAGATACAGATTATGTATTTAAAGTGCGTAAAGTAACTAGTTTAGGCAATGTGGATTCTACTGGGATAAATATACATACACCATCCACCACCTTTATAAGCAAATATATTAGTGTTAAACTTTTAGATCGTGCTGGAACAAGAAATTATATCATTATGTCTGAGATTGGTTTGTATAAAGATGCATTACTAAGCACCGAACTAACATCCCCTGGAACAATTTCAATAGATCGTGATGAGGCCGAGGATGTAGTATGGGATTTTAGCCAAAGTCAAATTCCAAGCAAAACTGTAACTAATCCAAATTTAATATATGATGGTATTACATCAACCGAAAATAATAACAACACATATTCTGCTGATGGAATGGGGTTACTAATGGATGGTAATTGGAATAATGGTCCGTATTCATTCGCTTTTAAATTAAAAGATGGAAAAGAAACAAATATATTCAATCAAATAGTAATAGGTTCAGTTCCAAATTCAGGGGTAGGAAATGTTGGATTTATGGAAATTTACGGTGGTCAAACACTAGCCGAAGCACAAGCCGAAACGAATTTATTACAAACATTTGATGTTAGAACAACCGCAACCAGTGATTATAAAAGCGACTCAGTGTCTACACAAACAAGATTTACATTTGATTGGGAACCATCAACAGAAACCTTTACCAACCAAACAAAACATACCATTGTTTAGTTAAACCGATTGGGTTTATTGAAATGGATTCACGTATAACTTGTTTTTTTATTGACAATCAACATTAAGTAAGTGATAAAAAATAAAAACATAAATGACTTGTTTTTTTTCACCTACCAGTATTATACATTGTTAATTTCTTCAGATACACGATGTGTAGGAGCTTCATCTTCTTCATGAATTTTGTTTGTACAACAAAGTGGTTCAAAACAATAATATAAACGTACAATTACATATGTTGTACATATATAGAATATACCTGAAATAAACACAAACAATTCAACATACGGAAAACAAATCCATTAAACGTTTGATACTACCTTTTAATAAAATTCTTTCAAATTTTTCAGTTGTTAATAAATTTCACTATTACGTCAATATAGTAAAGGGCGAACGCCACAAAATAATATTATAAAATGATTTTTCAAAAAAATAAAATTGTTTTTCAAATTTCAAAATAAAAAATATTTTTTCGAAAAAGTTTTTTCACAAATGTAAATTTTTTTTCCCCGTGCTCAAATCGTTTTGAGTATTTGAGTTCAGATATTTAAAAAGATACTATTTTGTTTTATAAATTATGAAAGTATTGTACAAATGCGAAATTTGTCTGTACCAGACGGACAGGTTACTCAATTACAAGCGTCATGAGCAACGAAAAACAAGTTGTTACATAAAAACGAAAGATATCGTCAATAAGATGGAACATGGATCAAATGTAAATGCTGATGGAGGAAAAGTAATGGATGATGGAGGAAAAGTAATGGATGATGGAGGAAAAGTAATGGATGATGGAGGAAAAGTAATGGATGATGGAGGAAAAGTAATGGGTGATGGAGGAAAAGTAATGGATGATGGAGGAAAAGTAATGGGTGATGGAGGAAATGTAAATGCTGATGGAGGAAAAGTAATGGATGATGGAGGAAAAGTAATGGGTGATGGAGGAAATGTTATTGTTTCTCGTAAAAATAACTGTATTAAATGTAATAAATCATTTGTGCGTCGTATTGACTGTAAAAAACACGAAGAAAATTGTGATGGATTAGACAAACGACAATGCAAAATATGTTTAAAAGTTTTTGCAACAAAACAATCAAAATACGAACATATTAAATATGTGAAATGTAATCCACCATCGACAACGCAACAAGTAATTAATAATAATATTACAAACAATACAAACAATACAAACAATACAAACTATAATAACAATATAACAAATAACATCAATATAGTAAGAGTAAATTTTGGTGAAGAGTGTTTAGATAAAATATGTCAGGGGAAAAAATACATGAAAAAAGTGAAAGAATTGATAAAATCTGGTAAATATGCAATCCCAAGTTCAATTGAAGAAATATATTTTAATGACGAATCTGTAGAAAATCAAACAATAAAAAAGAATAGGAGAAACGATAAATTAGTAAGTGTGTTAATAAATGGAAAATGGGAGACAAGAGTTTTTGATGATATTTGTGATAAAATATTGGAAACCACAGAGGATTATTTTGACCCTTTTTTTATTAAATTACAAATGAAGTATGATGACATAATTAAAGCTAAAGATGGAAAAAAACTTATGCAGTTGATGACACCAATATGGAGATTAGCTACACACATAACACAACATGTTGGTTGGAGTTGTGAAGAGATAAAAAAATTAGGATTAAATATAGAGTTTGACAATGAATTAGATAAAGAAGATTTTCAAATACAAAGACAGACGATAAAGGATGTGTATAAACTTGTATTGGACAAATTGTACGAAAAAACATTGGAAATGAGAATGGAATGAAAATTCAATAGAGATAACAGTTTAACGAGATAAACGATACAATTCAATTATAGAATTTTATGACATTTTTCATTTAACATATTAAACTACAAAATTATCATGTGAAAATGACTCATTTTACTTAACTTTGAAAGATAAGAATTCAGGATACGTAGTTTATTCTTTGGATTTAAAAATTGATTTAATGTTTTAATTACTAAGTATAATATATAAGATGTCATCTGTCTTTCTAAAAGTAAAAACTCTATTCGACAACGTAACACTCCTAAAACGTCAAACGGAGGATTCAGCTGGATATGATATTTGTAGTTATGTAGACGCTATTATTCCTGCAAATTCGCATAAATTACTTGATACTGGACTAAGTTTCACAGTTCCAGAAGGTACATATGGTCAGTTAATGCCACGTAGTAGTTTGAGTTGTAAAGGACTTCTCGTTGGTGCAGGAGTAATTGACCGAGATTACACAGGACATGTAAAAGTATTGATTCATAATTTGAACTCAACTGATTATGAAGTTCATACGGGAGATCGTATTGCGCAATTAATTATTAAAAAAATTATGACACCTGAAGTGGTTGAAGTAGATTCACTTCAAGAGTCATCTCGTGGCGAGGGAGGATTCGGTAGCACTGGAGTGTAATCAATGTAATGCAATAACTGCAAATAGGAATCTGCAAGATCGTCTTGTTTCTTGTGAGAATTAAAATAAGTCATCCAATCTTTAGAACCATCCTCTTCTAAAATATGTTTGGTGCAAATTATAGCTTTTTTTTTGTTAGTAGTATATTTCGATTTATATAGAGGTACTATAATATCATATCTATTCATATATTTATTTTTGTTAGAAGCTGATTGAAATAAAATATGTTTAATATTTCGTTGTATAATCTGTTGTTGATATAAAAAATAACTATAAACAATCATCTGAATAGATTTCATTTTTGGGTTTTTTTGAACAGGTTGATTTTCTAATAAAACAATATCAATTTCTAAGTCTGAAAAATGTTGATTCAATAACAAAATACACTTTTTGGAAATGGCATATATATTATCTGCGAAAATATCTAATGTCCCCCATTTCGTAATCATTCCGTCATTAGCATAACAATACGCCAAATTTTTTACACCTATATCAAAAGACAGTATCCACATATCTAAAATATACAGTAAATACAATGATTTACATTTAAACTATTTTATACTATTGAGTTTTTTCGCCATTTTTACTACATTTGCTTTATGAGTAAGTTCATACGATGTGACTATATTTGCGAACAAGGACCAATAATTATCTTTAAGTTGCTTCTGATTCAATTTAGTATCAATTAAAATATTATTATATAGATTTTCATAATATTTATACAAAAACTCTATATAGCTATTTACCTGTAAATCATCATCGAATAACAATTGTGATATTTGTTTGTAATACTTCATGACTATTTCTGTTTCTAAATTTCGAATCAAATCAATTGACATTTTATATTCATATGTTGGACAGTAAATTAACTGTGAATATTCTTTTTCTTGCAACACGTAATTATTATCTACTAAGTATATACAATCAATTTCGAGTTTGGAATCTGTTTTATTACTATATTTGTGTTGAAGCGCAGATTGTACTTCTTTTTTGATTTTTCTTATGGATTTCATAGTACCATTATTTATACAGTGTTTTCTAGTGAAAAATGGTTTATTGATTAATGGTTGCTTATCATTTAAATATTCGCAAAATTTTGGTAAAATGAAATTTGCCCATTCATCTTGTGATGCTGTGTAAATGAAGAACTCAACATTTAAATGTTTCTTTTTTATTTGTTGCAATGATTTTTTCAAGTCAGGTCGTATCAATCCATTCAATATATCACGTTGAAGATATTGGTTATTATATTTAATTTTTTTTTTATTCAATATGATTTTGTTCATTTCAGAAATCAATGTATATTCTTTTATTTGTGGTTGAATGTTTCCTTGCATTGTACCATCAAAATCCAAAATAAATACAATAGGTTGTTTCATAGGTATGCTCATTAAATTGATTTTACTTATATTTTTTTGTAAATAAATAGTAAATATGTTTAAGTATTTCTTTAAAATATTAATAGCTTCATTTATAATAGTTTGTTTACTTTCAATTTTTTCAGCATACATACTCAAGCAAAATAAAGAAACATTTGAATCAGAAGGTTCTGCTTCGTCATCTATACCAAAACTTTCTGATATCTTAAATGAACTCGACCAAAGTGTGATAAACACAGATGAAGACTTTATAACACAATCAGATGAAATTGAAAATGTTACCAAGAAGTTTTTAACCACTTTGGGAACATTTAAAAAAAAAGTAATAGCGTACATGAAAAAGAAAGGAACTAAATTGTTTAGCGACAATAACGAATTAAAAGAAGAAATCTTAGAAGAAACAACAGAAGAAACAACAGAAGAAAGCAATTCATTTGTGAATGAAGAAAAATCAGAAGATGTGAACGAGAAAGAATCAGAAAATGTTGAAACATTTATAGATCAAATCGATGGGTTTGTATGTGATTCAGCAGCTAATTGTGAAGAATATAACTAAATCATTTGATTTTAAACAATTGTTGTATTTCATCATTTATTGAAATGGAGTCGTTTTTTTGGTTCAATGTAGTCATGATTGAGAAAGGAGAATATATCTGCTTCAGTATTTGCTGTGAGAATTGATTGATTACTTTCTTTATCAAACAACCCATGTTCGTTAAGTACATAACCAAGTGATGCTGCGTATGCACGCATATCAATATTGAATTGAAAACTCCCAGTAAAATACAATAATGCAAACGGAAACTCATGTGGTGGTGAATACATTAAATCAATTCTTCTGAAATGTTTTTTATTGGGTAACTTGCACATCCCCATAAATTTTATTTTACCGTTTGAGAATATACCATCTTTCTGAAGGTAATTCATCTGCAATAAACATGAAACTAAATATCCGATTACATTTTTTTTACCACTGAAGATTACATCTATATCTCCACTGGAACTTTCTATCCTTCTAAAACTACCTGTTAATTTATAATGAACGTCAGATAGACTATTATCATGTTCTTTGATCTGTGAAAAAATGTTCATTATAAATTCATCATGTAGTTTCATCTCTGAATATGGGATACGTTTCTGAATATCTTCATGATAAAATAATCCTTTTTTTTGAACATCATTTAATAAATGTTGATTTTTTTTTAAATCATCGAATGAGTTTATATTGTTTTCTTTTACGAGTTTCTTTGCTTTTATGCTTCCAATACCATGAATCTCAGATAACTTTGAAATGAGTATATTAACCGGATCATTAATGATTTCTTCGACTTGTGTTAAATTAGTGTCTGTTTCGAATAGAATCACAAACTTTTCTTGAATACCTTTCCCACCGATACCTCTTAAATCCTCGAGTTTGTATATATCTTTAGGTAAAGAATTCAAAGCTTTTGTATATGCTCGGGCTTTAAATGTTTCTTTATTATTTTTAGCATGATCAGCCAAAATGGTAAGGTTAAATTTAATTAGTTCGTATTTATTCTTTAACATTGTTTATTTATAATATCCATTATATCTAAAACTTTAAAACGTAATTTATTATTCAATACTTTCGTCAAATCTTTGGCAAAATCATTTCGAAACAAGATAGCCATTTCCTTGAATTCTTTTTCAAGTTTAGAACACGCACAATGTGAAATTACTTTTTTGATTGAGTCGAATATCACGGATAGTTTATTTTCGTAAGGTTCAGTGAGAGGCATGCATTCTAAGGCTTTATATATTAATATTCGTAACAAGTTAACTAGATTATGCACGTCATCATGGAAAATATTGTTTTGTGATGTTTCTGAATTTGTTAAAGCTAATACAATAAAATTACATCTGTTAAGTTGCTGTGCGCTTTGTTCATTTTTGTTGACAAAACTCTCATAATTCGTTGTATCTAAACTTTCGAATTCATTGAAACATTGTAAATATTGTTCAAAATATTCAAAAAAAGTTTTTCGAGCAAAATCATGAAGTTTTATATCATCTGAATGTATGTGCAAGAGGTCATTACATATAGCTAAGAGATGCTTACTGTTTATCTGTGACTGAATTGAGTATTTGATAATTTGAACTATAAATTCTTCTGTATTATCACTAGTATTTTTCATAAAAATCTTTGTTTTTATTTGTTGATAATTGTCTGCTGTTAGTTTGTTTAAAATGTGAATAATGTTATTCGAATTTTTCGGCGTTTTTATAAACTGAACTTTTTGAACTCGTTTATAAATATTTGAACTCGATAGAGATATAAATTTTTTATCAACATATTTCATCATTTTCGAAAAAGCCTCATGAGTCTCATTATCGATCCTATTTTTTAATTTCATTATTGTTTCTATATCTACTGTCATTATAATATGTATATTTGACAATAAATACTATTTAAATAGGAATAGAGATAAATAGACATGTTCGTTTTATGGATATATCAAAAATCGAAGATATATATAAAGAATATAATATACATAAAGCGATAATAGTTTGTAACAAAGATGATATAGATGATTATCACAAAGCGCTAGTTGATAAAGACCATTCTATAATACGTTCTGAACACGTACATTTATTAAACGATATTGAAAATCGCGTGTTGCTGATTGATATAGAAAGTGCTATAGAATCGTTTAAGCACCCAACATCATTAGTATTTGAATGGATAACCATCGTTATATATATAAATACGGCATACAGAGTGGATGCGTTAAATAAGATTCCGACAATTATTTTGTGATCATTAATAAAATGAAATTCCCTGTGTTTTCAAATTACCATATGCTCGCAATAGCGCTAGTTTCTATTTTAGTAGTAATAATTACATTTGTACTCATTAAGAAATATAAGACAAAAACGGAATCATTTGACCCAAATGAAAAAAAGAACTTGATTTTCTTTAAAGCATCATGGTGTGGTCATTGCACACGATTCAAACCTGTATGGGATTCAGTAGTATCTGAATGTAATTCAAATGATAAGTATTCAAATGTTGATTTCTTAGAATTGGATGTTGATGAGGAAGAAACCAAGCCGTACATGGAAAAACACCAAGTTCGTGGATTCCCTCACGTTGTTCTTTTAAATAATGATTCAGAACATGTATTCACAGGAAATCGCACACAAGATGAACTAATCAAATTCATTGAAGAAAATTAGATAATGATACGTATCCAATATTACAATATTTATCTATTAACGACTCTGTTACTTCGAATTTAAATTTTTGGATATTGAAATTAACAAAAACTTCATCTAAAGTAATATTACAAACATTTTTTTGTTCAGAATTGAATACAACTGTAATATTATTTATCATACAGTGAATAATAGTCCCAACAAATGACAATATATTTGTGATATTTTTTGGTTTCATGACAACGTTTAATCCGATCGTTTCATTATTCATTTTTGAAAATACATCAATTGGAAAATTGTTATATATAAGACTATCAACAAAATATTCATCATAATATTTTACAGGTTGATATAATATTGGGATTGATGTACTCATACGAATCGCTGTTTTTATCATCATTTCTGGATAATTATCAACGGACAAGTACTCAAGTTTTTTACATGTTAAGTTTGTTGCTGCTACTATGAGATTCTTTCCTGTTTTTTTTGTCATATCAATAAATGAAGTATTTTTATCAAAACCTTTAAACTCTAATATTTTTTCTATGAACTCGATAACATTCTTTCCTTCATCGATACCGTATTTGAAAAAGAAATTCGGTATATGCCACAATCCGACTTTTAATACAGGAGAATCTATTAAATTATTTGATAAAAAAGTGCGAACCTCATCGTAAGTATAGTCAAGAATCATAAATAAACATACTATTGAACCTGACGAAGACCCTATAAAATTATCGAAGTTAAATGTTTTACGATTTTCTCTGAACTTTTTAATGCACCCAACAAATACTAATGCACTAACACCACCTCCTGATACAGCGATATTATGATACATTTAAATATATATATACATATAACAATGAAACAAATAAACATATTTGAATTACAAAATTCAGTTTCAAAAAAAAAGGAAATGAGGAAAAATGTGTTCTTAAATATTTTGAACAAATGTCATACCAAGATTAAGGAAGCCGCAAAAAAAGAGTTATATTTATGTCACTATGAGGTTCCACGATATGTGTTAGGTCTTCCTTTATACAATTTGGATGATTGTGTGAAATTTATTAGCAATGAATTGATACAAAATGGTTTTGTTGTTGAACGATTGTATAAAAAGATTTTAATAATCAGTTGGTTTCCGAACTATGCACTCGAAAATACTACGGAACCTACAGAGGTTTCAAATAATAGTGATTTATTATTAAAATATATCCCATATAAAGACACCAGTGGAAAATTTGTTTTAAACGTAGATTAAAATTAATCAAATATTTATATTTAATAAATTAATAGCATTAATATGAGTTATTTTCATAACTCGTACAGTACCCTCGAAGAAGCATGGGGTGTTGATTTCAACAAGAAAAAACAAAAGAAAAAACAAAACTCAGTGTGTAATCTTTACGAATCACGAAGTGCTCCAATGACCAAACCATATGCATCTAGAACAAAAAAATCTTCTAAAGACGTAGAATCAGTGTATAATGATGAACATTATGATAGCAAGTACTTTGGATATCCCGATGCACACAAATATACAAAAAGACGCAGTAAGGTGAATTTATATCAACCAAACTATTCTCCTGATAAAACGAGTGCATACGAGTCTGGTGATGAGAATATGTTCGATGATTTCTTACCACTAAGTTCTTCAAATGGTAAGTTGGCGAACTCAAGTTGCTATACAACTCCTGAAAAATATAAACAAGTGCCAGGTTCTGAATCAACCTTTAAACCAAAACAACCTAACCATACACAAAAAAAGAAGAAGTCTGCAACAATGAAAAATCAGTTTATGTATATTGATGAAGAAAACGATTCAGAAGAAGAATATGAAATACAACGCCCAATAATGTCGTCATCTAAACGAAAACAAGTATCAAATCAACCTTATGACTCTGACGAAGAGTTTGATCAATATTTAGAATCTAAAATGTTACAAAAATCGACTGATGCCGAAGAAGAATATGAAATGATGATTCAAGGAAATAACATTGATGAGGATGAAGAAAAAACTCCATCACGAAAATATAAACTGTATGACACGGAAGAATCCGAAGAACAATATGATAGCGGGGAAGAAGATTACATAAACATCAGTGCAGAGGAAGAAAGATATTATCCTAAAAAAGTACGAAAAACAAAGAAGCAGGAAAAAACAGGAAAACCAACCTTTGAAGAGGTTCAAATGGAGTTGCTTTTATATACAATAACAGGAATCATATTTATTTTCATCCTGGAACAATTTGTACAAATAGGAATGAAATTAAAAAAAGTTAATTGATTTAATGTGTAAATATTAGGAATAAATACAATAATGAAATCTTAAAATAATTGTTTAATAAAAATGATGATAATATCAAAATTGACAAATAAATTAAATGCTTTAAATGACAACAAACTGTTGCTTGGAATCGCTATGATTTTGTTTAATATGGGTTCTAAGTATCTGGTCATGGACTTGTCGAAGAATCAAGAACAGTTTTTAAAAAGCACCATTGTACGTAGAATGACTCTTTTTTCAATCTTCTTTATTGCTACACATGATTTAATTACAGCATTAATACTAACGTCGTCTTTCGTTATATTAGCACAGGGACTTTTCAATCAGGAAAGCAAGTTGTATATACTCCCATCATACTATGACACAGAATACACTAAAGATGAGTATGATATGTCGAAAAAAATAATAAAAGGGTATGAGGATGCTCATAATAAAAGTAAATGAATTTGAATCATAAATTTAGCATGAATAACAATCTTGTTATATATAAATTAAAATGAACACCGGATTTACGGTTATGATTGTTGTAAATTTTGTATCGATTTTGGGTTTATATGGGTTAATGTTATATATATTGAGTAAGTATATCAGCATCGAGTTTAAAGTAAATAGTCTTTTAGATTATAAAACTATAAATGAACGACAACTCAAAAATCTTGTCAAAGACATAAACAAAAATGACGACATTCTATCAAATACACATATACATTACTAAAATTAACGAAAATTCATTTTGTATAACTCCAAATTCAATATCCCCATATCGCGATTACATGTTTTACATATAGGTTCTAAATTGGATAAATCATTACTTCCACCATTGAAAACTGATTCAATATGGCCACATTCCATATCCTCGAAACTTAAACCTTCTTCACACACCATACATATACCGTCCATATTTGAACCATTACGTTTCTTCCACACATTTATTCGTTTTTTACGCTCAATCTTTGGACGTTTTAACGAAAACATTGAAAACGATATATCTTCGATGGATATATTGTCCGTCAAGCTTTTTAAAACCATTTCTATCCATTCGAAATTTCTCCATATTCCTAGCATACACGGATTATTTACACATTTCTTTTCACATTTATCAATTCGTTTTTTTAAATCATCTTTTAATTGGAATTGAATAATTCTTTCTTTATTTTTCACAACATACGTATTCAATTTTTTGATGCCATTAATAAAATTGATTACTTCACATGTTTTCGGTAATCTTTGAAAGACATTATATTTTTTTATATACATCATCAAGCTTTTTAAATTAATGTTTGGACACATTGATTTCGTATCATCTTGTTTTACGTAATTTTTATATTCAGACACAAACCATGTACAAAAACTCTTGCCATATTTCAACCATTCGTCTGTCATTTCTAATGGTTGAATTGGATTGTGTTTATTTATTCTCATGTAATATGACATTAATTCAGAATGTGTGGATACCTTATAACAAACTAATGGTATGCTAAAACCCAATGAATAACCTTGTGATTGTAGTATCTTATACGCCTCCAAACGATGTTGTCCATCTATCACATATCTTTTGTCATTCACATCACAACATGTTATCGATTGTAACAACGAAAACACTCCAAACTCGTTGTATTCTTTCATTTGATCATTCACTAAATATTTTACGTATTCTTCATTCAAAAGTCTTTGCACGGCGGGCGATTGGTATTCTAAAACATTCACAATAGGTTCAAATATAACCTGTGTTCGTTTCGTAAATATGTCCATAATTATGTTCTTAACGCATAAACTCTTTTAAATAAAGATAATACAGTATGCTTGATGAGATGATGTTCAAAATTGTAACAAAAGCGTATAAATAATATTTCATATTGTTGAAATATTATGATAAAAATAATAATCTTGATGTAAATGTAAATATTTATCTATACATCTCCTCCTCGCAAACGGAGAACTAAATGTAATGTTGATTCTTTTTGAATATTATAGTCGGACAATGTGCGTCCATCTTCAAGCTGTTTGCCAGCGAATATCAAACGCTGTTGGTCTGGTGGAATACCTTCTTTGTCTTGAATTTTAGATTTTATATTGTCGATTGTGTCTGACGATTCCACCTCAAGTGTTATCGTTTTACCTGTAAGTGTTTTCACAAAGATTTGCATCTATTTTACTTTATTTTAATTTTATTTTATTTTTTAAATTTATTTTTTAAATTTATTTTGATGGCAATTGATTCAAAATGTGGTTTATGTTTTATTTTTTCTATTTCTTTAATGGTTTTACTTTTGTATTTACATTTGTTTTTTTTGAGTTCATACCACCATTAGTTAATTGTTGTTTAGAGCTTTCAATAAATTGTTTTGAACCCAAAGCCATTGCTGTATTTGGTACCAATTTATTATTAAGTAGTTTCTGTATTTCTTTAATACGATCGTCATCATCAATATTTTTCATAACAAGTTCGAATAATTCAAAAAAATGTTCATATGTTTTATATTTATAGTAGTTTGAGAAAGGTTTAACTTGTTTTTTTTCGACACTTGATATTATTTCGTTGATTGATTTTAGTAAAATTCCATTATCTTTGTTTTCTTTGCTATTATAAATTCTTGTTGCTACATCAAATGCTTGTTTTACTAAACTTGATCTTGTAGTGTGGAGTTTTGATCGCGTTTCCTCAATCTTCGCTTTATGTCTAAAATGATCACGTAAATAATTTAATAGAATTTGTTCATTTTCACCATACAAATTGACCGACCATAACATAAGTTTGTAAATCATTTTAGACATTTTTGATTTAAAGGTGAAACGAAGAACATCATCTAGTTCTGAAACACCATCACTTTTATTTAATCCAAATGAATCGTCAAGTATATCCCATGTGTAATAAACTATATTAGCTACAAGTTTGAAGCTAAGCACTGGTTTAACTTTAGTACCGAATTCATTTTCATATAAATCAATAGCTTTTTCAGATTCTTTGAGAAAGCTATTAAAATCATTTTTTAAGTCGTTAGGTATAACAAATTTAAGTAGATAATGAACCATTAAACCGTGACGTTCTAATGTTTCAAATGGTTTTGTTTTGAATACCTCAGTTCCGCAATACTCTGTTAAGCTAGCATTTTCAGTCCCAAATGTTCTTTGGTTTATTGCAAGTGCATTAGATATTTTTTGGTGAGATACAATACAAGTTGCGAACTCTTGTGATTTGGGTAGGGAATATTCTTTTTCCATCAAAGATTTCACTGTTTTTTCAACGTTATCGGGGAGCTTCTCTTGTGCTCCTATCGTCGACAAAAAAATTCTGTTAATACTATTAACAGTAAAAATCTTTTTTCTGTGTTGCATCCATTCAACTAGTTCTTTTTGTGCGTTTTGATTATTAAGGAAATTTGTGTTATTTACGATTATTTCATTATTAGTATCCATTATTATTCCTAATTCTTCTTGAGTTGCATCTGGTCTCATATTCAAAAACTCTTTGAACTCATAAGAATCTACCATATATTCCACTTTATACTTGTAAGATATATCTAAAGAGTGATACAAGAAATACGAACCCAGCAAAAAGAATAATATGAATAATGAGAATTTTCTCGCTGTATTCACTCCTTCTACTGCTTTTTTCTGTAATTGGTTCATTACATATTTATATACAACAGATGCATTAGATAATGTAATCATATTTTGAGTTTGTGCTTGTTGTTGTTCATTAAATGCTGCTGTTACTGCTGTGCTTACTGCTTCTTCTATAATTTCTTCATTTCTACGTCTTCTTCTTCTATTATCGCCACCCCTAACAGGACCATTGTATAGTTTATTGAATAGTTTGACGAAATTATTTATTAATTCTTCATCGTTATTTACATCAAGTAATTGATGTAAATTTTTTTTTTCTTCTTCTAAATGAAACAAAACGTTAATAGTTATAATATCCAAATAAGTATAAGATACAGCATTAGCAGGTTTTGAATATGCGCTAGACATTTTTTATTTAATCATCACATAATTATTTGTTTAGTTCACAAATATTTCATTGTCAGACGCAAATTAATTCTACAATCCAGATATAAAATCAATTAGTTTTTTTGGTTAAAATCCCCACAAATTCCAGTTGATTTTAGTTTTTCGTTTGTAATAAAATAGAGTTTATCATTAAATTGGTGGTCATTTACGAACAGCAATCGAGCTTCCCAGTTGTCAAAATATTGAATTTATCGCAAATTGTATAATGATAAAAGACGTAATCTTCCGACTAATGTCATTTTACATTGTTAGTGTCTGCACAATAAACTTATAAGGATTCATCAAAATGTCGATTTTTACGAAATAAACCTAATACACACAGCCATACTATTCGCAATATGGTTAAATATCTAATTTGTTCATGTCTTGATACATTATTGATTCTTTTAACTAAAAACTCACCAATATAATCTGGTTCTTCGCAAATAATATTGAAAACGGATTTCAAGCTATAGTTGGATTCATCAGATAGCAACATATCTGTTAAAACCATACCAGGGGATATTGTACATATATTGAAAGGTGCGTTGATATTTTCATACATTAAGGTTTTTGTGAAATGCGTTATAGCTTGTTTTGTCATACCATAAAGTGCATGATTCGGAGTAGAAAACCCATTTGAACCGGCACCTTCCACATTCACAAGCAAACCATTTTTTTGTTTTTTCATAACATCTATCATAACTTGAGAACCATATATCGTACCGTAAATATTTGTATCTATAACTGATGTAATTTCATCTTTATCATATTGGTCATACGGTTTAGTCATGAAGCCATTTGTTCCTGCGTTGTTTATCCATATATCGATGGATCCCATTGTTGCTAATGCTTTTTTAGCTACATCTTTGCAATGTTCTAGATTAGATATATCTCCTGGCATGTAATGGATTCTATCTCGTGGCGCATAAAGCTCTAAATCATATACTGCTTCACGTAAGACATGAACGTTACGAGACGTCAAAAATACCGAGTCTCCTTGTTTCAAAAATGCTCGTGCAAGTGATTTACCAACACCACGCGAACCACCTGTGATCACAATATTTTTACAATAAGGTGGAATTCTATAAGGATAAATACACACTTGTGATTTCATATTGGTTAATATTGTTTGTTGTATTAGTTTATTTTAAATTTTCATATTCTAATTTGTTTTTCGTTCATTTGATTTTTTTTGTTTGTTTATGCTGTTGTTTCCTTTTTGTTTGTCCTTTTTATAGCAACATTCGTTATCATATTTATTTTTTATCATAAAAGGATAAGTTTCGCTACACTTACCATTAACTACTCTTCGTTCTTTAGGACAACCCGTAACACTTTGTCTTTTATAACAACATTTTACATTCGTTTTATTGAGTTTAATAAATGGAAAAGATTCAGGACATTTATCTTTAATATCTGGTTTGCGAGATTTAGGACAAGATGACGATTGATTATTTAAATTTTCCATCATATCATCAATATTAATATCAGTTTTCTTTTTCCTGTTAGTTTTTTTATACATTCTTTTTTTTGGTTGTGATGATTTTTGTTGAATATTAAAAGCATACTCTGAAGAATCTTCTTGAGAGGATGTATGACATGTATATTCTGGTGGTTGATTATATTTTTTAAAATCATCACAATCTATAGCAACCTTTTTCATTAAATCTAAATAATGTGAATTCACTTTATCCTTGTACATACTTAATTTTCTCATATACATATCAACAGTATTTTCTTTGAAAAAAGGTTGTGGTTTATTCACGTTAATTTTAATAGCTTTTGTTGTATCATTTGGTGAAACAGCCAAATAATGGAAAACTTTGACCGTTTGACAACTAGTTGGGAGGTCTATATGAGAACAATAACGAACGACTCTTCCAATGATTTGTCTTGTTCTACTTTCATTCCAAGATGGTTCAAGAATATGAACTTCGCGTGTTCGTAATAATGAGCAACCTTCTTTCATTGTGGGCGAACCGATTATAATTTTGATGAGTTCGCCATCTTTGTTTTCATTTGAGTTAAAAGTTTTCAATATTTTGCAATTATTTTCATGTTGCCCTGCTTTATATACAGCAAATTTAATGTTTTTTTTAGTTGATGATACCTTTGATGAACTATTTGATTCGTTGTCTATATATTGTTGAAAACCGAATTCGTTTTGTAATATATCGATGAAAGTGTTGGTTCCACTTGAATTCACAAAATTTGAAAATAAGAAAACAGGACCTTCAGATTTCATTATATTTCGTATGCAAACGTTGAACTTAACAGCATATTTTCTGGAAGAGAACTTTGAAAAAGTTTTCGCTGATTTGATACCAATGCCACCATCTGGATACACTACATTCGACGTGATTCTAGGACCAGATAAAAATGCATTTGACATTTCTTGATAGTCGAATTCAAAAGTTTTTTTTCCTAAGGATTCTTTATATCCATTGTATTGGAACTTTGACATTGGGCAATATACATTGTATTCGGTTTTTGCTGGATACATCGATAAATCATGACCACGGAAAAAACTTATTTTATTTTTTAAAATTTTCATTAATTGTTCTGAGTTTTTTATCGTTATGTTGTATTTTCCTTCAATGAAATCATCAATATTATCATCATCAATTTCTTCATCATCAATTTGTAATTGGAAATCATCTTTGAACTTTTTAACGTCTATGAGATTTTGTCCTTTTTCTTGTAATAAATTTGCTAGTAACGCTAGTTCGTTTGAGTCGTTGAAAATAGGCGTTCCAGACAAAAATATCACTGAAACATCCGTCTCAATCATTATTTTTAAGAATTGGTGATACATCTCGCCATTAGGACTTATAATATTTTGAACTTCATCGACTATCAACAACGTATTTTTATCAAAGGACATTGACGGTATAATATGTTTGACGAATCTTTGATAGGATACGATATTGAATACATTACGTAATTTTTTTTTAAAGGAGTTTGTATTATCATGATGATTTAAAGATTGATTTATACCACAAAGTCCGGTTAGTTCTTTTTCGAAATTACTTTTCAATGAAGCAGGTGTTATCGTTATTATTTTGCAATTATCACCATTCTTTCGATAGAATTCTAATCCTGCAGTGATCGCAGAACATGTTTTTCCTGAACCAAGGCCATGAAACAATAACAATCTATTTTGTTCTTGAAATTTAGTTCCAACATAATCTTTAAGATACTTTTGATGAAAAAAAAGTTTAAACTCTTTTTTCATTTATTTTATATAAATGTAATATATATGTTACGATTGTATGAAATACTTGTTAGTTTACCCAAAAGCACCAAGTAATTGCGAATATCAAGATTAGACTACATAACAATATTTCAAACAGTGTAAGGTATGATATTTATATTTTATAATTAGTTATTTTTTAAGACAATATGAATTATATTCTATTAAAAACAAAATTTTTGAATGAATTAAATACGGTTATTTTTTTCAACACATAGGATGGTCGTAGATAAAGATATTATAAGTAAATGCAGATTAAATGCAGATTAAATGCAGATGAATGGGCAGAAGTTTCAAACGCGACCAACAAATATATTATCAGAGGATTGACTCCAAATAAGAACTACAGTATTGGAGTGCGCAAAGTTTTTTACAGATACGACATATATAGATTCAGTTGGAAATTCGATTACAACCTCTGTTGCAACCATATAAAAAACATATTTTTTATAAAATCTTCAAATAATACAGGACAACTTAGAATCAAAAGTAATAATGCCTAGGTAGTTTCAATATTCCTATCGCTTGCATTTTTTGTCCAAAACACAAAACAACTCATTCGTAATATGTATGAGATCATTAAAGAAAACCACATCTATATCAGCTTTATTAGTTGTATTGATTATGATATTATTAATATTAAAGCAGTTTTTTAGAATTGACATTAATATACAGTACGACATTTTTAAATGTGGCATTTCGATAGATTGCAGATATCTACTCGTTTTTATAAGTGTTTTCAAACTGATATTTATTTCATTCAATGATATTGGACGAGTCATCAAAGAACTATGTTGTGTATCAATGCTATTCAAATACATATCTAATAACATCTTCATTTTACTCAAGTTATTCAAAAGGGATGTTGATGTGTATATGTTCATATATAATATAATCACAAAATGTGTTAAATAAAAAGAATGCAACACAAACTGTTTATTTAACAAAAGTATGGCTTTATTTGTACTTACGAACAACTATAGCAAAAAGAAAAAAATTGATTTTTGCTTGGTCGTGAGAATACTATATTTTCAAGATCAACATAAAGATGCGGAATGTTTCACTGAATAAGACTTATAACATCAATATGTCATCGGACTACTACATAAATAAGTATAGAACTAGCAAACAAAAACAAAAAATTCAAAACAAGGTTTCAAAACTTGAGTCAGCTTGTAAAATTAAATTGGCAGTGATTAAAACAAAATGTAACGGTAAAGAATATCACGATTCGTGTTTTGATTTATGGTGCGAAGTTGATGATATGGCAGACCAAATTATTGACTTGAAACAAGAATTGTGTAAATATGATAATTCAGAGTGATCAAATCTAATTCAATAATTATATGCATTACATTCACATAAAATACAATCGACCAACTCGTTACTATCAAGTAGAAGAACTATATTTTCAAATATAGTTGCGTTCAATTTTTTTGCAGACTTGATATTGAATTCATTGTTGTCGATATAAATGCAAGATGTCAAGTTTTCATTTTGAAGTTTTGTTTGTACATATTTGAAATATTCAGGATCTTCTTTGACATGGCCAATAATATCGGATGTAAAAATATAGTTTGGGTTGAATAATTTGAATAAAGAAATATTCATAGCATTGAATACTCTTATACAAAATATCAGTGGTAAGTTAGTACATAATATATAATCTATATTGAGTGTATTTTTTAGTGTAAGCAAGTGTTCAACATGTGAAATGTCTTCCTTTGTGATATATTTTGATATTTCGTCGTGTGTTAGCTTTGAAAACGCGTGATGATTATACCATCCTACCTATCTTTTACCATCCTACCTTCACTTGCATCTAAATCGCATTCGTGGTCATTTATTTTATTTGTAAATTTAAACCTTTTTAAATTTTTTGTGTACCATCCGATACTATGATCACCGTCACCCCCGCGATGCCATTCTTGGCCGTTTATAATATTTGTGTTTATTTGGCACGTTCCTGTGTCAATCGCACATTCATCCCTGACTGTAAGATTCATGCGCGCATTACCTCCATTTAGCGGTGGATGTATATTAATTCTTTCTCCATTCCAAAGAAGACTTTCGAGATTGATATCAGTATTATATCCGAACTCCCTAGGTTGAATATGAAACCGTGATCCATCTTCACGATATATCATTAGATCACAATCTGGCACACAATTTCTTTGGTTGGGGTGCGTCGTAGATCTTTGACCACTTGGACATCTTTCACAACCACGGCCTGGAACTACTTTTTCATACGTATCACATTCAATACATTCAGTTGCTTTTTCATTCACACTACCTTCACATTCTAAACATTTTAATCCATCTGTATTATATGTATTATTTGAACATTTTACACACATATCTTGATTTTCAGAAGGGGTTTCACCAGGTTTGCATGTGTAACAACTAACACTTCCAGCGTTAGAAACTTCTCCTTCTGGGCAAGATACACATTCTGGTTTAACAGTATTTTCTGTACTCATAAAAGTTCCTGCGGGACAATCAGCACATCCATCTTCACTTTCATTTAGTATGCTCCCGGGTTTGCATTCTGTACATTCTGTACTCATCGGTGGTGCAAATGTTCCAGGGTCGCACGGTGTGCATTCATCTTTATTTGCAAAAGTATTTTTTTGACATTTATTGTATTTCGTGATTCGATGTCCATTTGCTAAACTATCATAGATTGGTTCATTTTCTGTGTCAATCACAGCTCCAGGTGGAACTTTCTGACAGGCTTTATCTTCAAATAATAACGAGTCAAATGGACATTTAGCTGTTGTTTTTTCTGGTCTCGGACACAAATCAGCTTTGTCCAAAACCGAGGATAATGCTGTATTTTCGAAACAAATTCCATTTATTTCGTCTTGAATAATAGCACGTTGGTCAATTTCGTCTATTTTCCATCCTTTTGTATTTGTTTCACCCAATTTTGCCATATTAGATAAAGACGGGTATGTTATAATGTTGTCATTTGTTAGAGTTTTAATATAATCTTCTTCTCTAAAAATATAACCGCTATCTGTAAGTTGTATATAAGGACTGTGTTCTGAAAACTTAGACCCACCATAAACGAATGTTGAACATAACTCATCTCCTGTGTTATCAAAACTGATTATCTTATAATTTGAATCAGTTTGACGAGAGACGTTGAACTCATTTCTTTCAATGTCATCAAATATATATTTATTTTCATCATTTACATATGTGTTCTCAATCGTATCGCTACTTGCGTTAGTATATTTCACATGACAGTTCAAAAGCTCACAACCGTCGGTCAATTCCGTATTGGACGTATTCAAGCGTTTATGTGTTTTTTTACAAGGAATACATGTATTGTTATTTTCCTCTGACCTAAAATAATGCTCTTTACATACACATGTTTTCTGACCATTTTTGTCAATAAAATCAACATAGTTCTGTGTTTTAGAACATTCTAGCTTCTGACTGAGTACGTATGCTACAATGTTGCCTGATTTCAACGTTTCAAGTATATTAACATCCGAAATATTACCACCACCTAGGCCAGTTCCGGGTCTTAACTCCCCGTATAAACAGGGTTCTTCTTTTGATTCATCTTCTTTAATATTGAATTTATATAATACATGTTCCGAATTTATTTCTTTCACGTAAAAAACATGTGTATGATTCACAGTTAGTAACGAATTGGATGCACGTGCAACAGGTTTGGATGTATTGGTTTCTTCATCGTAAATATATATTTGATACGATGACGTAATGAATGCAACGGATTTTTTGTATTGACTTACACGCAATACAAATTCTCCATTTTTATAGCTTAAAATTGGTTCGTTTGAATATATATTATAAAGAGAACCTTTGGTCGTAATGTAATAAAGACTGTCTTGTTTGTACATATTACCAGATATAAGCAACGGTGGGTCTTGTTTTACATGGTCAATGTGTTCTGTATATACGATAAAACCTTCGTTGGGGGTGTATGAATATATTTTATTAAAGGTGGTTAGAATCCATATACCTTGTGCTCCATTGTAGGCGATTTGAATCAAAAACTCGCCAGGCGAAAAAACATCTGATGTATCAACTTGTGAATCGTTATTTAGATATAATTCGTTTTGTCTTAATTCATATGTGATTCCTTCCGATTCTAAATGTTGCACACTATCTAATTGTTCTGTTCTGAAAAATAGTTGTGTATCCACGATATCACCGTCCCTAGAACTATTATTTTTTGGATATAAGTAATTTACAGATGTATTTAGTAAGTTTTCTCCTAATTTTTTTTTAACATCGTACATTACTATATATGTATCTTCTCTATTTTTACTTTCTTCAGATACAAAGTTTTCTGATTTCATAAAATAAACATAATACAAGATGATAACAAGTACAACTATTAAACACAATATTACAAAATAGTTCATTGATATTATTATTATTACTGATTTTATTTTATGACAATCTGTATTTGATTTCTTTGAAATAATTCTATATTAATATTATAAATATGTCTGCATCTATTGTAATATCATTGTTGTTATTTTTTATCGTGTTCATTACTATTGTATTTATCATATCAAACAGGTTAAAAATGAAACACGTTACAAATGAACAAGATGAAATAAAACGTAATATTGAAAACAAAACAAGCGATAACTTGACTCATCTAAATCAAATAAAAAAAACACATAGTATTGATAAAAGTTTATTAAATCAACATATAACAACTAAAACGAACGAATTCCGAAGACTATATAATAATCTATATGATGTTGATGAAGAACTAAATGATAAAATGAATGAATCTCATGCATTTTTACATTCAAATATTAACGCTATTGTTTATGATTTGGAAACAAAGGAAACCCGTAATTCGAACAGAAACTCTGAAGTTGATAAGAAAATCAATGATTTAAATACCAAATCTGACGCTTTAAGGGGTGTGGATGATGCATACCTCGAACGAATAACTTCAAACGAAAACTTATTAACACAATACGGTACGTTAATTTATGATATGCAAGGAAATATTTCTGCAAATGAAAATCTTATTTCAAGTAATTTAAGTTTTGCAATGGGCAACAGTAATGCGATACTATCAACGGCAGAATATATTCGTCAAAGTAATGATCAACGATTTGTCAATCATACTCATAATTTAAATAGATTCTTCCATCTTGAGAACAACACTAATAATTGGGAAAACTATTCATTAGATGAATCAATAAATAACTATTATAATAGTCAAACGCAAGATTTGGGTACTCAATTCACTACAATGACAAATTTAATTGGTCGCGTTCATTCGAATGACTATTTCAGAGAGAACGCATACAATGAAGACAAACAAACACAACTTGATATAAATACTAATCAAAGTGCAAGCAACATTGATATGAATCAAAGAATCGATACAAACTTATATGAAACAATTGAAAATAGTATAAACATTGCTAGCAATTCTAGTAAGATAGATACACTAAATTTACAATATGATACATTAACAGACACTTTACAAAGAGTGGGAATTACTGACCAAACTGGCGAAAGTATGTCTTTAACCGAATTAAATAGCAATATATTGCATAATAATAGCAATATATCGCATAATGCTGAAATTATGAGTGAATTCAATGATAATATGGATAGTATGTTCACAACTCGATTCGCAGACGTACTCAGCGAAAATACATCGAACTTGAACCACAACGACCTTAAAACTAAAATTGAAGAAATTCAGTTTGATGATTTACTAATAAATAACTTATCCCTAACCGAACGCTTGTCAGCTTTAGAAGCAAGTTCTTCAACATCTTCAACAAATCAAATCAATCTTAACAACTATTTAGACATAGGTAGTCAATCAGCAACTATAAAAATGAATACAAATTTCGGCAACAATAAAGCTACATTCTCCGATTTTGCAAAGATACAAACTAATGAAGGAACAACTATTGAAGGGCATATGAATACTTTGTATCTATCAAAAAATCCAGAGCAGATCAATACCAAAGAAATATGTTTCGATACTGGTCTGTGTTTAAAAAAATGCGATAAGAGTGATGGGATATGTATCAATGGTAGTAGAATATGGGATTATAGTCAGGCAGCACCTCCTTCCTGAAAATTGCGTAAGTAATCAATGATATACGATGAAATCAAAACGTTTGTTTTTTAATATTTAAAAATTAAACTGAAATGAATAGAAGATTGTGGTGGGTTATATTTGTATTAATAATCTGTTGTATATTGATAGTAGTTTTAAAAAGAAAAAAATAATGTAGAACATTTGACTTTTGATGACGTTTTAGATAATAAATGTAAAAACACAAGAGATAATGATAATCATGATTACAAATGGGGGGGAGGAGTATGTGTAAAATCGGTTGAACAATGTGAGAATGATACAGTAATGTGTTACAATAGAGATGGAAACACTTTCTACAGTGATTCGCGGTTACCGTATCTTCGATTTACAGATCACTTAAATTGGTAGAAAACTTAGTTTGTATAAACAGAAAATTGATGTGAAACGAATATTTGGATATCATATCTATTTAAATGAAGGTATAGTCTATACGTTCAATTGTGTATATAAATATGACAATTACAATAAATGGATAAACTTTCGATCATTCATTCAAAACTTACCTTTACTGGGAATATAAGAACTGAAATTCCCGAACAAATTATGACTGTTAAGCACCTAAAAAATGATGATTGTGTCCTAGAATTAGGTGGGTCAGTCGGGAGAAACTCATGTGTGATTAACACTATTCTTTCAGATAAAACGAAGCATGTTGTAGTTGAACCTTCGAAAATAGAATTGGAATTACTTATAAATAATAGAGAAAGTAATAAATTAGGTTTTCTAGTAGAAAACTCGGCAATATCCAATATTCAACTGTACTCTAAAGACTGGTACACCTACGACACACCAGTAAATGGTTCTATACCAGTTAAATGCTTAACATATTCTGTTTTCAAGGAGAAATATAACTTACCTTTTAATGTAATTATTGTGGACAGTGAAGGTAGTTTCGTGAATATGATGAAAGATTCGATAGATATTCTCGATAACATAAGGATGATTATTATAGAACATGATTTCAACACGGAGGATGACTATGAATATTTTAAGAGAACACTTATCAATAAAGGTTTTAAGCGTGAAGACATATATTTAAAAAATGAGACTCACGGTCCAGGTATGAATTGGCCAGATGGATTGAAATCGGACCCAATTTTCGTATCTGTGTGGAAAAGGTAGAACTACAAACGAAACATTATTATGTTTTTTTTAGATTTCGTAAATCTGTGTAGAGTTTATGAATATTAAAATGTTTCATACAACATATTGATTATGAAACACGTGAAATTAAAAGACATAAAAAACAATTAATGATGCCGATATCAATAAACTGATAATCATCATGAGGTGAAAATCATTTTTTTATATTTAAAAATTAAACTGAAATGAATAGAAGATTGTGGTGGGTCATATTACTAATCTTGATAATTAGTTGTGTTTTGATAGTGGTGACAAAAAAACCAAATGTAGAACATTATACTTTTGATGACGTTTTAGATAATAAATGTGAAAATACGACAGCAAATAATGATTACAAATGGGGGGGAGGAGTATGTGTAAAATCAGCTGAACAATGTATTGCTGAACAAACAACAACATGTTATAACACCGATGGAACTTCTACACAACAAAACAAAGTACAAGACGACATAGGTGGTGGATGTAAGGCTCCGGAACGTTGTGTAGAGAGCCTATGTAATCCCGAAAACTGTGATACCATAGACTGTACGACGACGAATAATGGTTTGTGCACTAAAGGAACCTTTACAAATCCTCCAGATAGATGTTCGGAAGTATGCCCACATTATAGTGAATGTTTGGTTGATGAAGATGTAGTATATAAGTGGAAAATATCCGATGGAAAATGGAAAAAGTATGAAACTAAGATGAATTACGATACAAATGGAGATTGTGTAAGAAAATACTTTGATGGTTCTGAATGGAAGAAAATAGATAATAATTTTATAGATAATATAGTTGATGAAAACATATATTGTACTATTAACAACATAACAATTGCTAATGAGAATCAGTTTGAGAAAATAAATAATAAGATTGTTTGCAGTAACAATCCAAGTATAGAATGGAATGTCATTCAGCACTTAACAACTAATGAATTCAATAATAGATTACAAAGTAGTGATAATGCAAATAATATAATAGATTTAGTACATAATACAAATTCAACATGTTCTTTAGAATTAGAACCTATTAATCATTCAACGTTTTGTCCGGAACCGGAACCGGAACCGGAAGATACTTATACTCGTATTGATAATTGTAAAACAGCAGATGGAACAAATATTTACCGTAAAAATAATGACCAAAATTTTTACATCAGTAACGATGATATGAATTATGAACAAATAGAATCAGATTGCTATTATGAATGTCCAACTATAAATAGTGATACAAGTCCATATACTTATACAACAACCTATGAAACGACTAGTTGTATTGACACGACCATACAATGTTCAAACGTATGCAAGGATGATACGAGTGGTCCATATTATGAACTGAATGAAAATACATGTACTTGCAAACCTGCGAATATACTCACACGTAATGATTCTAATTGTTATAGACTTCCTGACTACAGTAATTACAATAATTATTCTTATTGTATGTCTAATGATAAATTGTATGAATATGTGGGTGGTACATGTTCATCAAGTGACGAGATAGTTTGTTTTAGCAAATTAGTGGATAGTAATAATACACCAGGTTTTACACAATTAGAAGGAGATAGCAATTGTTATAAATTATCTGATGAGACACAAGGGGAATATTATTTCAAATTTACACAGGGAGGCAGAACCTGTCTTGAAGGTGGCTGTGTGACTAGCCAAAATTCTATTGAGTTGGACCAGACTTGTGCCCCAGCAGAAACAGCAACTAACAATCAACCTACTAATCCCACAATAAGTTTAGTAGGTCAAACTAATGACAGTATTACGGTAAATATTAGCGAATTGGATTATGGTGACTATGCTAATGATGCAACGACCAAGACGCGAATTTTATATAAAAAATATCGTCAAGGAGGAATAATGATAGGATTTGATGAACTTGCAATTACAGAATATTCAAATTCAGTTTCTATTCCAGAATCAGTTCTTGTACGTAAAGGTAATCCTGATAGAGGATATATAGAATTACAAAATATATCTGAACCTGAACCTGAAATAACTATACCACGCCTAGCTTCTCATACAAAATACCTGGTATCTGTTGCCATAATATATAATGACTCCGTATCTACCCAAAGTGTTAAAACTAGTTATAGTGTATTTGGTTCAACTAAAATTATGCCTGATAAACCCACAAGTATAGTAGGTCAAACTCATAACAGTATTAGAGTACGAGTTCCCGAATTGAAATATGGTGACTATGCTAATGAAGCAACGACAAAAACACGAATTTTATATAAAAAAACAAATTATACACATGATATAGATTCAAATTTCAATGAACTTGCAACTACTACAAAATTTACAAATACACTTTCTATTCCAGAATCAGATCTTGAACGTAAAGGTAATCGTGATAGAGGATACATTGAATTAACTGATACATCAAATGAAACTGACATCACCATACCAAATCTAGATTATAATACACCATACATAATTTGTGTTTCTATAGTGTATGACAGCAGCCCATCTCAAACAATTTTAAGTGATGAGATAGAAGAAACAACAAATAAAAATCCACCTACTCATCCCACAATAAGTTTAGTAGGTCAAACTAATGACAGTATTACGGTAAATATTAGCGAATTGGATTATGGTGACTATGCTAATGATGCAACGACCAAGACGCGAATTTTATATAAAAAATCAGATTATAAACATATTAGTATTTTTTCACTTTCAAATTTCCATAATCTTGCAATTACTGCATCTCCCACAAATACAAATAGGGGATACATTGAATTAACTGATACATCAACTGACATCACCATACCAGATCTATCTTCTAATACAGAATACATAATATGTGTTTCTATAGTGTATGACAGCAATCCATCTAAAATAATTTTAAGTGATGAGATAGAAGAAACAACACTTGGAACACCACAACAACTAGACATACCAGCTCTGTCGTTTTCACCACCTTCGTCGTTTTCACCAGCTCTGTCGTTTTCACCATCTTCGTCGTTTTCACCACCTTCGTCGTTTTCACCAGCTCTGTCGTTTTCACCATCTTCGTCGTTTTCACCACCTTCGTCGTTTAACTCTCTTTTTTAATAGAGGCTAACAGATCTTCAGGGTTTTTATCACTTATCAATTAATTAAAAATTAAGGTTCAATTAATTAATGAAACAGAAAACATATTTAAACTTTAAAGACTGTTGAAATAAAATGTTTTCTTCACTTAATTTTGCAAAAAAAACATTATCAATCACATTTCCAAATAAATTAAACAATTCAACAGCGAAATGTAGTGAAACATGTATAATTCATTGTAAAAAATATGACAACGAAATAAAAAATGTTTCGAAGAATATATCAATAGTAGAAAAGAATTTAAATCATTTGCTACAAAAAAGCAAATATTGTAAGCCAGCTCCTTATGAAAGGGTGAAACATGGTCGCATTTTTAGCCCAGCTTGTGTTATTTACTGGGATGAAATAGATGAGTTATCTGCAATATTGTATGATCTGAGAAAAAGTTTGACAAAATTAGAAAAAGAACAGTTTGAAGACGCTGTATATCTTGGCTTTGACGATATTGAGAGTCGGTTTTATGATATTTGAAGTGATGGAAATGGTACAAAATGTGAATAAAAATTTGAAATTAGTTTAAAAAGCAAGTTTATAGAAATAACAATTAGAACAACACGTGAATAGTTAATTGTTTGATAAAATAGATGTGTGCACCTAAACGAAAAAACGATGTTCAAGGCTATCATAATGAATGTTATGTAACAAAATATAGGAAAACTGATGAGAACTACAGTGTATCTGATGAGAAAAAGAAAAATACCGATGTTGTAAAAAAAAACAAATATACAGAATATTTTTATATTGATTGATTCTTCACGCAATGATACAAATTCATTTTAAGTTAATTTAACACGAAGAAGAAACGGGTTACGTGTAATGGATTTCATGGAAAAATTATCATTAGATTTGCAACACCATATTTACGAAATTGTTTTAGAGTTACGAAAACCGAAAGAAATCAACAAAGAGTTGATGAGTGAAATTAGGAATCATAGAGGATTATTTTTAAATATTATAGATAGAACACCATTAGTGAATTCCACAAACTATATGATAAGATATCAACATTGGTCTATATTGTTGTGTAAGTTTGTATATGTATTAAATGATGGACATTCTATTAATTCAGGTTACATAAACGAGTATATTTTTTTACTTTTTAGTGATTTTACAAGAGAAGATATAAATGATTTGGACTTGATAACTGTATATAGGGTGTATGATAAAAGTACGTTGTATGAAATCATAAAAATATTGTTAAGAAGTTGGTATTTAATGAGTTCAACAAAACGAATACGTGTTCATTCATTTATATAACAATAAGATGATCAAGAACAATTGATAACATAATGATAATTATCAAACCTATGGTATTGTATACCCAATGAATAATATATAAATCTTTAATAAAAGTAATTGCAAGAAGTATATACGTGACAAATGCATGACATGTTTGATAAATGATTGAAAATATGGTTCCAATGGGCAGAATTCCAATTAATACGAGTACAACGTGTAATATAATGCCCGCGATTAGAATAACATTCATGGAAAACTTTATATAACAATTATTAAAATATAAATAATGTGACTTAAAATTTTGTTACACCGGTTTTCAATAATTGTATTCTTATTTTATTAAAAGTACAGATGAAAATGCAAAACTATTTGGATAATTTCATAGCATCAAAAAATCTTAAAATATGTATTGATAGTACAGACCTTAATATATTGATAGATTTCTTAATAAAACATTATTCAAAGAAAAAGCATCTAACGTCATTGCATCAAATGTCTAAATGTATTGATTTATTGCGATATATTATTGAAAATTATGCAGATGTTTCTGAACAAAAAGAACTGTTTGAAAAAGGTGATACTTATATACGTGATGATTTTGACAACATATATTTAAGTAAAAGTCAATGTATATGTGTATTTTAGTTTTATAAAATAGATTATTCAACATACTGACAATAACCTTGTTTTGAGATATTATCAAAATTGACCCAGTAATTTGGACTTTTTTCCCATTTCAAAATTGAATCTATTTTCTTGATTTTTTTAACAATGTTATCAATTATTTTTATTTAGTAGAATATTCGTCATGAAGAAGATTGTAAGTGATTTCACGAATAAGTATTAATGCAATTGTTCGTTCATCTTCATGAAGTGTTTGATATTCACGCATAGCCGATATGTAGTCCATGAGACCTCGTCTGACAGAAGCGTCGTCTTCTATTGATACTCCTATTGTAACATTATTGTTTTGGATATTATTCAACATGTGAATAGCCATCGTAAGATCACGTGTTTGGTCGGAAACGATATCGTATTTGTGCATGCACGGGACTCTCTGCAATAGTTGGTCATCTGTATATTTCTTATTCCATAGTTTTCTGTGGGAAGGTAAATTCGGGATTACATTTTCAGTATGATACATACGCCATATTGCAGTCTGTAACTCGATTGATAAATTTTCCATACTGAAAGCGCGTGTTCTACAGATATGTTTTGGAGTCATTGTGTAACATTAGTTTTATTTACTTAATTTAAGGAAAAAGTTTATAAATGTTTTTTTCAAATTTTATTTGATAAATATATGATGTAAGGTAAATAAAAAGGATATTAAATAAAGTAGATAATTGAATTATCTATTTCAGAAAAATAAAATGTGCCTCTTGTTGGATTTGAACCAACGATCTTTTCATTACAAGTGAAACGCCTTGCCACTTGGCCAAAAAGGCAAGTTCTCGCCTGCTTGAATCGAACAAGCAACCTAAAGATGACTTTAGGTCCATAAACATCTACAGTCTTCCGCTCTACCATTGAGCTAAGGCGAGATGACTTGGAGTACGCGTGGTCGTCAATGTCACGAAGCTCTTGTTCAAAGCCCTCCTGCGGAAGAAAGTATTCTCTAATGAAACAAATATTATATTTTTTTACACTTTACCGCGAATTATATATGTATAGCACAACGCATTTATATATGTTGTAAAAACTCATCTAACTCGAGCATAAGAATAGGCTCGCTGATGATGTTCGGCTTGACATAGGATTCCTTACATTTATTGATTATATTTGATTTAATAGTATGTGTTACCTTTTCCAAAAGTGGAATTTGTGTTTCTGTAGGTTCATATGCATTGTAAGCTTCTTTATGTTCTTCGTCAAAAGTGTTCAATGTGTTTTTTACTTCTGCAGATACAATGTTTGCGAGTTCGTTGCGAATCGCCCATGTGGGTTTTAAATCAGGTGTTGTATCGTCAATAGTGTCCAATGTGGATATCATACGCATGATTTTTCCTGTGCTACATACGACAACATCATCTTCTACAGCCGAAGCTAGATTATCTTTGAATATTTCTATCAAATCGTTATTATCTTTGATTTTATTCCAAATGAGTGAAAATACTTCTTTTTCACTTTTATTATATCTTGAGTGTTTTAATTCACTAAAAGAACTAATTGTTTTATTTATATTATTTTCATCGTCAGTGACATTAAGATTGATATGTTTGGCGAAATCGTTATAATCTTTATTGAAGGAGTGCGTTTGCTTTTGATTCGTTGTATCTAAATCTAAAACCTTTAAAATAGAGTTTGCAGTATTTTGTAAAACATGATCATGAACATTTTGAGTATCATTCACAATAGTTTGTTTTGGAACTGATGTCAATATATTTCTACGTTTTGGAACATCGTGTTTTATCTCATTGTCATTATCATTGGAAATATTTAAATCATCTGCAGATTTGGTATTTAAAACCTCTTCTTTGACCCAATTATCGTTCATATGGTATCCATAAGGAATAATATTAGATTCTTTCATTGTATCTATTGAAGAATCTAATTTGTCAAGAATATCAAAAGGTAATTGTGAATTGTTGGTTATATTATTGTATGATAATGTGTCAATATCATTGTAAGACATTGTGTGTAAATCATGTAAATAAAATTGGCACCATTTGTGCAATGAGTTTGATAGATGCATGTATCTTGATAAAATTTTAGTAGCGGTGATTTTATCTGCAATGACGGAAGGATGAATACCATACATATATATTTTGGATATCAAAATGATTCCTTCTTCATATCCATTCTCAATGGCAAATAGATAGTTATCAATTGCAGATGATGCATTTTTCATTTCATAGTAAATGTGTCCTATTCGGATGTAACACTCACCGATGTGTTTAGTATCAGTGGTTTTAGAAATACTTTGTTCAAATAAGTGAATTGAATGCTTATAATCTTGTGTTGCATCAAACTTACCATACTGGACGATATCTGCCAATGAGAAAAGTTCTTTCGAGTTTAGTTGTTTTTCATTTTGAATACTCGTTTTCACCGCGGATTTAACTTCCACTTCATTGACTTCATTTGAACGTTGTGATGGATACAAACTCATATATATCAAATATATCAAAAACAAAAAACATAAAAATGAAATAAACAAGAGATATCGCTTCATTTATTAATTGCTTTAATTATTATAGCTTTATTTATTGTAGCTATATATTTGCATATTACACAAATCGTTTGAATATAATCGTCAAATATCGTAACACGATTTGAATGTGCAAACATCTTCTAGATTTATTGATTCGTTTTGTCCAAGAACTTGAATGTCATTATTCGCAATATTTTTACATGAAACGATTTCTCTATCGCAATAAACTGTGGGTTTCACTGTAGATTTATCTTTATTTTCACATTGTTCATTATCGGGATTAAAATATGTTCTTTGATGCAATATAGGTGTGTATACGACATTATTTCTGGACTTTTTGAGATTATTAGGGTCAATGTAATAGGATTTAACATTTGTTTTACAATAATTATCTTTTAAGTTATATATTTGTTGCTTTAAAAAACGGTTTAGGATTCCTATGGTACTATCATTTAATTGGTCAAGTTCAATTACAACTGGATTGTGTATGAATAATTCAACAAACGTTTGTGAATAGTGTTTATGCATAATCCGTATAAAAGTTATTATAGCAATAATACTAATCCATATGAAAGATACATAATAAGTATTCATTTAATAATTAAAACATTATTTTTGTGTAGTCGGTATTTCCTGAAAAGTCAATAGTACCATTTTGTTTTTGAGATTGTGTTTTTTTTGTTATATTAATAAGTTTTCTTTTACTTGATGTGCTACCTGAACATTCATTGCTACTAGGGCCATCGTTTTTACACTTTTCTTTTTTCAAAATTCGAGTTCTCAGAATACTATTGATGATACTTAGTTGGGTTCCAACAACATTTACTAGATATTGTTCCAATGTGTTTCTGAAACTTTTATGATTTTCATGTGTAACATTGAAGATCGATAAATCGAACAACTCGGTAACATTGACATCATGAACAAATTCGTAGTCATCTGTGACTACGGTAGTGTTTAGCAGTGATTCGTAAAGATCAAAGTTTATCACATTATAAGGCTTGAGAATAGTTTCAAAAAGCATATCGAACAGGTTTTTGTAAATTTCATTGATATACTCCGTAGATAATGGTATGAATACATCAAAACACTCGTCCAAACCTCTTTCGAATACGTTAAAAGGAGCGTTTATATGTTCATATGCTGGTTTGATTTTATGGCAACGTTCGTTATTTTTTTTTGCTTTGTTATTAATCTCTTCTAATACGAGTAAATATTCAAACAATCCTTTTCTCATATCGGTAGTAATTTCTCGCGATGAGTCATTAGATAAATATTCAAAGTAATTTTCCTCGAAATTCATATATTCTTTATTAAACTTATTTTGGTCATGAAGTTGTCTAATAAAAACTTTAAATATAGTTTTCTGTACTTTTCGTTTTGTGGCTATGTCATTTTTACGTTGCGTAGTGTTTGTCTGTGTTCGTGTTTCTGAAAATAAATCATCATTTACTGGCACATTAACAATGTCCTCTGTCATATGTTCATTAATAGGATTTTTACATGTAATTGATATTTTAATTAGAAATAATACAAATATTACCAAAACTAATTTGACAACTTCAATTGAAATATCTATCATTTGAATATATAGATATTTTTTCCTAGATTTTATGAAACATTTTGTTCATTATCAATGTCATTATCGTTACAAATATTACAATATAAGCTTTCAAAACATATTTTAATGTATAATCGTACGAAGTTATGATTTCATTATGTTTCACATTTTTAGTATTTGTAGCAAAAATATAGAAGAACAAATACACTATAATATTTAACGCTATTTTCAAAAATTGATACATTTTGCACTTTTAATATAAAAAACATTTAAAAGTAATTTGATACAGAATATTAAACAAATACAATGGCTTCTTCTCTTTACACTAAATTCCTTAAAAACTTTCAGAAATTTACTGAGGATTATAATAAAGAAATTCTCGAAAAACTATCCGAACTAAAATTTGATGATGAAACCCAGAAGAAGGTGGAGGAAGTGTTGTCTTCAATGGTATATAAGCCTGATTCATCATCATCAAAAAATGTAGTAAAGAAGAAGCGTGAGCCCACTGCATACAATCTATTCATGAAGGATATGATTAAGAAACTCCGTGAAGAACATCCAGATATTGATAAGACTGACCTTATGAAACGTGGTGCGGAGGCATGGCAGGCGCAAAAGAAGCAAAAAACTGATGATACTACACCAAAGTCAAAAGGAAAAAAGTAAATAAAATTTGAATATAATATGAAATTTGTATTATACAAATAAATAGATAAATAAGTATGTTTTTTATCCATCATTTTCCGACATCTACATATTATGGAATAACGGAAAATAAGAGTTTAGTGACAAATAAACTAGTTGGTTTCGAACAGCATAGAGATGCTTTACGAGTTAGTAAAAGTTTATTGACCTACAAAAAAAAGAATCATTCATTTCCGAAAACATCAAATAAGATATTTACGTTACCTGAACACGAACTTGATGAATTTAATAGTCAGCAGTCTTTTTCAATAAAAGAGCATTCATTTGATAGTTCTTTTGTTGAAAACTTACCTTTATATAATTTATCATTTGTATATGTACGATATATATCGTATGCGGGTGACGAAATAGTGTATAATTCATTTGATTCGACTGGAAATTTTCACATTAAAACGTTGAATAGATTGCTATATGATTTTTAAAGACAAATGTAGCATTTAAGCATTTAAACATTTATTTTTTACTGAATCATATTGACAACGTTTTGTAGGATCTTGGTGTTTAGCGCGCACTTTGCAAGTAGGTTTAGGTAATTCGGAACAGGGTTTGAGTGGTCTTCCGCGTGTTTTTGGTTTCTGTTCTGTTTGTGGCATTGATGATTTTGGTGCTGGTTTTTCTTTTATAAAATCAACACACACGTTTTTTTCAGAATCATATGTACAGCGTTTGGATGGGTCTTGGTGTTTAGAACGCACTTTGCAAGTTTCTTTTTTTAAATCGCAACAGGCTTTTAATGGTCTCCCCCGTTTGGTTGTTTCTTTGTTTGCGTCAGGTTTAGATGAGCTTGCCTTTGGTATTGCGTCAGGTTTAGATGAGCTTGCCTTTGGTATTGCGTCAGGTTTAGATGTGCTTGCCTTTGGTGTTGGTACAGGTTTAGATGTGCTTGCCTTTGGTGTTGGTACAGGTTTAGATGAGCTTGCCTTTGGTGTTGGTACCGGTTTAGATGTGCTTGCCTTTGGTGTTGGTACAGGTTTAGATGTGCTTGCCTTTGGTGTTGGTACAGGTTTAGATGAGCTTGCCTTTGGTGTTGGTACCGGTTTAGATGTGCTTGCCTTTGGTGTTGGTGTTCTTTCCTTTAGGTGAGTACATAAATTAGCTGGAATTTCATTATTTAGATACAGTTTTGAGATGATATCGTAAGCGTTTTTCATTTCTACAAACATTTCATTGCATTCTGGTTTTCTTTGTGGCGAACACTTATCAGGATGATTTTTTAAAGACCATTTTCTGAATTTAGACTTATTAATAATTGGACCATCGGTAGCTTTACATAACTTTTCTATTGAATTCATTACTGGATTTATTACTGGATTTTGAGATGTATTCATTTATTTAAAAAAGACATTATTTTTTAATATAGTTGTCATAAAATGTGTGATTCAGAATGTAGTATATGTTTAGAAGATGTTACAAATAAATATCCTGTTTTGAGTTGTGGCCATATATTTCATTACGAATGTATTAATGAATGGAAAAAAATAAGCAAAAATTGTCCTAATTGTCGTAATTCACTATCTTCATTAATTAAGAATAAACGCGCAAATCGTGAAGATTTGACACAAAACATTGAAATTATTCATAAAATAATTAAAATAATTTTCAAAAATTCATTATTAGAAACAAAAATATGTATTGATGGAGAATATATTTTATATGAAATTTTGATGGATGAATATTTGATTCATATTAATCGTGTGCATATTTTATATCGCGGATTGTTGTATATGATAACGATAACTAACTACAGTGTGAAACCAGTATTCGTGTGTTGTATCAATACAAAAAAACATGATTATGCGCTAAAAGTTTTTTTTCATACTGGGGATGCATATATGATGCATTTTCAGGTGTAATTTATGTAATTCATCTTTCATGTATTCATTTTTAATTAGTCGGTAGTACATAATTTAAAACAAGCATTAAGTTTAGAATGTGTTTTTTTTATCATATCTTTGCTTCTAGCTGCAAACACATATATATCAATCAGAGTTTCTCCAGCTTGTTGTATGAATTCTAGAGACTGTTGAACTTCACTGTCACCTGGTGATAATCTATTAACAATTTCAGATAATGTATTCATTACAAGTTGTTTTTTTTCAAATCCACGTAATTCTTTAAATTGGTCAACTAATTTCACAACATGTGGTAGAATCCTTATGATACCTGTCGTACTTAAAACATTGATATCAGAAACTTCTGCTAAAAGTTTTTCCACCGTTCCGTTTATTTTATCATTAATCATTTTTTCTTTATAGAGATACATTTATTTTGTGATAGATGTCAATGCATCATAATTTTTCATCATATCATAATGCAACGTATCATCAATGGGTTCAGTCGTCATCCTATTATTCTCATCATCAGAATGTTCAACAATATTAAATGAAGCGTTTGAGTTATACAATGAATGAATATATTGTTGTTGATTGTACAATATTTTGTCATTAAAATTCACAGCATCTATTAAGTTATTCACTTTGATTTCATCAATAGTATTTGTTTCTTGAATAGACTTCAATGTTTTTTTGTTTTCATAAACGAAATAAAATAGTAATATTATTAATGTTATTAGAAAAATACAAATCAGAAATGTAATACTTTCAATGTCCATTTTATTAATACGAAGAAAGTTTAAAAAATAAATCATATACTGTATTTATGAAATGTATGGTAAAGAGTTATAAGAATTAATGGAATAAAGATGAAACCCCATTTTGGTGATGTATCAGAGTATCCAAACAAGTACAATATTTGTATTATTAAAAATATAAGTACGATAAATAAATATAAATAACTCCAATAGTTTTTTAGTAAGATTTTATAAAAAGCTTTATTATCAACTGCATCCAAATATTGTTGATAGTTATTTTTATCAACATATTCTTTAGTATTTACTGCGAGTTCTGGTTCGTAAATATTATTTGCGCTATTCCAATAGTGTGCAACTAATTTTGATTTATCTTTATTGATTTCTCCACACTCTTTGACAACTGTTATCAATGCATTCAATATGATAATCAAAATATTTACTAAGTTTTTCCCTACGGTTCCAAAAAAACCGTCGGCACCAGGGTGCAACTTGTACGGTTCAATTGGTGCCAAGCTAGAATCATCATATAAATTGTATTCATCGCTATCAAATTCGTCATCACTCATACCTTTATCTCTCTATTACAATATTACAATACAATTTTTACCCTATCATTCACGTGTTTCGATTTTTTATTTAATATTGGTGCTTGAATATCAGTACGTGATGTGAACTGTTTGACTTTCATGGTTAAATCATTTAATGCATAAATATTCAAAATAGAAGTTAATTCACTTAAATGCGAATCAATTTGTTGTGATATCGGAAATAATGTATTCGTTTCCATTATTTTTATGATTGACAAACGTTTAATTAAGTAACAATGTGTAAGCATGAATCTATTAACAGAATAATAATTTTTAAACTCAATGCATTCTGTGCAGATGTGACCAAGTAAAATTATATCCCAATCAGATGGTATATATTTCAATTGTTTTTGAATTGTTGCATTTATGTGTTTTGGAATCTTAGCATCATCTTCAAGAATGAGTGCATATTCAGTATTTTTTTTTAATATATGCTCCCACAATTTGACGTGCGATAAATAACATCCTATAGCACCCTTCGTGAGTTGATAATGTTTTGTTCTGAAACCGGAGTTATCAAGCTGTTTTAATTCATTTCTTGCCAAATCTGTAAGAGGTATATTATTCACATTTAAAAGCGAACCGTCTATAGCATTGAATTTTATCAATTGTTTATTGTAAATGTCTGACTTTCCATAGTATTTCATAAATTGTTTATAGCGGTCAGGTCTTCTCTTTAGATTTATAAGATATATATCATACTCTGGTGTATTAACATTAAGCCACATATACATCAAACAAAGTACTACAAATGAAACTACAATGGTTATAATCAGATTAGAATAACGTTCAATCAAACTGCGCATTTTTTAATTTATAGTATAATATATTTATACACGAACATTTCGTCATATTATAATAATTACAATTCGTTTTTATACAATAGGTAATGAATATTTAAATTTTCTTTTCTACCAGGACGCTGTGCTCTTCCTATAACCTGCTTTTCAATCTGACTGTCAAATTTATGAAACATTATTAAATCGGTAGTATTTTCAAGATTTAATCCACTACCATATGATTTGCAATTAACTAATAAAATATCAATTGGTTTTTCAGTATGAATCATGTTTTTGAAGTTCGCAACAGTAATATTTATGTTATTTCCTTTAAGAAATGCATATTTTATATTCATTTTGTTCAAGATATCCTGGACTCTATCAAAAGTATTGTCAAATTCCGAAAATATAACTATTTTTGGACGTCTTTTTTTTTCTTGTTCTCGTTTATAAATGATGTGTAGAAGAGTTTCAAGAGTTTCATATTTATCCTTCATTTTTGATACATTTGATAACTCCATTTCATCATTTGTAACTACATAAAGGTCTTCAGAACAAATATTTCGCTTACATAAAGGGCATGTTGATTTTTGTTTCTGATTTATCCATTGACAAATACAATGAAAACAAAATGAATTATTACAACAGGTTGTTATTGTTTTTTGTTTGAAATCATCAAAACAAATATTGCATTGTGCGCTTTCTACTATGCGGTTTTCAAGTAGTTGCAGCTTTTCTTCTAAACTTTCAACATTTTTTTGCATTGTACATAAACGTTGATTTTTAAGTTCATCTGATTGAAATGTCATTTGAGATGTTGAATTTATTTTTATTTTTAAGTTGGACAACTCAATATTCAAAGTTTCTTTTACTAAAGATACAATATATGTTTCAGAACAGACTTTATCCTTATTTAAGTATGAAATAGCTGTCTTTACGTCACCAGCGTTTAATGAATGAATAATATTTATATTTGTGATCCCCGACAAAATATTGATTTCTGTATTTTCGCAAACGTGAATCTTTGTTATCGGCTCTACTAACTTGAAAGATTCATCAACAAATGTGTCTGAACATTTTATGACCAATTTGTTTATATATTTGATATGTTCAGTATTATATAATTGTTTTATTATAGACATGAATATGTTTTTGATGAATGAATTATTCTGAATTCCGGTATATATGAGGCGACCATTCCAGGAATTGTCAGATCTTGCATATCCGGGATAAGGATGCAATACATTTTTGTAAGTTGCTGTTACGCACCAAGTAAAATAGGTTGGTATTTCTTTAGCACATTCAATTCTTACAGAATCTACTTCATCGAATACACAACGATTTAAATGAATTGAGTTACTCAATATAAAATCAGAAAAATATCTATAAAAGCTATTGGAAACAATTATTAAATTATATTTTGTATATGTCTTTTTGTATTCTTTCAAGGATGCTTGAGATGATATTACCATGAAAATGAAATCATCCGAGAAGTTAGAAACGTATTCTTTCCATTGCTTCAATAATCCAAAGGAACAAACAATTACGTTTGTATTCAAATATTCATTGTAAGTTTTTTGATGAAATTTGAACAATATTTGACCCATCCCAACACTTTGGTATATGATTTTGCGAACTTTCGGATTCGGATTGGCCAAGAAAAGTCCCAACACGGAATAAGACTTTCCGCTACCAACTTTGTCACCAATTATACCAACTGTAGAAAATATATCACTCAAGAGTAAATCATCGTCAATATTTAATGTTCCATTTTCGAGTTCAATGCATTTTGATATTAATGCGTTTTGATGATTTTTTAATTTGATTTTACAATTTATATCATGCATTACATCACCTCCTGAAATGATTTCATCAACCGTATATGCATCTTCAAATTCATTCATCAGATATTTCGTATAACTAATATGAGTTTATGGTTTAAGTACGTATAAATAATACTTTGATATGATACTTTGATATAATTCTATTGACCTAACTAACTATTATTGAAAACACTTTTAAATCATTTTGTGATATTTTTTAACTTATTACTCATTGAAATGATAGTGGAATACAAACCAACTGTGAGCATATTCCAAGGAACACAATTTGTAATGAAAGAAATTGAAAACATGATTTCAGATAATGCACGTATTGCGCGCAAACCGTCTTCTTTATACAAGAAAAACTTTTTGTTTGTCATCTTGTTCGCAATGATACCACCGTAAAAAGATATAAATGCCGATGCAATGATATAATCAGGTATTACGTATTGAGTGAAAAAGTTGTTTTGTGATAACTGCATTTTAAATTGACTATCCGCTACGTACAATAATCCTAAAAACATCGCCATGAAAATCGCTTCCGCAATTAAAGCTAGATATACAAAATTAGTCAGTTTTGGTGGATTCTCATCATTTACAAGCACCTTCTCCATATAGATTTGTGACATATAGTTTTTTGCAATGATCAAAGATGTATAGAAGAATATCATGCGCATAACTTTAATCCCAAATAAACCAGAATACATGGTACTCGAAACCATATTTATTTATACACAATAAATAAATATTATGAATGATGTAAGTTCTACAGGTATTTATGTATCGTATGGTTACCAACTACTTGGAACTACTCCACAGCAAAGAAACATAGTAATAGTGCTTTTATCAATCTATATAATATCATTAATAGTTACTATAGTGAGTCTATTAAAAACAAAAAAAAGACAATATAATCCCATTCAAGTTTATTATATTATGATTACTGTTGCTTGTATATTGTTTGCGATAATCGCCTCTTATCTGCCATACATACTCAAGAACATTATTCAAAATGAAACAGATTATCATGAAACTTTGAAATATATATGCATGTTGTATATATTTTTAATCACACCAATTTTACTGCGAATATTATTTACAACTTTTGGGAAAAAGAATCCAAAAACGAAAATAACGACACTGTTCATACATCCATTGTACTATTTTCTTTGGTTCATTTTAATATACGGAATACAAAATACAAATGTATTTACTAGAATTCCATATGTAGGGTTCTTATTTAAAGCCATGAAATTTCAATCGATTGAAAATTTGCTATTTTTCGAAATAAATCTGATAGTAGTAATCGTTTCACTATTAGCGTATATTTTAATGTTATATATTTCTGAAAAATCAAGTGGCACAGCACTTTCAATATTATGTAAAAACAATTTACCAGAAAAAGACGGAGTTGCAAAAATGGATTCAAAGTGTTATCACACAATATCGGTCGAAAAAATGTTTATACCCTTCTTTGTAACTTCGGGATTCATGTTTTATAAGTTTATATGGGTTCCGTTTTTGAACTAAAATGAATAATGTATGGTCATAACTATACATTGTGGATTATTTGTAAATTATAAACTATTGTTATATTGAAATTTAGAATCTGAAAATAATTAATATACATCATAATTAAAAGAAATGAACAATACGGAGCATTCTGATAAAATCACTATCTATATATATTTCACCTTTCTGATTGTTACGATATATTATATTTATTATTTCATCACTAAATTTGAAAAAGAAATAAAAGTGAGAAAAATATATCTTTTCGGAGAACAAAAGTTTTCTTCAAATATGATATCCGATTATGACAGTAATATTTATAAAATAAGCAATCAACCTTTGTTACTGAGTTTTGATTCTGCTGAAATATTGTCAAATTTGTATATCAATAAAAATTACAAAATAAAAGGTTTTGGAGTTAGAATCCCATTTTTAGGTTTATATAAACATATAATTCAAACACAACCTTTAGACAACTGAAAAACGTTTGTCACAGTTCAACTCATTTGATTTGAACCCATATATTGTCATATGTTTGTATTCAGAACAAGGTATTTCGTTGCTATTATATGGATTGACTATATTTGTACATTTTCCTGATTCTGATTCATACTCGCATACTCTTTTATTTGTATCCATCGTGCATTCTTCTTCTGTTAGGCTATCACATTTATCAAATGATTGTGTACAACTTGCCTCGGCTAGCAGACCACATCTTTTTTCAAGTTGACTGACACATACACCATCATCATCACAATCATATTTTTCATGATAACAACATTTTGTTTTATTATAACTTTCTTCATCAACTATATGTATATGTTTCATCATGTGTAAATATGTTTTTGTGGAAAGGACGGTAGTCATCATTAAAATGAAGAAAACAAAAATCAAAATATAAATCATTCTATTACTATTTATTAATAAAAATATTAAGATTGAAATGGTGGGTAATATAATTATTCATTGGAAACAAAGAATAATAATCAAAACTTAGCATATTCACAATCACTGTAGCCTAAAACATCTAACAGTGGTTTTGCTTGCTGAGAAGTATTGTTAGGTTGCACTTTATTTTGATTCAATGGCATTTCTGTTTCTTCACTTATAGTTTCAGCTACAGGCACTTGTGATTTAGATTCTTCTTCTACAGGCATTTTTTCGGTGTTAGTTGGCATGACCTCTTGTACATTTTCAATAGAAGAATCTAAAACATTTGTTTCTTCCAAGTCATCACCTGAATATCCAACTACTTCATCCAAGAAGTTCTCGCGAACACGTATCCCTCCTCCACAACTACACATGAGAATAATCACAGATAAGAAAATCACGGCAAGAATCAACATATGATTTGAAATCATTTATTATATATAATAAAATTTATTGAATGTGACTAAAGATTATTGGATTATCACCATTTTTTAATCTGTTTTTTATAATTGATTGTTTGGATACATATGTACCCAAACATATTTCACTGTACATTTGTTTATTATTTATCTGTTTTTTCAATTTATTTATAATATACTGAATTTCTCTGTTATATTTAGTATTTTTTTCAGAAAATAAATATTGATAGGTATATAAGTTATTCAACAAATAAAACACTGATATAACTGAAATATTAGAACTATTTTGTTTCACAGGTAAAGTGCTTATACATTTTGATTTAACTATTTGAATACTTAATAATTTGTATCGTTTCTTATTTAACGTAACATAATATATTATTTTTTCAAACAAGAATGTCGTTTCTTTTTTTGTTTTTTTGGTATAGGGTATTCTCAAAATCGTCAGCAATTCGTCTATTTTTGAACAGAAGTCTGAATCGTTGTTTATCATGCAGCTTATATATGCAAATTTTGCGATAGTTTCGTGTTTCCACATGTCTAACCCCAGAAAATAACGTATAGCTTTGATTCCAATAAACGGGAGATTGTTTTCTATTATTAGTTGCATGAATTGTGAAACAAGACTATTCAATTGTGGAACATTAGACGATACAAAACTTATTTGTTTTTTAGATGTTGTTGAGTTCTTGGTATTGTTTTCCAACACAACAACTCGTTTATATACTTTATTCCATCTAAACATAGATGAAAGAGGCATACATAGTTCGATGTATGCATTAGCTTTAACCAGTTCAATAGGTGCAACTAAGAAATTATCTATTCTTGTACTTTTATTAACTAATAGTTTGTAATCATTTGTTTGAATATCAGTGAAATCTGCAATATCGTTGAATTCCCATGATAGTTTGAATGTATTATCGTGAATAGCTTTTTTGAGGAGAACATAATTATATCCATTTTGTTTCAATTGTTTCGCAAATTTTAGAGCAATTTTTTGAGCGTTTGAAATGTATCCGTCAAAGTCGGGTATATCATCGTCAGTATATATCTTTGATTTATCATCTAGATACATATTCATAGCTAAACCACCATATATGACGACATTCTCCTTAATCAAATATTGTTTTGTTATGTCTAACACACTATTTAAATAATCTTTCTTCACTATTTTACTGTTTTTTTCAAACTCTATATACATGTCTTCTATATGATTTGATATTTCATCTTTGGTAGATTTAGTCATCATATTAACTTAATAAAATATATATATATATCTAAAAACATAAAATGATGGGAACAGAACTTGATACAGCGTATTTTGATAGCAGTTTGGATTTGAAATCAGAAAATTTATCAATTAATAATGTAATACAGCAACAGTCTGAAAACAAAACAACTCAAAATGATATATCTGAACATCCAAAAATAGTAGGTCCTGAATATATACGCGATTTTAGTTCTATGGACAAATCACATTCAAACACCATCGACGAGTTAAAAAAACAACTTAAATTTCAGCAAGAACTCAATATAGCATATCAAAAAGATGCTGCGACTTTATACGATCGTTTCGCATCGAAGAAAAAAGATGTCCTAAAACTGCTCGCAATCTCTTTAACAGTTTTACTAGCAATTAGCACTAATTTTGTAATGTCTGATTTAATTAAGAAGTATTTGATGAATAATGATTTCAATGACACCAAAGAAACTATCATCAAATTGATGTACCCTTTTACTACATTTATGCTTTTGTGGTCAACCAAAGTATTCAATAAATAAACATACTTAAAGATACTTAAACGAAGATATGATTTTAAAATCACATCACACTTTTACGATATCTAGAGTTTATATTTTGCTTCAAGTTTCTTTCACAAGACTTATCAGTTTTCTTTTTGTTCGTAAGTTCAGACAATTGATTGAGTTGTTTCTGTAAATGTAATATTGTTTTTTGTAATTCATCGTTATTCATTTTCTATTATTTTATAATGATTAATTAATATTTACATAATGATCGAACTATTTTTAGTTGGAACATTAATATCTGCATATAAACATATTAAGTTAATTGATAGAGAATTTTTAGACAAATCTAATAAAACTTTTGATAGAAAAATGTACATATTAGCTCATATTCATAACATGATATCAACATTATTTATATTCGCCGTTATTTTATACATATTGATGGCTTTATCAATGTTATTAAATTACTTTAAATATGAGTACAATACACAAATGATTTTAAGTGTGTTTGAAAAACATAAACACTTGAAGAAATTTCATACTCAGTTTTTACCGAATATGGTTAAGGTGATTGGATATTCATCAATCGTGCAAGTTCTTTTCGTATTACTATTAATGCTAGTGAACCATTTTAATCAAGTGCGCACAAAAGAGAAAGCTAAATTTGAGTTTATATTATCAACAATTGTAAGTTTTGTATCCATAGCAATAATCATTATATATGTAATATAATGTAATAATGTTTGCATTAATATATTTTTTGATTTACATAATCGTATCGTTGATATATTTGATAGATTTGCTAAAAATAAACATAGACCCAAAAGGATTTAGTACTTTTTACAAACGGGAAATAAATACTACTTTGTTGAGCAATATTGTAATTCATCCATTTTACTTAATTGGGCAAGGATGGATAAAACAAATGAGGAAGGTAGATGAATTGTTACGTGAAAACTTTGATGTTGATTCTGTAGTAGGTTTTTATTTGTATGTGTTATTGAAATTTGTTTTGATTATATGGACATTTCTGTTTATATACGGAATCTTACAAATTATCGTAAATTTAGGTAATGATGATTCAATAAATTCGTTTCATGACGTTGGAGTAGCACGATATATGACATTATTTATGTGTGTATTTACCGTAGTTGCGTGGTTTTGTATGACATCAATTGTGAGATCATTTTTACGAAAGACGAATACGTCTGGTGAAAGAATGACAGAAAACACGATGGCTGTGTATGTTATACTCCTTACCTTGGGTTTATTAACTGTATATTATTTGATCATAATGAATATAGAAGGTGGGGAAACAGGATTAGAAAAACTTATTATGTTTGACGCCATAGAAGTTTTTATGCTCAAAACTTTTTACGAAATCGTAATGATACATATGGGTATGTGTTTGTTTTTTATAGTAATTAATTCAATACGAAAAACATTTTTCAAATCCAAGACGATGGATGAAAAAATGAACAACAAGAAGATGATAGTTATCGCTTTGTTTATGAACTTTGGTCTGTTTGGGTTTATCAAATTAAAACGACGCTTTTGAGTTTTGAGTTGTAATCAATAATGTTATAGAAAACCAACTAATTATTAACATATTTAGAATTATATTGGAATTATTTACGTATGCCCACTTAAATTTCAGCGCATTTGCGAAAACAATGGTAGTGAATATATTCACTAGAACACCAACAATCAGGTTTATTTCTCTAATATTTTTTTTATTGATAACTTTTTTTGTTTTCATTTTCGAAATGATATATTTAAAAGTTAAGTTATTTATAACACTTACTAAAAATACGGTAACAGCAAACTTATAAAAGATATTAATTTTAAATGTATATTTCAGTCTATCAACAAATGAGTTCCATTGTAATGTTTTTAGTTTTTGTTCAACACAAAACTGTTCTTGAATAAATAGAACGTCTGCCAAAAATATTAATAATGGTGCAATAAAATATTCGGAAAAGAATTCAGTAATATCTGATTGAAATAAGGCTTGGTTTTTAATGAAAATGGTTATAAATGAAACAATTGAGTTTATAAATATTGTTTTAAGGGTCAGTTGTTTGCTCATAATAAATCTATGAACTTTATCATACATTGTTATTCTACTTTACATAAAGAGATAAAATACTTCTGTTTGGATCACTCGTTTTCAGAAAAAGAAAATGATGGTAATATTTTAGAGTTATCTGTTTCTTCTAATAATGTTCCAATGAGAGACGTTTGACTCATTTGATCAGATACATCACATGTTTCAGAATAGCAAACTGGTGTGTACTTTTGAGGTACAGACCACGACTGGTCTTTCAAAAGGGTCAAATCTTTATTCATATTCTTATAGTTTTTACTTATTTCACAATGATATTTCAATTGTTCTAGATTGCGTTTTGCAATTTTATCGGACAAAATGTGTTGGTTTTTTGTTAGTGGAATAGAATCACATTCGTTTTGTTTTTGTTTGTGTTCTTTTAATATAAGTTTTACACCTGATTCGGATAAATCATTCGTATTTGGACGCTTTATATCTAATGCCAAACATTCAGAAATAGTAATTTGTGTATTATCATTTTCATTCTGTGTTGAATCTGTTGATGTTTGGTTACTTTCTTCTTCATCAACAACGAATTCTTCTATGACAACATCAGACGATACTGTTTGCTGGGTTTGTGGTGTAACCACTTTGAAGTGCGTTGTATCTGGTAAGTCTTTTTCTAATTTATGCTTGAATATTTCGATATATTCTGGAGTTTTCTTGACATAATTGATAAAAGATGTTTCATCTTTGTTTAGTTTATTGTATTTTGAATATAAAAAGTCCATGAATTCAGAATTGAAAGAATGTTGTGGTATATTATTCTCTAACATGATGTCGAACAGTTTTCGTTCTTCGCTAGCTGAAGAAGTATTTGCGGGAGCGAGATGACTGGTATCATTATTATCATTAATGCGCGCATATTCTTCAGATTCTTGTATATTTTTGACGATATCTTCTATCAAAATACGTTCATTTTTAATATCATTGAAATTTTTATTTAGTTCATATTCTTCCGGGTCTCTATTTAGTAATAGTTGATAGGTGTCAATGATTTCAAAATAGATACTTTTATCGGCAGGGGATATATGGAAGAGTTCATCTTGTTCTTGAAAAGTTTCAAGAATTTTTTTTTTCATAAACATAGTATTAACTTTGCAAAAAAAAACTAAAGCAGATAAAAACATGATTATACATGCTATAGGTAATATGTATTTATTCATATTTTATATGATATCATATTTATTATGTGATAAATTTGGTATTAATTCCCATACTTTGAATTTCTTGGAAAAGTAGTTTGCTTGCAAATGGAATTCTAATTTCGCAAAAGTTTGTTTTATTGTTGCACACATGACATATATATATATCGTTTGCTGGATTAACATTTCCAATATTTCCACAACGTTTGCATACAAATGTCCTGTAATTGTCAGAACATTCGACAAAACGTTCTTTCAAAAATTGTGAAGTTCCATGAGCCCAATTACATTCAACTTCCATTTCACCCAAACGAAGACCACCATCTCTTGCACGCCCTTCAGCAGGTTGTCTAGTAAGTAAAACGACTGGACCATTACTATTTCTTGAATGAATTTTATCACATACCATATGTTTAAGTCTTTGATAATATGTAGGACCGATGAATATTGAAGTTTTAATTTGTTCACCTGTGCGTGAATTGTACATAATTTCATTTGCATGTGGTTCCATATGACATTGGTCGCGTAAAACAGAACTTATTGTTTCTACAGATAGATTTGTAAATGGTGTTGCGTTGCCAATGGACCCAAGATTTATACATGCTTTACCCATTAAGGTCTCGATTAATTGTGCTATTGTCATACGACTAGGAATAGCATGTGGATTAATAATAATATCAGGTACTAACCCAGATTTTGTATAGGGCATATCTTCTTGGTCATACATGATTCCAATACTTCCCTTTTGTGCATGATTACTACTTACTTTATCTCCAATAGTAGGTTCGCGAAAATTACGAATTTTTATTTTTGCAAAGTTGTACCCATCTGCACTTGAATTAGTAAAGTAAATGTTATCAGAACAACTCATATCAATATATCCGTTTTCATTCGCTTTCATAACCACAGAGTTGTCACGGTGTGACAGTTCTGTACAAGTTTTTCGCGGCATACATTTACCAACAATAACATCTCCTGTTGTTACATATGTATTTTCCGGCACGAATCCATTGTCATTTAGTTTATTATAGTTTTGAGGCTTATTTTTAAAATTTCCAATGTTATTCGGATTACAAAATATTTCTTCCTCTCCAGAAGACAAATTTTTATTACATTGTTCTTTAACCGTCCGGTAAAAGGTTGATGTGAATAATCCTCGCTGTACCGATGACTTGTTCAGTATAACAGAATCTTCCTGATTATAGCCTGTAAAAGTCGCAATAGCAACAATAACATTGGTTCCACATGGCATTTTGCTTAAATTCAATTCATCGGATAGATTTGTTTTAACGATTGGTTTTTGCGGATAATTTAGAACATGAGACAATGTATCTAAACGATTTTTAAAACTGGTCGCATATAATCCAATAGCTTGTTTTCCCATAGCTGCTTGATAGGTGTTTCTTGGTGCCTGATTATGATTCGAAAATGGAATGTTGCTAGCCAATACACCTAAAATTAATGATGGATGAATTTCCAAATGTGTATATTTCATTTTTGTATTTGTACGAAGCGACTTATAGACTGGTGCAATAAGCAATGAATTGCTTTCTTCTACATCAATATATTCAATAATTGTATCGGTTTCTTTTGCTTCAGGATTATTTATTGTTTGATGACATACTAAATTTTTCCATGATAATTCTTTATTTTTAATATCGACAATTGTTTGTTTTGTCATTTTTAATTGATTGTTTTCTGATACAATATATACGGGTCGTACAAGTCGTCCTGCTTCTGTAGATATATTGATAGCATTTTTCGTTATATCAAATGCAATGCTTGTATAAATATTAATTCTTCCCATGTATTTATATTTCTTCAATTCATAATACAATTTGAATGGTTCATGATGAATACCTACTAGATCTCCATTAACAAATACCCATGTATTATCATTTAATAGTTGAATATTTTGTTTTGTAATGATTACAATTCCCATATTATTTATATGTTCTCGAACACACCTAGAATCTGAATTTGTGGTTATTGTACTAGCGATTGCAATATTTTTAACCAAGCCAACACTGCTACCTTCTGGTGTTTCTGAAGGACATATTACACCCCATTGGGTATTGTGGAGTTTTCTTGGTTGAATTAGTTTTCCAGATTTTTCCATCGGTGTATTGATTCTTCGTAAGTGAGATAATGTCGCATTATATGTTAAGCGATTCAGAACTTGTGCAACACCTTGTTTGATATTGGTGTTCTTTATTCCCCAGTTTCCTGTAGCAAGTCCATATTTTAATCCAGACTCAATTGTTGATGGCTTAATAATTTTGTATATATTTGTTTTATTCACTAAATTAGATAAATCATTCGTAACTTTCCAACTTCCACTATTTAACTCTTTATAAATCATATTTTTAATATCTTTCACGACTTTTCCATAATATTGACGAAACAAATTGGAAAGCATAATTCCAGGTGTATCCACACGTTTATTGAGATAACTATCACGGTCATCCATGGGTTTCTTGCCTGTGAAACATTTCAGGAGTTTATTCACCATGATTCCTAAATAGATTGCTTTTTTGTGTAAGTTCTTACCAACATGAGGTAGGAAATCAATTTCAAGAATTTCACGAATAATATTAATTCTTTTGGACTTATTTTGCATAATTTCTTTTGGATATCCACTTATGTTTAAAAATTTGTTAAGGTATTCGAAAGCATTCAATGTAGTAACATAATTGTTCGCATCTTCAGCACTTCCTTTTAAATGTTCCATCATCATGCAATTTTCATCATTATCTATATCAAATAAACAATGTTTAATAATATCCTTATCAGTTTCTACACCCAATGCACGAAACAAAATGAATATAGGTATATCGATGCGAATATGATGAATATTTACACGAATGTATCTACCCATTTGTGTAGGCTTTGCTGACAACTTTATTGTTGTCAATTTCGGCGGACCGAAAACATTGTCAGGTACCGAGCGAATTTCGGCAACGTGTGAATATTGTGTCAACTTATTATCTAAAAATACATATGTTTTATTTTCAGCTATTCTATCATGACTTATAATTACCTTCTCATTTCCATTGATAATGAAATATCCACCATAGTCATATTTACATTCAGATGAATTAATTTTAAAATATGGGTCTCTCAATATACAATAATTGGACCCAATCATGATTGGAATTTTTCCAATATTCACATTTGTAATTTTTTTGTTATAAGATATAATATTGTTCGTGTCGTCAATATATTTAGTTGAAACATTTACATCAACATACAAATTAGAAGAATAACTGAAATTACGTTGTCTAGCATCATTCGGTGTCATAACTTTGTTACTACCATCCTTCTCATATATTAAAGGTCGTGTGATTATTGGATTACCAATGTTTATAAAAACATTGTATTTGAACTCTTCTAGTTCTGGTATATATTTATGTTGAATATTTAGATCATTGAATCCATCAATTGTTTGTTGTATTTTATTCAACACAAAATCATTATATGATTCTATTTGATGTGACACCAAACACGATTTTTCACTTTCCTTAAAATAACTACCAATGACTTCCCATGTATATTTTTCAAATTCATTGTCTGTAAATATACCTGATAATGGTTCCATCGTTATCAAATGTTAAAGATATATATATTTAAGCATAAGTTCAATTTTTAAATAAATATACCAAAGGTTATAAATTTAACTATGATTTATGATGAATATTTAGAACATTGTGAAAAGTATAAACGTTTATACAAAGATGTTGATACTCTTGTATTGATGGAGGTTGGTGGTTTTTTTGAAATTTACGGCGTTGATAATGATGATGAAACAAGTGGTGCTGATATGAACATGGTTAGTTCATTGTTGAATATGACCGTTACAAGAAAAAATAAGAACATACCAAAAAACTCGCGTACTAACCCATTAATGACAGGATTTCCAAGTCATTCATTGAAAAAGTTTCTCGACATACTTATCGCATCTAATTTTACAGTCATATTGATCGAACAATTTAATACAGGAAAAAGAACTACGTACGAACGTAAAGCAACAAGAGTATATAGTCCTTCCACTTACACGGATAATATCATAACATACATGGAAAATATGTTAATGATTGTTTATTTAGAAAAATTAGATAGTTTTGATGAAATTATGTCCAAATTTGTTATTTCTTATTCTGTTGTAGATATTTCCACCGGTAAATCTATCACGAACACATTGTATTCTCCCGGCGATCTACTTGAAAATGAACTTATAAGACTACATATCCAATACAATCCAAAAGAAATTGTGTATATTTCATCAGTTTCTTATAACATTCCTTTTCCAAAACACAACATGATTCACAATAAAATAGGAAAATTAGAAAAATCATATACAACTCTGTCATATCAAACAGAAATCCTTAAAAAACTTTTTCCAAATACAGGTCTATTATCTGCTATAGAATTTGTAAATATGGAATCAAAGCCATTTGAACTAATTTCTTTCGTTTATATGATTCAATTTCTCTATCAACATAATGAAAAATCACTAGAAAAACTCAACAAACCGGATTGTGTATCACAAGATGGGCAGTTGATTTTGCATGGGGATACAGTTCATCAATTAAATATTTGGGGAAACAAGAAATCACTTATTGAACTCATTAATAATTGTGTTTCAAATATTGGAAAACGATATTTCAAAAACAAAATGCTAAATCCTATCACTAATGTAACAACATTAAAACACGAATATGATATGATCCAATATTTCATTGAAAATGAAAGGTATATTGATACAAGAGATAAATTGAAAAACGTTTGTGATATTGAACGAATTATGCATAAAGAGATACTTTCTCCATCACAATTAATGTTGATTTACAGTTCTATCAATATTATTATTAACATTTGTCACGATTTAACAACATTAAAGAATAAATATTTGTCAGATGATGAATTCAATCTATTGAATACGTTTTTATCAGATATCGATGAACATTTCGTGTATTCGGATGCATCAAAAATGGTTTGTCATCAAATTACTGAAAATATCTTTAAAAAATGCGATCCAAAGATATTAGAAACTGAAGATGAAATCAAACAATTACAAATGTATTTTGAACAAGAATATTCCGTGTTGAAAAAATATGTGAAATGTGAAAAGAATGATAAAGATGGTTATGTATTTACAACTACACACAACCGATACAAAGAACTTCAAAAAAAAGATTCTAGATTTCACACCATTACTCAAACAAAAAATCAAGTAAAAATATTTCATGTTGAACTTGCCAAAAATAATGAAAAATATGTTTCAAAACGCGTTGAATACGTGCAAATGCTAGACGACTATTATAATAAAATTGTGTCATCTTTGTTATCAAAACATAGCGAAATTCTTCATAAATCCATCAAATTCATTGAACATATTGATTTTTATACTACAAACGCGTACAATGCTGTAAAATACAAATATACAAAGCCAATTATTGAAGGTTATTCAACTAAAATGAAGGTAACACAAATGAGACACCCTATTATTGAAAGAATTCAAGATAACTTATTATATGTACCAAATGACTTATCGTTTGAAGATGAATGTTATGGAAAACTAATATTTGGTATCAATTCGTCCGGTAAAAGTAGTTTGATGAAATCACTTGGTTTAACATTGTTGATGGCGCAATCAGGTATGTACGTTCCTGCAGATAGTTTTGTATTTCATCCATATACAGCCATATTTACACGTATTTCGTCATCAGATGATCTATATAAATCTCAATCTACATTTACAACAGAAATGTTAGAACTTCGTAATATTCTTAACTTTTCGGATGAACGCAGTTTGATATTGGGTGACGAGTTGTGTTCAGGTACCGAATCTGTATCAGCGGTATCGCTTGTAGCTTCTGGTATTTTGAAGATGATAAACAATAAATCAACATTTATATTAGCATCACATCTTCATGAACTTACAAAAATTTCGCACATAAACGAAAGTCCTAATTTGAAGATTCATCATTTAAGTATTCGTTATGATGAATTGACAAATGTAATATATTACGAACGAATTTTGAAAGAAGGTTCAAGTGATACTTTATATGGTCTGGAGGTGTGCAAGTCATTAGATATGCCTAGAGATTTTCTTTTGACTGCGAATATGATTAGACACAATGTATTAGAAATGAATACAGATTTCGTAAAGAATAAAAAATCAAAATACAATGCAAAAATCTTCGAAGATATGTGTACAGTATGCAAACAAAAAGCTTCAGAAGTTCATCATATTAAATATCAAAAATATGCCGATACAAATGGCATGAATGGTACACAGAAAAAAAATGTAAAGCATAATTTGGTCACATTATGTGAAAAATGTCATTATGAAACACATTGTGGAAAGTTGGACATATTAGGTTATATAACAACTAGTGATGGCATACAATTAAGTTATGCATTCAAAGATTGAAAACGTTTTATTTTTCAATTCACAAGTCGTTCATAAATCATAATGAAGAAGTGTTCAAAATGGCACATAGGTTTGGATGACTTGACCATGATCGTATGTTGGAGTTCTGCAACTTTAGTTACAACGAAATGAACTAAATCATTTTTTTTTGGATACGTTTTTGAAATAATGTATATCAATCTTTTACAAATATAATCGTGTTTAATATTATAAGATTGCAACTTGTACATGTTTTCTCTGACGAGTTGTAAATAATTAACAATACCTATATTCTTTTTGCTAGCTGATTTAATTATTAATTTTAATAGTGTATCAACATCATCCACAATTGGTTTATACACATTCATATCCAAATTTAGCAACATGTTTAACAACGAACTAGAGTTTTTATGAAGATTTTGCAATTGTTTTTTGCTTACTTCAATATTATTCTTTTCACAAAATTCCATTAACTCTTTAATTGACAATATTGGAAGTCGTATCGTGAGCATACGACTTTCAATGAAGTCGTGATGAATTCTTTTTTTTCCTGTAACTATGAAATACGCAAAGTTTCTGTCAATATTTGACGTCAAAATTGATAATATATGTTTATTTTGATGAACACAATCGATATTTTCAAGAATAAATATTTTACAGCAATCAAACATTGGTTTTTTCGTTGTGACTTCATTTAAATATTCAACGAAGGAATTCATATCATTTATATATTCTAAATCGACTTTAAAGATATCGTTATATATGTGATATGTATTTTCTTTGATAATTACTTTGTTTTCGCTCAAACCCATATGTAATTTTCTTTCACATAAATCCTTTATATATAACTTTAGAATGAACCGATCATCCGATTTAATGAACATGTGTGTCCATATATTCGAGATGTCAGGATATGATGTGTATTTTTCGAAATTTATTGTGAATTCGTTTAAATAAACGTTTGATTTAAAATACATGATAAGAATGAATGACTGTATTTGTAATTCTATTTTGAATTTAAATAGTAATTCAACATTTAAAGATGCACGAAGCAATTATTTGAAACTTTGTTTGAAATTTCATCCAGACAAAAATAATGGAAATTCAGAAGAATTTATCAGAATAAATGAGGCGTATGAATACTATGTGAGTAATCATAAAAGTTATGAAGTTATATCATTACAGGAAAGCTTAAAAAGTTTCCAATGTTATCTAGTTTGTCTAGGTTGTTTTTTAAAAACAAAAGATATTCAATTACAACTAAAAATACAATTAGAAGATATATATAATATCAAAACAAAGAGGATTGTATATTCTCGGTTAATGTCAGATTTTTTATTGAAAAAGGAGGTATTGTATTTAGAACTATCAGGATTTCAATATAGATACGAAATAGACAGTTATGGTGATTTTAACGTAATATCCGGCCAATATAATAATCTGATTGTTGATATAGAAATTATTTATCCAGATTTAATGCATATAAATTTGAATGATACATTATCAATGTATGATTTGTACTACAATATTGATATTAATATATATGAGTATTATTTTGGACTACAACGAGATTTGCCGTACTTTAATGATGATACAATAAAAACTAGGGGACATATTCCAAATCAGGAAGGTGATATTTTAGTCATTAATGATATGGGTTTGATGAATGACGAAAATAAACGTGAAAAACTATACATTTTTTTTAAAATTGACATGAATATGCATAATTTAAATGATGAAGATGAATATACTGTTAAAAAGTTGTTTAATGTCATTATAAAATAATATATATATTAAGTATGTGTAATTATGGAGTTTAATAACAAATCAAAAAATGATGAAGATGTAAATGAATGTGAAGAACGAAGTACAAATACTTCAGTAGAAGATAAGATGGAAAAAAAACCCGTTCTTTCGTATATCGAAGATTTGAAGATATTGACAGACAAATTACAAATGATGACCAATGAATGTAAAACTATGATTGAAATCTGGAAGAAATTAGAAAAAGATGTTAATTATATGCAAAAATCAATAAAGAAAAAGTATAAACCGAGAGAAGAGAATAAGCGGTCTATGTCTGGGTTTAATACACCCTTAACACTAAGCGAAGAGATGTATGAGTTCATGAAAATTCCAAAAAATACGATGGTTCCTAGAAAAAATGTAACATTATATTTAAATGAATACATTGATACTTATAATTTGAGAGATTCAAAATCTCGGGAGATAATCAGACCGGATGAAACCTTAAAACGTTTATTTCGTTCGTCTTCTTCTGATACTATAACATATTTTAACATCCATAATTATATTAAACATCATTTCTTGAAATAAAGTAAATGAATTAATTCAATCTACTTAAACTTTAATTATATGATTTGTTAATAAAGAGTTGAATGCAAGTAATTAAAAATTATGAGAGTGTTTGGTTTCAAATCACCGATTTTTTAAAAAAAAGTGTTCCTGATTTAGGTTTAATGAGCGACAAGTCGATGGATACAATTTGTCATTTGGTTGAAACAAGTTTGAAATGTTCTGGTTCATCATACGCAATAGCAAATTTAGTATATTTTTTATATAATGACAAATATATAGTATCTAAATTAAAAACGAAATGCTGGTATTTTCATGATGGAACAAGATGGATACAGTCTGAAGTCGGACCATATTACGAGTTATCAACAAATATTGTAGCAATATATGAAAGTTTTAAATTAAGTCTATTGAATATTATTGATAACTATTTATACGAAAATATTGATAATGATGAAGTGTCGATTGAAAACGTAAAGAATATATTACTTGACAAAATAAATAAATGTGATGCAATTATAATCAAACTAAAAAATGTAAATAGTAAAGAAAATATATGTAAAGAATGTGCTTATTTGTTCTATGATCATAAATTTATCAAACAAATTGACAGAAATCCATATCTAATTTGCTTTCGCAATGGTGTCCTTGACTTACGTGGTAATCAATTTCGAAAAGGACATTCAAGTGATTTGATTACCTTGATGATTGAATGTGATTTTAAATTCCCGATTAAATCATCAGAAAAGAACAAAATGAATGAACTTATTGAACAGTTTCAATTATTTAGAAAAAATATTGTTAATAACAGGAATTCAAGAATAAGTAACATGTATTTTCAAATAACTAACGAATAAACAGTTATGCAAAAAATAAAAAAAATTGAAATTTTGTTTAAAGGGAAAACATTATATATATTCAGTGTTAATACAAGATGGCGACAACCATTATCATTCCTTCTGAATTCGACATTAAGAACCTAACATATGGTGATGTTATTGAGCGAAAGAATGGAAGCAAAGTTTGTTATCCACTTTACAACAAGAAACCGCTATATTTTCAGACACCACAGATGTTTGCACCCTTTGGGATTAGTTCATTCAATAACGATGGTGGAAAGCCAGAAGATTATGCAATGAACTTATCTTTTCAAGGAATGAATGAACGCAAATCTGTTAAAAAGTTGTATGAAATGCTTGAACAAATTGATAAAGCGAACATTCAAGAAGGTTTTAAAAACTGTTCTTCTTGGTTGAATAAGAAGAAGGTAAATAGCACAGATGTAGTTGAAGCATTATACACACCGATTATTCGCGAGCCATCAACGGATAAGTATTCTCCAACTTTTAAATTGAAACTACCATATTATGATGACATGTTCAAGACACAGTTTTATGATAAGAGTGGTGAAATTATTAATATCAAAAACCATCTTAATGGACAAACAAAAGGTTCAAAATGTAAAGCTGTCGTGATGTGTGCAGGAATTTGGCTTATTGGTGGAAAATTTGGTTGTACTTGGCAGTGTGTGCAAATGGAATGCATCATGCCAGAAAAGCTATCAGGATATGTAATTAAAAACATTGAAGAAGATAATATTGATAACGATGATATTCCTGAAGATCATGAAAATTTGTCTGAACTTAAAGTTTCGGAAAATGTTGGTAAAATGAACATTAATTCAAATGAAGATGATTGTGGTGATAACATTGAAAGTGATGGACCAGAATCAAATAATAACGATGATGATGACGATGATGATGATGACGATGATGACGATGACGATGAACCGGTACCAGTTGTTGTCAAAAAGAAAACTGCTAAAAAGTAAATACAAATCACAACTATTTAAATCAAAAAAAACTTAGATAAATATTCAATTACATTCTTTTTTATTCGTTAAGTAAACATATGCAACGAGCTAAAGTTGATATACTCGAATTATTGAAGATAATTTTTTTAAGCGACAATCACAATGAAATTATATTAGAAGCGTCCTTATTGAAATCAAATCGAGATATATTTTTATTTTGCTTAGAGTTATTTAATAATGGATTAGTACTTCTTTTTGGAGAAAATGGTAGGTGTTTAATGAACAATGTATCTATAGATAATTTGTACGAAGTAAGAAGAAAACTAATGGTCGCCCATATAAACACAAAAATAGTTTGTTATGACAAAGAAACTGCTTTACTCGTTGATTTAATAGTTCCTTCAGACAATCCAAAAAATGTAATTGAATCAAGTTTGAAAGAAATACACTTACTAGACCCAAATTCAAGTCTAGATCAGTTCAAAGTAAATATGTTAGTTAATGACACTTTTGTTGAAATATCATTTGTTATTGAATAATAATATTTATTAAAATGATAACAAGAATTGAATGTTATTATTCTATATATTGTTAATATCATTGTATTTAGTATTTAAAATCTCTTGAATCAAGTCGTGTTTTGTTCCTATATATTGTGAATCCTTGAAGCATATAGGAAAACTTTGAACATCATACTTTGATTTAATATCTTCAACTAATTCAACACCATATTCAATCACATTTATATCAACTTTATTATATTTTATGTTATTTAAATCTAAATACAAACTTAAATCAACACATAATTTACAATTCGGTTTAGATAAAAATACAATTTGATTAGACTTCAATATACTCCTAAATTCATCCACATCCATTGAATTGGTTATATCTTATATTTCCTGTTTATTTATCAATTTTTTTTATGTTAAAGAGTTTAAATTAACGTTAAATTACTACTTGTTAAATAGGAATATGATAGTGAATAACAATTTATGATTGTTATCAAATAAAAAATAATTAGTATCAGAAATATTAACATTGTAGTTAAGCAAAACTAATATATGCATTTCCACTAAATGTAGTCATGTGTTTTATCGATGACTTTTGCTTCGTTATATCTGAATAAAATTTGTTTTTTTGCTCAGAAAGCATCAATGTTTCTAAATGGTTGAGATTCTTTTCAATTGTTTTTAATATTTTGTTTTGAATTGCCCATCTAAAAAAATTCAACTGACCGATTGTCGTATAAACATTATTATCATTATCAACAGAAAATGTAATACGTTCTCGTCTTCGAAATGGATCAAATTGTGTTTTTTTGAAAGCCTTTAGTTGAGACCTGTAGTTCAAATATACATTGAAATATTCGTTATTATTCAATATATATACAATATTATGTCTTTTGCAATGGGTTGTGACATACCAGTCTATTAACCGTAAGGAAAGCTTTGAAGTACCCAGAATAATGCTCGATATCTCCTTTAAATTCTTTTTTGACGAATAAAATCGGTTTAATGATACTAATAATAGTTTGTCATCCATATAATATAAATCAACCATTGTATTGTATTTTTAAGTGTTTTTAATTGCCATTGATTTCTAAAGGTAATCTGTTGAGATCCGGTTCAATGGTAGTTTGCATCCAAGGTGATACCTTTTGTTGAGGGTTAGGTGGTTCAGAACGGAGTTGTAAATTGGGGTTTCTTAAAGTAGAACCTGTTGTATTTATACCTACATGGTAACCTGATGTAAGAAAATTTTGATTTTTCATATCACCTTGTCCAGCGGGATTCACTTGAGCCCATTGAGAGTTGGCAGCATCTTTTGGTAGCAAATCTTCAGGTGTTAATTTGTCTTTAGGAAAACAATCTCTAGGATATTTTTCAGAATTTGAATCAGCTTTATTCTTTTTATTTTCTTCTAAATTGTTAACTGGTGTTGGACGACTTTCAGTATGTTGAGTTACACTTACTGGTTCTTCATTCGTTTCACCATCCGCTTCATCCGTTTCTAATTCCTCAAAATCTTCAAATGGTTCGTTTTTAGCATTTTTTCGTTTCATATAATCATAAACCAAATACATCAATACAATGGTAGCCAACAAAATTACTATTCCTTGTAATATGTAATCAGGGATCATCATTTTATTTATTAGTCAATATATTTTTTTCAAAAAAAAATAAAAGTAATTTGATTCCATACCATTAGAATATATCTGGCCGGATGAAATCACGGGCTATTGAATTCTCAAGAAATCGTTTCTAACATATTATTCATTTGATTCACCGATTTTATCGATATATTATTTTCAGTTTCCTTTAATATATTCGTTATTTTTAACACATCTTCATTCTTTATCTTGAGTAAATTATCAAGAGATGTGCGTAAATCATCATAAATATTATGCATACATTCCACATCTGTTATATCGTCTTCTGATTCAACATCAGAGTCATTTTCTTCATATTTGTCTGGGATTTCATGTTCATTTATTTGTCGCATAATATATACAATTTTATTACTCTTCTTGCAATATTTGTATGCTTCCAATATCAACGAATAAAGTTTGTTTTCCTCAAACGAAAATGAACCTCCATCATCTACTTTCATAAACCGTAAATCAATTTCAATATTTTTACGTAAAACTACTGAAGAAGTGATGTGTGATACCGTACATATTTGTGATTCGAAATCTATTAACTCCTCATAATTTGTATCTTTGGTTGCGTTAAATAAAGATTTATTTGAATTTTTTTGAAGAAACCTTACATTTCGAAGTACAAAGGTTTTAGAATTCATTTTTAATTTCCATTAGTTTTAATTTTATGTATTTTAACGCATTTATGACATTAAATTAGAATAATTATAGACATGCAATAATAATGCATCTCTCAAATTTTCCTCTGAAATATAAAACTCATACCCAAAAGATTTGGGAATGTTTATCATTTCAACATTCATCATGATGTCATTTATTAAACACTCTATATCGTTTTTATGTGTTTGATACCAATTTGTTTCTTTTAAACTATACATCTTACCCCTTCCAATAATTATTCATAATAATATATCTTTAATACCATTTGCGTAATTTATATAAAAATATAATCCATTTAAATATACCATGGATATACTTATATATAAAACATTTGAATAAACTCTGAAAATATGTTCTTGAGCGAAACACAACTAAAAGAGATAATGATTGATTTTAATTTAGATTTTTTACTTGATGTTCATGAATCATTGAAGGAAAAGTATTTCTATACCGGATTAATGCAAAAAAGTAAATCACCCGACTTTATTCATACTATCATCGATCACATTAAGTTTGAACTCAATGATGAATCAACATATGATGAAGATGAAGCAGATGAAATAACATTTGGTTTGTAATAATCAGTTATGGAAAATTTATGTTTCAACCGAAATAAAATAAATTTATTTATTAATAATCGTCAATGTTAGATACTAGTTTAGCAAATTTATCCGTCCCTTTGGGACTTAATTTGGCTATTAAGTTATTGTCAAATGAAAGTGATATTGAATCAAAAATTATAAAAAAAGAAAATAAACTTGAGAAAAATAAACCATACAATAAAAGAAAAGAAACAAAAGAAAAACTAAACAAAAACAATAGCATAAAATATTCGAAACTTAAACTTCGGTCTCAAAGGGTTCTTGTATAACTTTCTTATGAATATTCGGTTCATATTGCATTCCCTTTAAGATATTAACATAAATCTTTGAGAATCTAACTAAAATGTCATATTTCATCTTTTGGATAAATTTAGCAACATATAATGTTCTATCTACTACAGAGTTTAATGATTCTATATCGGTATCATAGTCTACGAACACCAAATTTTTTTTATATTTCATACAATATTTGGACATTCCCATTCGTTTGTGTGTGATTATATATAATAATTTATATATTCTTAAAATAAAAATGTCAAATTTTAAATCATTATACGAAATTAAAATTAGCGAACATATTGATGATGAGTATATACCCTATTTTGAGGATTTAGTTCGCATGGTAACCCTTCAAATTGTTTTACAGTTCATGTATTACATTCGAGATCCAGAACATAACTCATTCATGACATTGGATTTTTTTGAATTATTAATGTATATCATTTTAGGTGTATCTGTATATTGGCTTTTATTTAAAAAGGTAATCCGGTTATCATAATTAAATGCTGTCTTTAATTGGCTTGGATGTTTTTTCTGACACTGAAACTTTTCATGCCTATAACAACTCTAACTCAACCGTTTTTCAAAAGTTTGTAGATGAACAATTTACAAATTCAAGTTTATTGATAATAAAAGACATCTTAAAAAAACCATATTATAACAAAGAACATCTTTTGAAAATACAATCAACTATAAGAAGATATGAAACAATTATCAATCAAAATGAAACGCAAACAAAAGAATTTCAAAAATATTTTAGAGTGAATGAAAACCATCGTGAATATATAAATGAAGATATACAAAGTACGAAACTATCAGATAATGAAACTGAATCAGTTAAAAACTATGATTTTGTTTTTTTTAAAATGTACATCTTAAAACTGGTTGGTTGTAATGAAAACGAGTTGTGTTTGACGACAAACAATTTGTATAACATTGTTTTATCACCAGTTATGACTCTCATTACACCCATTTTATACATTTTGATTCCGTACTCCGTGTTAAGGTATCGTATGAAAGTGAATATATCACCCATGATATATCTTAATGTGTTGTATAACACGTTTAAAATGTTTAGGGTACGCACTAAACTAGGAATCACAGTATTCGTATCTTATTTAGTTTCTTTCCTTATTTATTTACACACTGTATATACGTCATTTTTCAACTCAAAAAACTCATACAATGCTTGTTCTCATTATGTTTCAAAAATAAATAACTTCACATCGTACCTTAAAAAATCTGTTGAACTACTAAATCATTTTGAACCATCTTATAAACCATCTGATGAAATTCACGAATGGATAAAACTACAATATGTCTATAATCATGAAACTCGTAAATATGAATATAATAACATGAATAAATTGCGTTTTGGAAAGAAACTAGCATTTTTTTCAAAATATGCATTAAAATGTTTTGACGAGTTCTTCTCTTTTTTCGACAGAGTATGCGCTTTTGTTTCGATTGCAATGTTCAAAAAAAATCTAAATATGTGTTATTCCAATTTTATAGATTCAGATAAAATCATCATGAATGCAGTTGATTGTTTTCATTTATTTATAAATAATCCAGTTAAAAACACGTTTAGCATTGAAGGAAAGAATATGATTGTGACGGGCCCTAATGCAGCTGGAAAATCTACATTCATTAAATCGGTTGTTCTAAATGTTCTATTATCCCAAACGATAGGACTTGCATGTGCGACTTCTTTTTCATTTACACCGTTTTACTTTATTAACTCACAAATTAATATTCCAGATAGTAAAGGTGTTGAATCGTTGTTTGAAGCTGAAATGTATCGTTGTAAATACAATCTTGACATTATTAAATATATAGGTTTTGAACGCAAAGCACTCGTTGTTATGGACGAATTATTCAATAGTACGAACATTGTAGAAGGAATATCTGCAGGATACTCTATACTAAATAGCTTATCATCGTTTAAAAACGTTTTAACAATACTTACCACACATTACCCATATTTGACTAAAGTACCTAATTTTGTAAAATATAAAATGGACGCAACTATTGATGAAAATGATGACCACAATATAATTTACAAATATAAACTTTCAAAAGGAGTGAGTAAGCAATATTTGGCTTTGAATATATTAGAAAAAAATGATTTTGATTCAGAATTGATAGATTTCGCGAAAGAAATTCAGAAACGAATATTGGTTTAAATGATAAAATTTTAATTGTAATAAAATATAACAATGTCAAAATTAATCAAACATCAATACAGTAAAAATTCGCTCCAGAACTTTATGACAGTTATGTTATCTATAACTGGTCTATTCATATTGTATAGATACATCAAATCAATCGAAAAGGATTCAAAAATTGTTCAAAATTATCTTTTAGAACTTGAATTACGTGTAAAAAATATTGAAAAACAACAAAATACAATCACGAATACAAAAATCACTACCTCATCTGAACCACAACCACAACAAAAGCCTCAAATTATTGAAAATGTAACGATTGATGAAGATGAGTTAAAAACATTACCTGATGATGACAATGAATCTATTGGTTCTGAAGATATCACCAATTTACTTAAAAAGGTTATTTTAGAAAACTGTGACGTACATAATGATAATAACTCGGAAATTTTTGATGAAATAAGTGAAATTAATGAGGTATTGGATGTTACCAACGATGTTGATGTAAATACTGAAACAGAACAAAATGTTGAAGTTGAAGTGAATGACACTGACAAAGACAGTAACACAGACCATCTAGATGATATCACAATATCATATAAAACCGAGTCCCAATACAAGAAAATGACTTTACCAGAATTGCGAGAAATATTGAAAGAAAAAAATATGAATACAAAAGGAAGTAAATCCGAATTGGTAAAACGTATATTAAATTGTTAAGATTATTATATTGCTAATAAATAAATTATGGTTGAAACTTGTACAAAATGTAATAAACCAAGAAATAATGAAAATAAAAATGACAAAAATGTGAACTGTCTCATGTCAAGAATGCAAGATGGCCGTTCTTTTACAGATTACCGCCCACGTTGTACTATACAATATCAAAATAAAAACGAAACAAAGAAAAACAGTCATGATATGAGAATGTATCTGCAACACAATGCTGATAAATTAATAAAAATGAACGAATCTATAGTATCAAATAATAACGTATGCCCAGATTCCATACCTAAAGACTCTGTAGGAACCATGTTACCTGAAAGAAATATGGTTCAATGCAACAATAGAACTTGCAATTTTAATAATGATGTCAATATGTATGGTCTAGGAACAGGACGCATTTACAAATAAAATATTTTGTATTAATAATAATGAAACAAGAATTCGCAAATGTTTATTGTAACGGTCAGATAACATACGCAGACGACTATAATGTTCAAATTGATGGCACAATAAATGATACAATTACTTCAAATACTATTCACTTTATTGCACCAGCACCTTCAAAACATAACGCATCTTTTTCTGGTTCAGGGTTGCCTTATTTCAATAAATCGCAAGCATTTGATAATACTCCAAACAAAGGTAGTGTGAAGGTTAGCTCAGATGGTAAGTTTTCGATTAGAATTGTTCAACCAAACTCATATTACGAACCCTTTGATATTTTAAACGTTCCAGAAATACAAATCATTTATAACGAAACCGAAGCATTCACACTTAAACTGAAAGATGAAAGAATTCCATACAGAACACTAAGTTATCCAGATTCAAGACGAAATGTGTTGTTTTATTATAATGAGAATCTACCCGTAAGAACACAAGAAAAAATACTTTTGGATTCAAGGTACAATCAATATGTACCAGATACTTTTTGGGGACTTAAGCCACCTATGTGAATAGGTTCATAAAACTCCAATTATTTTTATTATCGTTTATATGATTCATTTTATGGTTATTTAATATGTGTCTATAAGCGTTTTTTTCAATGATTTCATCCTTATCTATATTTATAATTTCATCTGGTTCGTTGTTGCCAATTTGTACAGGTGTCGTAGCAGTTCGTGATGCATTTAATGTATTGTATATATCTTCATTCGTAGAATCAGCATTTGTAGATATTGTGTTTAAATCTCTCATTGTATTAATTGTATCCAAATTAACAGTTTGGTTCTCATTCATCATAGTATTTATTAAATGTTTCAATTCTGATGTTGTATTTGACGTTTCAGTTGTATCTATACGTTTCTTTAACTGAATACTATCAATCGGTGCTTTGTGACTTAATTTTGACGTGGATTTAGAACTACTATCTTCATCACATTCATTTTTAGGAGATAACATATTGATATTTGAGGTATTCAATAAAGAGCATATGTTTAAATTATGTTCATCTTTATCACATTCAGCAACTATTGAGTTTAAACATTTTCGGTCTTTTAATAACTCGGACATATTCGTAGTATCTACGTATCGACAAGCATCTTGACTTGCAGTTGGAATAGCATTTTGCTGTTCTTGAGTACTTATTACATTTTGTAGCAATATCTTATTTGGTTCTAAATCATCTATTATATTTTTAAAATAGTTATTTATTTGAGATATCTGAGAACGATCCAAAGCAATGTATTTATATACTATGATTGATGATAATATAAACTTAACATTATCATCATCGTTTTTGTAATTCATTACTGTATTATTAATACTGCTTAACAGAATCTCGGATGAATCATCATATAAAATGTTTTGTGATATCTGTATGCGATTGTCACTACTTGTTTGTATAAATATAGTTTCATCCACGTATAGTTTAAAGTTTTCTCCATCTTTTATGAAACTGTAAATATGGGGGGTTTCGTCCATGAATACCCTTTCATCGAAATCAGTTTTATTGTCATAGATATATTTCCATTCTTGGCTTCCGATACGAACAACAATATTTGGATTTAGGTTTACCTCATTCGGTTCAAACTCTAACAAAATTTCAAAAAAGCCTGTATGTGTGCTATTTAATGGGTAAGAAACTTCTTTCGTTGATATGTTTGGACAATCCGCTTTGCCTTCACATACATTATTCGCACCGAATTTTATCAAACTTATTGTAGTATTTTTATTGACGCGTTTAAACGGAAACTTAACTCTGAATATCAACGAAAATTTATCAAACGATGTTAATAACATGTGCGGTTTTGGTAACCAGACTTTCGATTTAATAAAAAAACCTTCTGTTTGAATATAATCTGTCGGTACATGTAGTCTTACTTGTTCATCTATGAGTATTGATTTTGATTTACTTAAATGGTTACTTATAAACTGATTGTCAATAAACTTTTTACTGAAGCATGAAGTATAAAAAACTAAATGTGCTTTTGAAGGTAAATCATCAATCGGATCTTCATATAAATTTAAAACGTTTTCAACATCATCCGTTTTAATTGTAGTCTCTAAAAACGTTTCTTTCCGTTGATTGTTACTCATCTTATATACACTCATCAACGCTATAATCAATATAATTAGAATCCATTTATATGTAATAACTGGTTTTGAATTCAGTATCAAAAATATGCTAAATAATAATATTATATACAATAACTCAATCATATCTTATTATTTTAAAAGAATTTTTTAATAAAAATAAATGCTTTTAATTTTTAACACTTGATGAAGCACAAATGTTCAAACAATATATCAATGTAATATATATGTTATATATAATAGTTATTGTAAAGTAAATATCAACAATGGAATTCTGAAAACAAAAAACTAATATGTTGTACGAATTTATAAAATGAAAATACTATACCTAGTTTTTTATGGAGCTTTTTTACTTCGGTATTTGAAGTTTTTTCCTCATGATTTCAGCCTTGTTGTTTTTTAAAATGTCACAGATAAACTCATATGCCACATTAATATGTTCAATCGTGTTTGCACCAGTTATAATAATACAGCCACTTTGAAATACAGCGATTGTAATTTTTTTACAACTTTCACTTTTTCCGTTACAAAATGACGTGCATTTGCAAAATCCGTTATTCGGAAAATAATATTCAATTTTCGCACCAGGATATATACAGGGTTCATAACTACAAACAATACCTATCTTTGAAGTTATCAGTTTGTATAGATAATCTAGACGAATTTCAAAGTTTATTTTGAAATCACAATTTATTAAACGAATTCGATAATTCACGTTTTCCATGTTATCAACGTCCTTAACAATACCAGGACTCATATTATTATGTTTTTTCAAAATTATAATCAAGTAATCAATGCTCTTTTTACCATCATTTAATGACTTTACACCGGTCATTTGCACATTTCCATTTTTGAACAATTTTAAATTATGTTTTTGATTTGGATTATCCTCATAACTAACAACCAATGTCAATTGATTATCAAATCGTTTTTTTGGCTTATCTGTTTTTTTCTTCTTCTTAGCATGCTTACTATGAAATCCAAAAGACTGAAATTCGTGTTTGTTTTGTCCGAACTCAATATAACTAATTTCAGTTGGTGGGTCTTTCGTTAGCGAATCATACAACTTTTGAAGATATATATCAGTATTTACACCCCCTGTTATCGTCATCGTGGATATACGATACGTTGTAGCTTTAAATTTTTCTTCATCATTACTTTCAATTGTCGTTGTCATTTTTATGTATCAATGGTTTTATCAACAACCTTTAAAAAACATATATAAAATTTAAATATTAACTTTAAATCAAATTTTATAGTTTATTTGCGGTTTAGTTTCGATAATTACATATAGTTATGTTTGATGAGTTGTTTTTTAAGTTCTTCCAAATCATGTTTCCACAATTCGATTTCTGTCAGTGCATCTAAAGTTTTCATATCAAGATTTTTGTTTTCGTATTCCTTTTCCAATTCTGTTTTCTTTTCATGTGTTAAACTATACACTGGCAATCGCAATAAATATTCAAAACCATCATCATATGTTGGAAATTGGTTCGTATCAAGATAATCAATGATCACTTGTTTTCTTACATTATTAATATTCAACTTTGTGTCAATTATATCTGTAATAAACCTTATTTTAGAATTCATATACTTCAACTCATTTCTTAGTTTATTCAGTTTGAATTGTTTGCGTTTCGCATACATCTGCAACCGAATAGTATAAAATTCCTTTAATATCTCAAAACAATCATCATATTTTTTTATATTACCTGACGATGAATACAAATGCATGTTACTTGTAGATAGCTGTCGTGTTGTGGTCATTTTAAGTTCCACTTCTAGATTCGTACAATGTTTGTTATCATTGTAAGTCAATAAATTTTCTAATACATCTGAAGAATGAAAGTGAATCACAAAATTGACATTTTTTTCAGTATAATGACTTTCATAATCCTTTATTACTTTTTTTTTGTCAATATAAGTTTCCAGATTAACTTTAAAATCTTCGGTCCAATATCCGACTGGTAGTTCTGTGATTTCAATTTTGGTTTTTGTTAATTTTTTGAAACAGCCTTTAGACATGCCATCAATATTTGTACCTTTAAAACCTCTGAACCACGGTTGCATGGTTACCATTTCCTTATCTTCCATTAAATTTTCTAAATTGTGAATGACATCTTTAGGATTGTATGAAGGGATATTTGTACTGAATCCTGTTCCAATACCAGAACTACCGTTAATTAAAATCATAGGTATAATTGGTATGTAAAACAGTGGTTCTGTTTTTACTCCGTCATCATAAGTGTATTCTAAAATGTCATTGTCATCAGGGTGATAAATGAATGGAATGATTTTATTTAACTCTGTATGAATATAACGTGGAGATGCTGAATCCTTTCCTCCAAGAATTCTAGTTCCAAATTGACCATTTGGACATAGTATATTTATGTTGTTTGAACCCACAAATGTTTGGGCCATTCCAATGATTGCATCTTGCAAACTAGCTTCACCATGATGATATCCACCATGTTCGCTTACATATCCTGCTAATTGTGCAACCTTAATTTCCTTATACAAATTTCTTTTAAAACAACAATACAAAATTTTTCTTAAAGACAGTTTCAAACCATCACAAATGTTAGGAATCGAACGTTCAACATTGTAGTTTGAGAAATGAATTAAATCTTTGTTTATAAAATCACTGTAACTTATATTTGTCATACAGTTCGAGGATACCGTTTCAAGAATATTATTCTTATCATATGAATACAACCACGATTTTCTATCGTCTGCACGTTTCTTATTAAAAGCTAACTCAACCGATTCATTACTATTGTCTTCCCATACATAATTAATACATTTCATGTTCTTAAAGTATTCTTTTGCTTCCTTATTCGTCGATGTTCCCAACCCTTTATAATACTTCACATTCCAACCATTACCATCATTTTCTTCTTTCCAATTATCGTATTCTGTCAAATTGAAGAACGATTTTTCTTGCTTTCCTTTCGTTATTTTTATAATTGGCGTCAACATAGATATCATAAAATTATCGATTTTCATTAGCGATGGCCACATAGAATGAAACAAATTGAATAGTAATCCCTTAATATGCGAACCATCCACATCTGCATCTGTTAATATCATAATGGAACCATAACGTAATTCATCAACACTCGTATATATTTTATTTGATTCTAAACCCATAATCTTTTTCAAGTTTGCGATTTCTTCATTTTCATTTATACGTTTCGTATTTATGTCTTTTACATTCATTATCTTACCTTTCAATGGAAATACTCCGTACTTGTCTCTTCCCACTTCACTTAATCCCGAGATTGCCATTGATTTAGCTGAATCTCCCTCCGTAAGAATTAAAACACATTTTGACGATTTTGCAGAACCTGCCCAGTTCGCATCATCTAATTTTGCAATTCCACGGATTGTTGTTTTCTTTCGCCCATCAGTCTTCTTAGCATCTTGTGTTTCTTTCGACATAGAAATATCAATCACCTTTTGAACTACTTCCAATTTGTATATTTTTTCTATCATTTTGTCATCAATATCAAACTTAGAACCAAATTTAGTATATGGTGTTGTTAATGTCTCTTTCGTTTGACTATCAAATGTAGGATTATTTATCACAGCTTTCACAAATATGAATAAATTGTCTTTCACAATATGCTGTTTAACAGTTACTTTGCGCTTTTTTAATATCATTTCACACAACTTCTTAGTGATTTGATTTACAATGTAATCTACATGTTTTCCACCTTTCAAAGTGTAAATTCCATTCACAAATGAAACTTGTTGGAAACCATGATTACTTGAACTGACACATATATTCCAACGGTTATTGTCATCATTCAAATAAACCCTTGGACAATCGCTTTTACTATCACCAAGATACAAGTTTGTATATGTTTCGAAGTTTTTTGTTTCAATTTTGGTATCATTAAATGAAACTTTTACCTCATTCGGTGTTAATGCGCACATATCATACACTCGTTTTTTCATCAAATTGAACATATCTTCAGATAACTTCTTAACACCAAATTTAGCATAATCAGGAATAAAAGTAATTTTTGTAAATGGTGTTTTCGTATACTTCGTAATTTTTGGTTCTGTCTTTTTACTCATGTTTTCATGAAATTCCTGATAATAATGCTTGTTTCGTGTAGAATCAACTGTTTCTATTATGAATGATGTACTGTATATATTACATGCTTTTGCACCAATACCATTTTGACCACCAATCGTTCTTTCTGTTTCATCATCATAATTTGTACTGGTCAGCATATTTCCGAAAATTAACTCAGGAATATATATATCATGCACATCATGTTTCTCAATTTCAATTCCTTCTCCAGAATTATAAACTTCAATCTTACCTGTCTTGTCACAAATTTGTACTTTAATTTGCTTCACAGGCTTCGTTGAACCACTACATCTTACAACATGATCTAGAACATTTACTAGAATCTCATCATAGATTTTATACAAACCACTTATATAAGCAATGGTGTCGTATTTCATTTTATCCGTATAAATCCAACAAGTAACATCGTCTGAATCCACTGAACCAATATACATGCCTGGGCGAGCCAAAACATGTTCGCGTGGTTCAAGCTTCTTATATTTAGAAGATAAGTCTGCTTTACCCATAAACACTATATATTACTATATTTTTTATGACTTAAAATCAATTTTCATATTTTTCAAATTTTATATTAACAAAAAGTTTTATAATATATGTTTTATATAACATGATAATGTATAGATTGATTCCTCTCAGAACTTTACGACGCACTGCAGGCGTTCTTTTCGATGAAATAGTCCCTTCAGACATACCAAAGATTGATGGTATCGACCGTGTTATACATAAAGCTAATGGAATATCTCCTGGTCCGTGTGAAGGTGTAAAACGTCCATGGTATATGCACCCAGGACAAGATGATAATCTGATTGTTCTTCAGGGAGAACGTTTTGTTGATATATACTGTCCAAAAATAAAACACAAAGAATCGTTTATTATTACACCAGATAAAGTTTATAAGAATGACAAGTTATATTGTGATCAACCTGCTATGATTGTATGGCCTGCAGGTATCTTTCACAGAATTATAAGTGGAACCAATGGAAGTATAAGCATTAATTTGGCTACACGTACATCCAAATTTGACTTATCTACAAATTTCAATATTTACGACTTAGATACAAAAACAGGCAATTTTCATGTTATTCGTGATGGTAAGCTTGACCAACCCGATTTCGATTACAAATATAATGATATCGAGTTAGTTAAACTTCTTCATCAATGAACTTGAGTTTTTCATGTATTTAAAAAATTTGATAAATAAATCATCTTTAAAAAGTATATTCATTTTAACAGAAAGTATGAATTTAGTTTGTATAAATTCAAAAACATTTCATGGTGTAAATTGTACAAAACAAAAACAATATATTAAAAATAAAGGAACTGATGCAGGTGGGTCAAATACTACAAAAAATGGAAGGTCATATGAAGAACTTGTAGAACTAGATGATAGAATAACTATCATAAAAAAATATAAGTTTTCAAATATCATTAATTTTGACAATAGTTCAAAGACTTTTATGAAACCATATAAAAAGAATTTATTTAAATGCATGGAAAAAGAGATTGACTCAAAAGTAAATAAAGGTCATGGTTGTAAGAAACCAGATGAATGTTATATCGATGAACAATCTAAAAAGATTTTTATTATTGAAAAAAAGTTTCAACAATGTGCCGGTTCTTGTGCCGAAAAAATACAAACGTGTGATTTTAAAACATGGCAATATACTCGTACATTTCAAGGAAATTACAAAATAATTTACATTTACTGCTTATCGGATTGGTTCAAAACGAATTGCTTATCTGAATTAGAATATTTAGATATCAAAAATGTTCCATACTTTTGGGGTAGTAGTGAAACCTATAAAGATGATATTATTAATTTTATTCTCAATTAAAAATAATCATTTCTGTTGTGGTTGAACCAGGTTTCTTACTGTTTATTGCTCTCCTTGCTTTAATTTCAGAACAATAATAGTTTTTAAAAGAGTCAGTCACTAAATCAACCTTTGCATTACTCATGATGAATTTGACGTTTTTTAACTGTTTGATTGCATTAAACAGATTTTTATGTGTTTCTAAACCGAAACCATCCGCAACATAACCAACAAATGACTTACTGGTTTCTGGGGCATATGGGGGATCCAAATATACAAAATCATCTTCTCTAACATTTTTTATTGAATCCGTAAAACTGCAATGTATAAACTCAACATCTTTTATTAATTCGCTTATTTCATTCAAATCAGTAACAGATAATATGGTCGGGGTCTTTTTATAATGCCCATATGGAACATTGTAACCATTTGGACCTTCACGATATAAACCCCTAAAACAAGTTTTGTTTATAAATATGAAAAGGGCTGAACATTCTATTGTATTTCTTTCTATTGTATTATACTTTTTTCGCAACCAATAATAATAACTTTCTTTTGAAGTCTTTGCTTCATCTATTGAAACGGGTTCTCTATTAACATTCTTTCCATTTAAATTGTTATATTCTGTTATATATTTAGTAAGAACAGCATATAACTCTTCTTTATTGTTTTGAACGTGTTTGTAGACATTAATAAGATCAAAATTAATGTCATATGCATAAATTTTGTTAAATATTTCTATTTTATTTTGCTTTTGTAATGAAAGAACAGCAAACAATACACTACCGCCACCTAAAAATAATTCATGATAATTCAACATCTTGTTTGGCATTTTAGAAATAATATCTTGAATTATTTGCGTTTTGCCTCCAACCCATTTCAAAAATGGTTTTTGTATTTTACATTTTTCAATCATATTAAGCTCTTTTGGAGGTTTTTCAAAAACATCATCCATATCATATGGCATTCTTTATACTATGAATTGAATCATTTGATTTAAATCAAATTTTTTACATGTTTTCCCATGAAAATAGTTTCTTACTGATATATTCATATTTAAGATTTTAATGTACAGTTGTTGAATCCATAATGTAATAATGTATTAAATAAAAAAGTTTTAGTAATTAAATATGTCATTTTGCAAAGACTCAGAATTCAATGGACGTGTTGAATTAATGAAATCAGAAGATTTAACTCAATATAAGTTGTTTAATGAACCAAAACAAACGAAAAATGATTTCAACAAAATGGCAATAAAAAACATACACACAGAAAATCCATTATCTGAAATGTACTTCTGTCAATCAAATGTTGATATTTTACAAGATGGAATAAGATATTTAGTTTATCAAAAAACGAATAATAAACACGTCATAGGAAAACAATCTGAACATGACTTAATGATTATAATGAGATCTATTTATTTGCAATATGCACAAAACTTACCATACAATCTTGTTGAACAAGTCAAAATTTTGAATTCAAAAGTTCTTGATTACGCAGTACCAACTATATTAAGAGAAATTAATCAATTCGTTAATTACAAAAATGATATTGGAAAACTTCCTATACCATTAGAACGTTCTAAAAACGTATCCTCTGCTGGTTCAAAAGTTTTATTCTCTAAAGAATTTTAATATCTAATATTTAATAAACAATGGTAGCAGGTTTAAAACTGAGATCGATCGTTGCAACCCTAGTATTTCTTATGATTTTAATTGTCTTGGGATTAATTTTACAAAAATATCCGAATCCATCTGACCCTATATTTAGCTTTTTAGCAACATTATTTATTGGTTGTTTTTTAGCTCTAATCGTTTGCTTATCAAACATCGGTGAGGTTGTTGAAAATAACAAGTTATCCTCCGAAACAACGACCGCAAACTCAATTAAGTTCTCTAGTTGTCCTGAATACTGGAAAAAAGTACGTGATGATAACAATATAGGAACTAAATGCACGAACAACTTTAAATCTAATTTCCTCAATTCAGATTTAGGACAAAATATATCCGAATTAAACAATGAAGCTGTTTATGAAACATCAACAACAGATTCTGGTGAGCAGACGGAAGATGATTGGATAAAAGAAGGACCACCGCAAGATGATAGTGGTGCTGAAGTGCCAACCGGGTATTCAATGGAAATTGATTTAGATCAAATCAATAAAACTTCAAATCCTTGTCAATTATCAAAATATTTCGCTTGGAATGAAGCGAGATCCAAATGTCAGGCATAAAATGTAAAACTGTAAAACTGTTTAAATAACTTATATTTTATATATATTACAAGATTGATCAAATATGCTTTTATCTGATTTTAAAGGTAATTATAATACAATTAAAAGCATAAAAAATATAGTGAATTATAATCAGAAAGGACTTTACACGATTGTAGGAGATAACGGTACTGGCAAATCTGCAATCGGAATATGTCTGTGTAGGGAACCTAATACAGATGTATTAATAATCGATGAAACAAACTATTCGGAATCTGTTATTACTAGTTTCATTAATCACAATACATTAATAAATATGTTTCATCCTTCTGTGAAAATCGTTTTTATCGACGATATTAATCTAATATCTCATGAAAAAACGTTACAAAAACTATTAAACATGAATCATGAAAAATGCATCATATTTTGCACTGTTAGAACAAATAATGAAAAGAAAATTGTTACATTGAAATTATCTATCACAAAACGTTTTGAATTGCAAGTACTCAATTATAAAGATTGTTATCATCTCATTCTAACTACAATGACTCACAAAGAAGAAAATATTAATTTGGAAAAACTGATAAAATTAGTGAAAAGTTTAAAGTGTAATATTCCAAAAATTATGATGATGCTTGATTCATGTACAGAAACAAACAATTTTCTCATTCCATATGAAGAAATACCAGAGAAATTTGACAAAAATACATATATATCAACAAAATATTTTTTTTCAAAAGAATTAGATAACCACGAATTAGAAAATTATGTCAGAACTGAATCACCCATCTTAAGTACAATGATTCATCATAATATTTTACAATTAGATTTTTTGAAATCAAATGAAGACATTCAAACTATCAAACAGGTATATAAGGTTTTCTGTGAATCAGATACTCTGGATAAATATATATATATCAACTGCGATTGGAATTTACTACATGAACTTAATGTTTATTACAAATATAGTTTCATAAATAAGTTATTAAAGTTACATTACAAAGATATTAGAAACCTAGAATTTTCAAAACACTTCACAAAATTATCATCTCAAGCTGCTTTCCGAAAGAAATTATATACCGTCGACGAACTTATTTTTATTGAACATCCATTATTTTATCTCAAATACATTTCTAATTACGCATCAAAAAATAAAACAAAACAAACTCAAATTGAATCCCTGTTAAAAAAATATCATGATGATTTTAAGAATATTAAACAAAAAGAATAATCTATTTTAAATATAAACAGATGAGTGAAGCATCAAAACTGACTAAAATGGCTCCTAGCCCAACTATTGTATCAATAAAAAATAACGGCAATCTAGCTCTTATAGCTGTCATTACACTTATGTTCATCATCACAATATACGTAATTATGTACATTTGGAAAACATATAAATCAACATCTTTAAAAACTGTTACTATGGTATCAACACCTGTACAACTTACTGAAAACGGTGGATTCAAAAACCTAAGCAAAGAAGTAACACTTCCTGATATGTATAACGGTAACGAGTTTTCATACTCTTTCTGGGTATATGTCAACAGTAATACAGGAAATAACGTATATAGTGATAAACATGTAATGAGTCGTATGACAAATACAGATGATGTTTCTACAGCCAACCCAATTTTCTTCATTGATTCTGATAGTAACAAATTATACGCATATGTATCGTATTCATCTAATAATGAAAATGTTCTTGTGAATAATCTACCAGACATGAAAGAAAATGCATTAGTAATTGATTATTTACCTATACATAGATGGGTAAATATAGTTTTAGTTGTTGATAATAACTATATTCAATTATTCATGGATGGTGAATTGCGTCAAGTAAAAGATTTTAGTTCAAACGGAATAACACCAAATAAAATACCACGTCCTACACAAGGAAATATAGTCGCAGGTGGTAATGATACATTAATTAGTTTCGATGGTTATCTTTCTAAAGTGCAATGCTTTAATTATGCATTGACACTTGACCACGCTAAAATAGTATATAAAACTGGACCATTACCAAAATCTATATTAGCAGCACTCGGTGTTCCAGCCTACGGGGTTAGAAGTCCATTCTATAGAATCGACACAAATACATAAACCTACTCCAAAACCGAAACCTTTTCACAATAAAATTCTATAGTATAATAAAATGATAAAGAATATTGGATTCATCATTGTAGGAATCATTATCAATTTAATAGTACTTAAGTACGGTATGAAGTTAATCTTTCCACGTCTTACAAAAATGCGAAAAATAACTAATAAATTAGAAGTTTCTAAACAATCTGTTCAACTTGTCTCAGGAAAATGTAATTTTGGTTCATCAAAAACAGAAATAAATACATCGAATCCAGAGAAACCTGCTTTCGTATGGCTTCCTGATTCCAATAACTTAAAAGGTGGGGCACAATTATCTTACACTTTTTGGCTCAACTTAAAATCAAATACACAACTTCAAGATAAAATTATTTTTACAAGAGGTTCCATGATACAAGATAATACTATTGACCCACCCACATATATAAGCAAATGCCCAATGGTTAGAATTAATTCGCATACTAGTCGTTTTCCAGAATTAGAAATCAGTTACAACACATTAGCAAAAATAGATAATTACATTGAGTTGAAGGAAGAAATATTTAATATGATTGTATCTACAAGTAAAAATCCAAAATGGTTTTTGATTTCTATCACTTTCCAAGATTATATTGACTTTTCTGACTCCGAACATGGCATTCAAGTTCAAGTTTTCATCAATGACCATTTAGTGAAAACTGTGATTAACAAAAATGATTCTCTAAAATTAAATTATGGTAACGTAATCATCACACCACATACAAATGAAGGTGAAATGGATGAAACATCTTCCGATCAAGAGTCTTTTTACAGTGATATAACTTATCATAATTATGCACTGGATATTTTAGATATTCAAAACTTGTACTATCAAGGTATGTCGAACACTGCTGGTTGTATCACCGCAAGAGATACCGCCGCAGAAAATATTTCTACAGCTTATCAACAATTAAGCTTACATAACAATTTAAATCAAATATAAACGTAATCGCGTTTCTCTCAATAATACAATAACATATACTATCTAGAATCTATAAATTATTTTTTGACATACAAACTCGTTTCAACATTTAAGTTGTATTTATTTGGTTTGTATATATTGTTCAAATAGTAAATATGCATTGTCTTCAATTTCATTTGAAATCTTCAGTATCAAAACATAGTTATATTTAACAAGAAAAGGCAAGTCCTCCTAATCCACCTTGGACCCGTAAAAAGTTATAATTCACAATATACACACGCATATCATACTTATAAGTTGTTTCGCCAGTTGGTGGTTCTTGTGGGCTTATGATGGATGTTCTCAATTCTATATTATTAATTCTTGACATATTACATGCACCTGATGGTTGAAATTGTTCCGGCAATAAACTAAACGAATATACGTAAATTCCGGGAGAAGGAACTACCGAATGATGTTGATAAGGCTGAATCAAATTGAAATAACTTCCATCTTTTTCTTCAATACGTTCAATACCATTAAACAAAAATGTAGCCGATTTTAATATTTCTTTTTCTTTTTGTCTTTCAACAGAACAACGACAACCAGACTCATCTTCATATACAGATTGTATCGTTTGATTATCTGTATAATCAAACCATTCGTTAGTGGTATTCACATCATTACGATTTAGTACCCATATTATTTCCTTTACAGGATTTTGAAGAACTAACGTATTTACAGCATTCTCCTGAACAGAATCAAATGATATACGGACGACTTGTTCAATTAGATAATCATGAGAATTGACAGCTATGTAATTTCTTTCTACCGTGTCCAAAAATACATAATTCACTTCTAAATATGGTTCTATATTTAGTTTGTCTGTGTCATTAAAATACTTCATAACAACATCTTTATTAAGAGGTGCCACATTATTGATTTTTATCAGTTCTTTAAGAGGACGAATTTCTATATGAATCTCGATTTCGTGATATTGCAAAGCAATCAATGGCAATGCTAATCCCGGATTCTTATTAAACCAAAACTTGAGAGGAACATATAAACGTCTAGAATCTATTTGGATTTCATTCATATTTAAATTGTTATATATATCAGGCATATATAGTTCCGGAATATTTCCTATTAACTTATCATATCCATATTTCTTACTAGACTCTATTGAAAGTTCATTCCATATATGTAACCACTCTCCGTATTGTGTGTCCATAAGGGTTCCGCCTATGTATATTTTATAGTTTTCAATCATGACTTCACCAAGATATTTCACAAATTGAAAATTTTCACGTTCATTAGCATTATTATTCTTCTTCTTTATATCAGGTATCTTAAAAGAAAAATATACTTCTTGCACTAAATCAGCATTTCGCGCAATTTTAGCTATTAATATAGTACTTTGATTGTAGTTTATCTCATTTTTATTAAATACAACTTTCATACTTTCTGCCGAGAAGTTTGTGTGTGTTTTATACACTTTTTTAAAAAAACTTACCGATGGATTTCCATTCAAATAAACGTTTTGAGACCCATAGGCGACAAGTTGTATTAACCCTCCAGGCATCTTATGTTACAATAATAAATAAATTTTTAAATTCTTATTAGATTAATATCAATATATATATCAATATATATTAATTTATGGCTCTTTTTTTAAGTCGTACAAACAATCTTGCAGATTTGGAAAATATATCCGAAGCAAGAAAAAACCTAGGACTTGGAACTCTAGCAGTTCAAAATGCAGATTCTGTTGTCATCACAGGTGGTGACATTAGTGTAGATAATCTATTTTTTAACTTATCTGAACATTTTACCAACGAAAAATATTTAGTATGTGACTCAAATGGAAAAGTGAATTTTCAATATTTAAATCTACCTGGATGGCTTATGGATAATAATCAACAAGTTAAAGAACCTACAGATATATATATAGCAGATTTTAACACATCTAACATGTTTTTAAGATTTCAAAATGTTCATAATGTTGCGCTAACTGGTTCTTATTTTGACTTAGATAACCTACCAAGAACATTAGAAGAGTTCGAAATAGATACTGAACTTGATTTTGTACGAAAATCATCAAATTTGGCTGATATAAATGATAAATTAGAAGCACGGTCAAATTTAGGAATTGGAACCGCAAGTCTTATAAACTCGCATCAAGCACTCAACTTTAACAACATTACAGTTGATTCATTATTTTTCAGTAATGTCCAAAACTTAGATTCAGAAAATCCTAACTATTTGTATATTAACTCCTCTGGAATCGTTACTCCAACCAGTTTATTACATGCATCAACTTCAAATTACGGAGTCGTTGTTATAGCATCAAATATTTACGATGAACGTAACGCTTCAGTTCCATCATCAACATTATTCAAACAAACAATTGATACAATCGATGCAGATATAATTGCTCTTCAAAATAATGTTCCTATGGAAAATACTACTATTAACAATATGATAGTTGATTCTAATTTGATGAAAATAGGAAATAATTTATCAGAAATTACAGATACCGATGCTGCACTCTCAAATTTAGGATTCGAAACGAATTCAATAGAATTTGTTAAAAAACTCAATGAATCATCTACTGTATTTTTTAATACAGTTCATATTACATCAAATTTCATCTTTACTCCACAATATTCTATGTCAGCAAATGATCAATATTTTCTAACTATTAGTAAAAATGATTTCCATGTAAGAATTTCAACTATGACAAAAGCAACACCTGATGAATATGGTGTTGTTAAAATTATAACTGATATTGGTTCATTAATTGATTCCAAAAATGATGAAGAGTATAGTGATCACACAATAAACTCTAAAGCATTTTATGATTATGTCCAAGAATATTTTTTAAATCGTTTCACAGTTTTTTCAAATTCCATTCCAATTCAAATCAAGGATATGTATTCAGAATACATGAAAGTTGATGACAACATTCGAGTTAAGGATCCAACACGAGCTAGACAACATTTACTATTACATAATGTTGCATATACCGGAGATTATTTTAATTTAAGGAATGCACCATCTAATGTTAGTTCCTTCTCAAACGATAAAAACTATCTATCAGCTGATTCAAACTTATCAGAATTTCAACCCAATGATATATCATTGGTCAGAAAAAACTTGAATATTGGGTCCGTTGCTTCTTATGATAGTAATAATGTTACATTCATTAGCGGAACAGGCAGTTTTTCACATTTAAATATATCAAATTCACTAATATATAATCCTCTTAATAACGTAAATATTGCAAATAAATATCTTTTTTGCACAAACAATATTGGTTCTTGTACTTGGAATTCTTTACCTGAAGCAACCACATATAGTAAAGGTATTGTGAAACTTCAAACAAATCACCTATCACCAAGCGATAAACATGCTTCTAGCGCGTCAGCCCTTTATACAGCCTATCAACAAATTACCGGACAAATTTATCTCATTCAAAATAGTCTTGAACAAATAAAAAAAAGGATTGGAATCACTTAACTTAAACAAATATAGTATATATTACATCTTTCATCGCTATTATTTGCAAATTTAAAAAATCTATTAAATAACAATTGTTACCAGTTGAAAATGAACTTAAATCGAGGAAACAATTTATTAGATCTTCATGATATATTTGCAGGATATAGTAACTTACGATTAGGTTCAGCTTCAAAACTCAACCAACAATGCGCACATTTGAATAGCAAAGATTCTAACTTTATTATTGACTCTTTGTCATTAAATAATCAAACAAAAGATGGATTATTAAAAATCAACTCAAGCAATCGTGTTGTTGTAGAACCTTCAGATAACCTGTGGTTTTTTGAATCAGAACAAAGTAATATTAGTTTAAGTACATTTAACTACTCCACGAAACTAGATGGTTCAGTTTTGAAATTTTATGGTAATGACAATATGCCTTACATCCTTTTAGAGAAATCAAATATACCCAAAGTAATACAAACAGGAAATTATAACGATCTTGAAGGTAAACCGACCTTATCAAACTTATTATTTGACAACTCAATTAATAATGATTTTATTGATACGAATGAGTTCTCCTCTTCTAAATTAGATTTGAATGATTTTATGAACAAAAATGAATGTCTATTATCATTAGGATTAGATTCAAATATATCTAAACTGGACTTTGATATATCTTCTGATACACATCACATCCCACGACTATTAACATCGAATTTAGAAATAAACAATACACATGAAGGTTTCGCGTATCTAAATATCATTCAATCAAATGAATTTTCGAGTTATTCGCTAGTAGATTCCAAAGCATCAAACCTATTATTCACTTCATCACTACCTGAACCAAGTTATTCATCAATTTTGATTGAAAATAACGAATATATTAACAATAATATAATTAATAGCCAACATGAAAAAACATTTTCAGTTCATTTATTATCCAACTACTTTACCAATAAAATCATCGAAATAGAAAGTAAATCTTCTTATTATAAATCACTCATACAATCAAATATAAGCACAGTAACTTCAAATATAAATTTATATCTTAAAAAATCATCTAATTTATTAGATATATCTAATAAAGATCAATCTGTTAGTAATCTGGGTCTAGATTTATTCACACATATAAACTACTGTAATGATACCAATTCAATAGATATACAAAGTGATTTTGTATTAAAGGTGCGTTCTAATCCTACAGATAAACTTTATTTTGATTTTTTAAATGATTTAACTACTGACATCGATACTGAACTTAACTTTGTCGTTCCATGTTTAACCTCAAATATTAACGGTATTCAATGGAAAATAATTGCCTTTTCGAATAGCGATCTAAATCTTACTTTTACTCAAGCAACATCGAATCAAATAGGTATGATAAAAATAGATTATCATTTAACATCGAATGATGACACAATTCCAAACTTTTCGGTAGTTTCAAGTCAAGTAAGTGATATAAATACCTTATTGGATGGCATTCAACCTTTGGTAAATTTTGCACAATTTTTATCAAATAATGAAGATTCAGATCCAAACTCAAACATGTTGCAATTTTCTTCAAATCTATTTGAAATTCATCATATCATGAAATCAAACACGGATGGACGTCGACAACAAGTATATAACAATTTGAAATTACATCCAATATCATATACTAGAACTGCTGATGAATTAAATGATTACCTCGATAATTTGGATGATTATTTCGTTACTCCCTGTAATGACAAAACTACATCAGAATATTCAAATTTATCTAATAAACCAACTTCGTTGTCTTGTTTCAGAAACGATGCTGTTTATTTGTCAAAAAATAAGTTTTTAAGCGAATGTAGAGACTCGTCCGATGTATGCAGATCAAACTTAAACATGGGCACCATTGCAACACAAAACATTGATGATTTGAATATTGAAGGTGAAACTCTGCGTATGATTTTTTTGTCTATAACTGACAACTTGAACCTCACATTAAATAATGAAATATTTAGGTCGAACTACACATTATTACAAGCATCCAATGATAATACAGGTTCCGCACAATGGGCGAATATGTACGAATTTACGCACGATTCACCTGATACTCCAGGTATAGTTTATCTTTTAGAATCAACAGAGTTTAATTTTGATGAACCAATCTATGACAATGAATCAACATACACAACTAAAGTATTATACAACGTTCAGAGTAATTTTCAAATAACATTATCAAATATTAATAATGATATTAGTTTTATCAAAAACTATATTCCTGCACCAAAAAACTTCTATATCGAAGTCATACATTCATATTCACAACAACGAAAAAATGTACGTTTCATATGGAACCCTTCAGAACAGTTTTTTAGTCAAAGAACACTTGAATACAAATTACGAAAAAACACAAGTGACAAATATTCCACTTTAGATTCTGAATTTTTCCAACAAGGACAACCTTTGAGTACATCTTTCGCAGGAACATGGGATGTTTATGCTACTAGTAATGACACACCCAACTCACCATTTTCTATTCCTTTTACAATTAATCAACTCAGAGTAACTACGACTCATATGTTTTCAAATTGTGAAGAAAAAGGCTTTAAATTTAAATTAGAAATCGATAGTTATAATATTCGATTTCAAAAATATATTACAAATACGTTTGACTTAGCAGAAACAACTATTAATATTCTCTCATCAGACGATGATAAATTTATCGAAATTAATTTTATCAATGTATTACCAAACAACTATGACTTATCAATAGACATTTTAGACAATTATGGTGAGTACATAAGTTCAAACTTTAATTTATATATCAAAGACCCTTCATTTAGCAATTACGATACAAATTTCACATTATGCAACTTAGATTCTGTTCCAAACGATGAAAAAACATTTTTGAAATTTACCATTGAAGCCGACGTAAATGGACGCAGTAATTACTTACAGCTTTCAAATATAACAGTACTAAGTAATAATCTAACATTAATTGATACAAATGATTATCAAATATCTAATTTTCCAAACTCATCAAACTACGAAATATCATTCAGTGTGTCCAACGAACTACAGATGGGAACCTATGTAACAAATTTAGGTGTCAAAGACGATTGGGGATACTCCGTAGATAGCAATATAACGTTAGATTTGCATTACAATTTTGATACTTTCGATATCGAGTTATCGAATAATAGAACTGCAGAAATCATTCCAGTAAATGGCCATTCTTTATCAAATCATTATAATTGGTTTAATACCTTCTCAACATCAAATATTCAATTAGATAACTCAAATTATTACAATTGTAACGTTGATATTATACATTACAACTCAAATGGTTTCAAAACAATGTCTAATCTCATATTTACTATTCAAACACCTACGATGCAATTAAGTAATTCAACTGTGTATCTACTATTGTCAAATAATACAATAATTGCATCCAATATCAACTCGTTCGATATAGATATCTATAATAATTCTACGTTTTCAAATCAATTCGAAATCGCACTTTACAGTAATAATGTATCAATTGAAACAAAAGTTTTAAACCTGAGTAATATCAAAGAATTCGAAACGGATGAATGTGTTTTTGAGCATTCTTATACTGGAAGCAATATGAAACTACTATATGATGAATTTACAGTTTTTGGTAAGGTCATTGACAAGTTTGATTTCTCAAACGTCGCATCTAATTTGCAAACCTTTGATACATTATATTTTTCAATACAAGACAGAAACATTGTACTTGACTCTTTAACAACATATGATAAATCGCGATCTTATCAATGGAATGATGAAAATAATGTCCTATCACATACTAGTAATATACTTTTGAATAACTTGGATTCTAACTATACATGTACAGTTATACGTTCAAATATCTATGATGTGGAAAACTCTGTTTCATTATCTTTTGACATTCATATACCTAAATTTGCAAACCCATTATCCTTAGATTTAACTTATGATAATAACTCAAATTATGTCGCAAGCAACGTGAATAACCTCATTGATAGTGTGCAAACATTAACATACAATTTACAAGGATTTTCAAATGGACGTGAAACCCTAGAACAAAATACGTTGTATCTCTATTTATCCAACTCAAATGATGATATGATTATAGAGTCAAACATCATATATTTTTCGAACCTGGATTTCATTGATAATACATCAACATTCGATACTGTGACCACATCAAACCTCGGTTCAAATTATCAATTATACGCGACCGTCTTTGATAATTATGGATTTTCAAATATTAGTACAAAAATCACAAAGCCATATTTAGATATTATTCAAAACCTACAAAGAACTGACCTTTTAGTAGCTGAATTATCATATTCAATAAGTAACATCAATGAATATTTACATATTAATATTAACTATAATTCTAATTCTTATGAACCATCAAATGTTCTTGATGTTAGATGTAACGTTCATGGAAATTATGTAGTTGAAAAAAATGTCATTTTTCAACAATATGGTATCTATGATTTAACAATACATGTCATTGATGCTATTGGATATACAAAAACATTAACTTACGAGTTGGACATGATTGAGTATTATTTAAGATACAGTAGTGAGGTGTTTTCATTATGTAATTTAGATGTCGTACCAACTGATGAAACAACATTTTTGAAGATTGATTTAAGTCTGAATTTTGATCCACCATTTTTTTCAAATATCACACTATCAAGCAATTACATTGAATATAATACCAGCAATTATAGCATTTATAAAATAGATGATGGAAGTAACTACGAGTTATCATTCAGTGTAAGCAATAACATTCCAACAGGTTCATACTACACGTCAATCTCTATGTCCAACGAGTTTGGTTATATACTTACAAGCAACACAAATTTAGAGTTGCAATACAATTTTGATGATTTCCATATTCAGCTATCCAATAATAGAACCGCAGAAATTATTTCTACGAATGAATATTCCTTATCAAATCATTACAATTGGTTCAATACCTTCTCAACATCAAATATCCAATTAGATAACTCAAATTATTACAATTGTAATGTTGATATCGATCATTACAACTTGAACGGCTTTAAACTCACGTCTAATTTGACCTTTTCGGTTGAAATACCATCTTTTACAGCTGTCGCCCAGAACCAAAGAGTTCTTTACACAAGTAATGATCAATACATTGTGAGCAATATTAATGTTGATGACTTTCTTTCCACTCAAACACGCGATTCAAACACATTACACTTGTTCCTGTATTCAAATGATGGAACTGGCATTGCTGATAATATACAAATCACGTTCTCTAGTAATGACATCATCGAAAAAGCTGTATTCAATAGTCATTCACTTTATGATAGAACAATATCTTTATATGGATATATTATTGACAGTTATGACTTTTCAAACGAAATTTCATATCTATCTAATGTATTTAAGTATCCGTCTCTATCAATATCTTTTGAATCATTATACTCAATTGTCAATGATGACAATCGTAAAACATTTTCTATAAACTATGTGGTTACAGATTCAAACGATAGCTACGATATTACATTAAGTTCAAATGTATTATTACAAAGTAATTTTAACTTAACAGAAAATTCGAACTTCGTAATACAACTTGACCAATATCATAATTACGACTTTTCAATAACAATGAATGATGTTTTAGGAGTATCTTTAACATCTAATTTGATTTTTGATATCATAGAACCTGTTATCCTATATCCAGAAACTTATTTTACTTTTTGCAATTTAGATTCGGTTCCTGCAGATAATCAAGCCTATTTGAAACTTGCGGTTGAAGTCGACGCAAATGGACGCAGTAATTACTTACAACTTTCCAATCTAATACTAACAAGTAATTACAGTAATATTGATATAAATGATTATCAGATATCCAATATACCATATTCATCAAACTATGAAATATCATTCAGTGTATCCAATGATCTTCCGATGGGGGCATATATTACAAATGTAGGTATTATAGACGATTGGGGATACTCTGTGGATAGCAATATTACTTTGGAACTACAATACAATTTTGATACATTTCATATTGAGTTATCCAATAACAGAACTGCAGAAATCATTCCAACCAACGGATTTTCTTTATCGAATCATTACAACTGGTTTAATACCTTCTCAACATCAAATATCCAATTAGATAACTCAAATTATTACAATTGTAATGTTGATATAGTGCATTACAACTTGAACGGCTTTAAACTCACGTCTAATTTAACCTTTTCTGTAGAAACACCATCTTTTACATCCGAAGCACATAACCAAAGAGTTCTTTACACAAGTAATAATCAATACATTGTGAGCAATATTAATGTTGATGATTTTCTTTCCACTCAAACACGACAACCATCCGATTCAAACACATTACACTTGTTCCTGTATTCCAATATATCAGACATTGCAGATGAAATAGATATTATATTTTCAAATAATATTACAATTGAAAAAGCCGTCTTTAATAGCCTTTCACTTTATGATACCCCTATATCTTTACATGGATATATTAACGATGGGTATGACTTTTCAAACGAAATGACATACCTATCTAATGTAATTAATAATCCGTCATTGACAACTTCTATAGAATCATTATACTCTTTTGATAATCATTTAATTAATCAAAAAACGTTCGCGATAAACTACAATGTAACGAATTCGAATGAAAATTACAACATTATTTTGAATTCGAATTCAACTGAATTGCAAAGTTATTTGGAACAGACGGAAAACTCAAACTTCAAAATTGTATTGGATGAATACAGAACCCATGAATTCAAAATAATTATGAATGATTTCGTCGGCATCACGTTGGAATCCAATGTTAGTTTGGATATTATAGAACCATTGATAATTTTAGATAATACGTTTGAATTATATTCGAATAATATTATTCACGTTCCAATACTCAGTTCCAATATGAATACTATATATTGGAGAGCAACGACATGTGTGTTGAACTATTATCATTTAGAATTTGCAGGCAATTACTCGTCGGGAAGTAATTCATTCGAATTTTCAAATCTAAACATAGAAACCATTGGGGATTCGTATAGTAATCTGATTTCATATACCATTGAGTACTATGACGAATGGGGATATTCCAATTTGAATACACACCAGTATGACCTAAATAGTAATTTCACTAGTGATCCAGTTATGACAATCACGAACCGAATTTTAACGTTTCCTGACCAACAACCTTATAGTAATATATTGATTGATGTGCAAAGTAATGTTGCAAGCACAGGAACATTATACGATTCGGATATACATTCAAAATCATTTGAAATTCCTAACGAAAATAATGAATGGAATTTTCATGTCGAACAAGAACTACATTCTTTCAAAAAGGATTTTAGATTCGACTTTAATGTGAATATAGATGCTCTGTCGAATAATATTGAAACGGATAGTTCTACTATATCATTATCGAATGACGCTGCTATTATTCTATCTAATGTGGTTTTGAGTAATATAAGCAAATTTTACTACGGATTCTCTTACGATAGCAATGATAATAATGTAACCTTTGCGTCTTCAAATTTTGTATTATCAACATTGACGGAACAAGCATATAATTTTCATTTACCCATTTCTACGGCTATACACCCTGACTCGAATACAATCTATCTGAAAGGTCATTGTGAAGATCAGTATGGTTTTTCAAATGATATGTATTATTTGGATAAGATTTATAACTTTAACCCTAACATATTTATACACACTTGGACGACTGGCTTAAGTGCTAAATCGTTCGTATCAGATAGTGCAACATATGATGTGGGTGATGTGATTGATTTAGATATAATAACTGACGGTCCAACAGTATATTCTTGGGAGGTAGAATTCATTATCGGTTTAACGTCTTCACCTACCGGGTCTGACGTATCAGTATATCCTCTAGGTTCATATAACTCTTCATGGTACAAGTTGCACAGGCATAATGGATGGCAAGTTTATCGTGGAGATTTTTATTCTGATAATAGGTTTTACCAAGATAATATAGGACCAACGTATGATGAATATTATACTCAATTCATCAACCAATATCTCAGAATGACTATCATTTCAGATTCTCAAGTTGAGTATAAATATTATACCGATTCGTCAAGAACAACACTACATGTACTAGATCCTGGTTGCATCATAACTCGACAGTTCAGTCTTCCAGCATATGTGTTTTTTGGTCCTGAAGCAACAGAAAGTCACGATTGTAATCGTGTCGGAAACTCAATACATGTTGAATTAAAACGCTAAACTAGCAGGTTTTAAAATGAAACAAAGAAAACATTTTCATTCTACATAATGTATATATGTGGGCGTGTCTCATTTATGTCTCAAATTATGCTCACAATGTTTGTCGTTCACATTATTTATATAATTGGTCAACACCGTTTTTTCGAATAGTTTTTCGTTCGATTGATCTTTTATTTATTCATCAAAGTAATAAACATATGTATGAAGGACAAATTATATATGACGGAACGAAGGGAGACTATCATGAACATATAAAAAAAATACAGATTCCTGGAAACAGATGCAAGAACGAATAATTTTATGATTATTGTGAAACGAAGATAAAAAGTATTGATAACTTGTGTTAATATGTGTCGCACCATTGGAAATAGCTACTTCAATTAGTACCCTACCATATCCACCACCTGATGATGCGATATATTTTGCATTATATGCCATCATAACATCGTGATCTGGACTGTTTCCAAGAACTAGGGTAACTTGATAGTTGTAATTTAATAATTCATTTTTTACTTTTTGAATGATTTCGAGTGATTTTAAATATAAAAAATATATATTATCACATAGAAATGTACGAACCATTTCTAGAAGACCTTCGGTGGGTAGAAACTCCAAGTAATGTTTGTAGATTTATCATACAAGAATTGAAAAGTATAGGCGTTTCGGTCTGTGCCACATATTTTAAGCGATTTGTGAAAGAAATCGCTTATAATTATAATGATTTGCCGTTTCACAATTTCAGACATGTGTCTCATGTGACATTCATGACCTTGTGGATTTTGAAACACTTGAAGTTATTGATATCGAGCAATGATTTTGAGTGTTTTGCACTCAATATGGTAGTGGTTTCTTTGGGTCATGATATCAATCATAGTGGTGTGATAAATTCAAGACTATTAAACAGGCATGTAGATAATTTATCAGAGATTGATTTCGAAACACAGTATATAACGTCATCTACGTCTGATAACGAAAACATGCATTCGTGTTGTTTGATCAAACTTCTAAAAACATACGGAAGTAAGATCATGACGAACTATGATTTGAATACGAACCTGATTTTCATTCATAATTGCATATTGGCAACTGATTTACAGTTGCACGATTCGATCATGCAATATTTTTCACTCATCAATAATAAGACATCTTTGAAGTCAATGTTTCAAAAGAATCCTGTATGTTTGGGGATGATGATTATGAAATGTGCTGATTTGGGTCATTTCTTTTGTCATCCCGCTGTTCATGTATATTGGGTATGTAAATTAGATGAGGAGATGTGTAATGCATCCAAAGAAATATCCACATCTCATTGTGAAAGTAGCATTCGCGGATGTAAAAATATGCAAAAGTCATACTTACAACAGTTGAGTGAGACTACGATTACTTTCTGTAACAGATACGTGAGATATTTGCATTCTGAAATATGTAACTTATTACATATAAACTCAGACCAACTGAAGAAAAACACTGAAATATGGTTATCGATAGGTCCAACGGCACGCAATGTAACATACATTGATCGAATGTCGGCTGACATACTTAAAAAACAATCAACAGATAGACATAGTCTTGAAACACACATGAATGTCTGTATATGTATGATTGATATTGTAAACTTCACACAATGGAGTTCATGTAATTCCCCTGAGGATATATTCGAAACGATGACGTTGTATAATGAATATATCATTGAGTTGATCGGAGTTGAGTGTGATGTGAATAAAATAGAAATGGTTGGTGATTCGGCCATGATCATTGGAGGACTAAGAAATGGTTGTACGATGGATACTAAACTAGCAATGTTTCTTTTTGTTTCAAGATTGTTGAGTAGTATTGATCGATTGAAGCGACTATTTAATGACAACAATATATCAGTGCGTGTAGGTATGCACATGGGTAACATATATATCGGTTGTATCGAAGGTCCGTTGAGTATTCAAGTATATGGGAACTCGGTTTGCGTCGCAAGTCGTATGGAGTCTAGTGCGTATCCGGGTACATTGATGATAAGTGACACACTCTTCGATGCAGTATTTTTTTACATAGACATACTCGTTCAATTAACAATTGGTAATGTTGTAAACATTTATCAGAAAGGTGTTGGTAATGTAAATAGTATGTGTATATTTCTACACTCATCACACACACTCAACATTTTGATTGCTGACGATTCAAAGCTGGCGACAAAAATGATTTATGCAAAAGTCAAGAAGTTGGTGCCTGACGCCCATATCAAAATCGTTAATAATCTTCGTGAAATGAAAGAGACTTTGTTCATGATTAAGTATGACATCCTTTTCAGTGATTGGAATTTTCAGAATGGAGAAACTGTAGACCTTTTAATTTATGAGTATCTGATGTTTGAAGACAAATATAGAAAAGATACAACGCGAATTGTTGTATTTTCGACATCATTCGAAAGTGAATATCGCCCTGATATCTTGCGGTCTTTGCTATCAAGTGAAGATGTAATATCAAGGGCAAATGTGTTCGAACATCTTGAATTGGTTTTGAAAGGTTCGTCGTCTACGAGGCATTCTAACGACTTACCGTACGGCGAGCAAATTCAACTTTTCCAGGAATAATAGATTTTACAATTAATGAGTAGTTTGTATAATGAGTATTTGTATAAAAGAATGCATATATAAACCGTTTTGTATATCATATCGGACGAGTTGATTGTAAGTATCTGTACATACTCATGCGAAATATATCACTATTAACGTATTCTTTTATGTTGATATATTATATTAAATCAATGATATATGTTAACGTTTATGCTTATGCAAAGAATATTAAAAGTGAATATAACGATAATTTAGGAGATTTCTTTGGATACATATTAATGGACTATATATGTCAAAATCAAGATATTGTAGTTAACAGACGAAATAACTTAGTTGGTTCGTCAGATACTATTTTTTCAATAGTTGGTAGTGTTTTACATATGTTATTCAGGGGAATGAGTGAATTTAAACAACAAACAGTTATTGTTGTTGGTTGTGGTTTAATCGAATCTGAATGTAATTTTTTTTTCAATACCGATAGACTAATTGTTGCAGGAGTGAGAGGACCATGAACTAAAAAAATTCTTACAGGGGTTCTTGGAGGTAGGTCGGATATTGAAGTGATCTCCGATCCTGGTTTGTTGATATCTGATATTTTTCCATTACCTCCTAACGATAAAGCAAAATACGAAGTAGGGTTTATTCTTCATGAAGTTGATAGAGAGGCATTCTCAAAATTATTTCCAAATAATGTAAAATATATTGTTAACTACAATACCACTTACAAAAATTTTATCTCGGATTTGACAAAATACAAACGTATAATCTCGAGTAGTTTGCATGGAGTTATATTTTGTCATTCGTACGACATACAAGTATGTTCTGTAAAAATATCAGACAAGATTATAGGTGGTGATTTTAAGTTCATTGACTACTATCTATCATTAGGTCGAACAGAATATAAAGGACGAAAACCTATTGATAGACAAACAGATTTTGCGACTATGTGTGAGAATGAATGGCAACCAAGCCAAGAGTTAATTTCGATGTTGAAAATTAAACAAAAAACGGTTATTCGAACGGCAATAGAAAAAAATGCAACTCATATATTTAAAAATAGTATTTAAAAATATTATATATCTATCAAACAATTGTCAAATCCAGAGACCCTCGCGAACCTTTTATTTTAGAGTTCTCTATCCATTCATCAAATATACTTGTCAAAGTAGTAAAAAAATGTTTCGATTCAAATGAAATGATATCCTTAAAATCATATTCGTATTTCTTTTTCGTATCGTGTAACATTGAATCATTTGTCATTAAACAAACACATTGCTCGAAATGATGTTGATTTTTTAACAATATCAATACATCATCGATGTCATTCCACACGTGTCTTTCTTTCGTTATATTTATGATGATTCCAATAAATTTGTATGACTCACAATCCATCATGCATTCATCTTTATTTTTTGGAACTTGAAATTGTTCAAAATCTACTAACTTAGTAATTGCTTTTGTAAATAGTTCATTCGTATTTATGACCAAAATTTGATTTTTTTTCAAAAATAACTGATAACTTGCTTTGTATCCTATACCTTTATATTTATCATATATAGGTGCACCTTTGACGCTTCTTGAACATGGACCACAAGTAGTTTTACACGCATTCTGCACACACATCAACGTTTTCTCGGAAACATGAATCGTATTCGGAATACAAGAGCTCTCTAACCGACTACATATATTGATATCGTTTCCAAACATCTGATATTTTTTGGGATTATTCAAGTATATACCAATAACATCAGAGACATGAATTCCAATACGAATTCCAACAAAAGAACATTTGAATATATTTTTGAAATCATTTATGTTTTCCAATAAATCAAAACAAAGACGAATCATTGATAAATAAGAATTTACTGGTTCAATTGATTCAACATCATCTGTTGAATTGGAAACTAACATACATGAATCACCAACAAGTTCTATTTTTTTTACACAAGGAAACTTTTCTATATGGTTACATATCCAATCATTATAGATTATCATTGTATTAGCAATAACATTCGGTAGATGATTCGAACACCAAGTTGAAAATCCAACAATATCTATCATGCAAACACATACGTTTGACAACAAATCATATTTTGTTGAATCAATAATAGAAACAGAACCATTATTGCTATTTTCAGTAACTTGTATGGTATCACTCACATAATTTTTCGATAGGGTATGAACATTACCCAAACTTGTTTTCTTAAGATTGTTTTTGTCATGTTTTCGAAAAAAATTTGTATCAATTACATCAACTTCGTTAATTGAAATAGAACTTCTGTTGTTCTTTTTATTCTGATCATGTTGTTCCTGCATGATTTCTTGTTTATTACCTGACTTATTGTTCGTTTCAATACTATTATAGAATCTTGTTTTTAAAAAGTTCATCGTTGCGCCACATTATATTATCAAATATATAAAATTATATTATCGTTTTATGTAACGAGTATTAGTCCAAAAATGAGTTTATGTAATTTCAATGACAGAAAACAGATAAAATAATTTCTACAATAATATAAAATAATGTCTCATTCATTTGATTATATTGAGGTTGTCGTTCGTATGTTAAAATATTTAATGGAAGGTCTCGTGGTAGCTACTGCAGCATTTATGTTTCCTAACAAAAAACTATCTTTCGAAGACGTAATGTTAATTGGTTTCGTGGCCGCAGCTACATTCTCATTACTAGACTTATTCAGCCCAAGCCTCGGAATCAGCGCCCGTTCTGGTGCCGGGTTAGGTATCGGTGCTAATTTAGTAGGATTCCCTACCATGAATAACATGCCTGTATTACAATCAAAATTAACCGGTCCATAAATGAAATGATATTATATACTTCTGATAAATTTCCAATTTAAATCTTTGCATATTTTTTTCCATATTTCCTCTTGTTGATGTAATTTTTCTCTAGATTTCAACAACGGAAAAAATTTTAAATATTCTGGTTTATCTAATATCTGGATAAATTTATGAATCACATATGAATACGATAAGAAGTTTTTCCGTACAAGTGGTGCATGTTTTAAAAACGGAACTTGTATTTCTTTGAACATATTTCTAAGTGTTTCTTCCAATTCAGGTGATAAGTTTGGATTAGGAACTCCAGTGATTCTATTCATTATGTATGGAATGTGTTCATAATACTTATTTATTTTCAACTTCTTCAAAATTTCTTTTATCTTTTTCCCAGTTAAGTCTTTGGTGTTAGTTATTCTTTGTTTTTTCAATTCTAACATGATTTGGTCAAAAACGCTTTCAGGTATATCCGTCGTTTCTTTACCTTGTATTTGATTTAACCATTCTTGATAATGATTTATACGTTTGTATGAAAAATAACTAATTTCTTTAGGAGGGTCTTTATAGGATGGTTTTTCATTATCTGTCAATATATGTTCCACTGCGTAACACTCGTTACAATATGATATATTATCATTGACTAATATAACCTTTTCAGTTGAATTGCAATGCACACATTTAGTTGCATTTATATTGTTTATGTTATCATTTATATAATTAACGTCTGTTATTGCTAAATATTGGTTCAAAAGAACTGCTCTGTTTTTTGGCGGTTGCTCTTCCAGTGTATCAGTGGTGTTTTCTGTTCTATCAATACTTTTCTTATTAAAATCGTATGATGTACAGTTTTCATGAAAATATGATAATATGGATTTAGTTGTTGAGTTAGTTGGGATGGTTGGGTTATCCAACTCTGATTTGATATTGAGTTTAGAATCATTGTTATTTTCAATTAAGTCGTAGTAATTATAGAGTATGTGTGAGGTTTTTATATAGTATTCAATTTCATCATTATTTGTCTCGATTTGATTAATTTTATTTCTTTTATCTCTCAAATTATCGTTTATATGAACTATTCTACTGAAATTTTCATCACTCTTTTCACTATTAGGTATGGACTCGATTTCGCTCAATTCTTTAGATAACTCACTTATTTCGGCTTTCAATATATCTACAGACATTTTATCATTTTCAAATTCTGATAAAGTTTCTTTATGACAATGATCTAATGTTTTTGTTGATTTTTTATACAAACAAGAACGTTTATTTGACACATAGGTTTGTTTTTTCATATTTACATATTGTATTAAGGACGGTTCAATAATTTTAAATAATAATAGTATATTATATATATATATGTAAAAATATATAATAGTGCATTTATGGATTTTTAACAATTACAAAAGTTTATAAATTCACTTCAATAATACACACAAATAATATATTCCTTTTTTCCTCTGCATATATTTTACGGCAAATCTATAAAAATAAAATATTTATATATATTAAAACAAATATGGGAGGAGGTCTCATGCAGCTCGTAGCTTACGGTGCCCAAGATATCTATTTATCTGGAAACCCCCAAATCACTTTCTTCAAGGTGGTGTACCGCAGACACACCAACTTCTCCATGGAATCCATTGAACAAACATTCAATGGTTCTGCCGATTTCGGCAAAAAGGTAACATGCACCATCTCCAGAAATGGTGATTTAATCTCCAGAGTGTATTTAGAAGCTACAGTAACTAACACCTCTGTTGGTACCTCTATAGTACAAGCTGGACACAAACTCATCAAATCTGTGGAAGTAGAAATCGGTGGTCAGCGCATTGATAAGCACTACGGCGATTGGTTATCCATCTGGAATGAATTAACCCAGACTGAAGGGCACTGGGATGGATACAAAGCTATGACAGACGTACCTGCCTCCACCACCACAACCCTCTATGTGCCTCTTCAGTTCTGGTTCTGCCGCAACCCTGGACTCGCCTTACCATTAATCGCTTTACAATACCACGAAGTGAAGATTAACATTGAGTTTGCTCAGCCGTCCGACCTCGACGCTAATGATGCCCCCACAATGAACTCTGCTTCCCTCTACGTAGATTACATCTACTTAGACACTGATGAACGCAGACGTTTCGCTCAGGTATCTCACGAATACTTAATTGAACAGCTCCAATTCACCGGTGATGAATCATTGTCTAACAAGGTTAAATTAAACTTCAACCATCCTGTGAAGGAGCTCATCTGGGTAGCAAAAGCTGCTGGCTCTTCTTCAGTAGGTGCTTTCGAAGACGCTTACGGTGAAGCTAAATTACAGTTAAATGGTCACGATCGTTTCTCCGCCAGAGAAGCCTCTTATTTCCAGCTTGTACAGCCTTACCAGCACCACGAACGTGTACCTGTGGGTAAGTACATTAACGTGTATTCTTTCGCCCTCAAACCCGAAGAACATCAGCCATCTGGCACATGCAACATGTCCAGAATTGATAACGCCACATTAAACTTAACCAACCCACTAACTGATCACAACTTGAAGGTGTTCGCCGTAAATTACAACGTACTCCGCGTGATGTCCGGTATGGGTGGCTTAGCTTACTCCAACTAAATGTAAATTAATATCAACAATCATTCAACAAATTAAAAATTTATTTTTAAATTTTAAATAAATTTAAATTTATTTAAATTTAAACGATAAGATAACTATATTGTTTTAATATGACAACAATGGATTTGTCATCCTTACCATACAATAAGGATAATGTATTAATTGATGAAAAAGACATATCACCGATATTATCAATCGGTGATATTAAAGAACTAAATAATATCAACATATATCGGCGCGCATTTGTACATAAATCCTATTGCACACGAAAAAATGAAAACTATATTGTTGGAAATGTGAAGTGTCCTGCAGATTGTATGCCATTACAAGAAGATAGTAATGAAAGATTGGAGTTTTTAGGGGATTCAATTTTGAATTTAATTGTAGCAAGCTATTTATTTGAAAGGTATCCACAAGTAAATGAAGGTTTTTTAACAACAATGCGAACGAAACTTGTGAATGGAAATATGCTGGCAAGTCTATCAGATAAATTAGGATTGGGAAAATTCATTATTATGTCACATCAAATTGAAAATAATAATGGACGAAAAAATAAAAACATTTTAGAAGATACATTCGAGGCATTTATCGGAGCAATATTTCTAGATTTTAAAGATGAAAACAATATTCATTCTGGATTTGATGTTGCTAAACAATGGGTAATTGCAGTTATTGAAGAATATGTTGATTTTATGGAGCTGATGAAAATTAATATTAATTATAAAGACAAGTTAGTAAAACTATGTCAGCATCAATATCAATTTGTTCCAAAATATTATGAACTTAATGTGAATGAAATCCAAGGAATAAAAGAACATACTGTATGTATCCGCAATAATCACAATGAAATCATTGCAGTTGGAAAAGGAGCAACGAAAAAGTTGGCTGACATTGACGCATCTAAAAAAGGACTGGTATATTATGGCGTTGAACTCTAATTACTTTAAGCATTTACTCTATTTTCCATATCAAGCAGTTTTTCTACTATAATCTGTATTATTTTTGAATCAATTGATTTTTTTTCTTCATATTTACTTAATAGCTCATTATGAATTCGTGATAACGTATTATTTATTTTATTCATAAAATCTATTTGTTCATCTTTCATACTGCTTATACGTAGTGTGTTCATAAGTATTAATGAAAACAATAGAACAAACACCATAACTGTTACAATGACTAAAATCATTTGTTATGAATATTATTATTGTATATTAATATAATTTTCGTTGAATTATGACAATTTTCTTGCAGAAGGGTCATTGTTCGCTGAGGTATCGCAAAATCTCGGCATCCATAAGTATGGAACTAACTCACCATCATAATAATTGATATAGATTGAATAATAGTAATATGTTTCTTTTAACTTAAAAGTACTGTTTTTAAACTTATCATCATCTACAAGTAAATTTATATGTTTTTGAAGAATGTCAGCCCAAGAGTTGTTTTCAGGACTTACACCATCACTAAATGCTTCTTTAGGTCTCCATAGAACATCATAGGGTAAAATATTAGGTTCATAGACTTCAAAAGCTTTACGTAATAAATACTTTTCGGTTCGTGTATTACTCATACGCAATAATGGATTTATAGATAAATAATAAGTCACAAAATCTTTATCAGCAAATGGGACACGAGCTTCAAGACCAAAATTCGAAATCGTTCGATCACTCCTTAAACTGTCAAAATAGTGAATATCTTTTACCAATCGTACACATTCTTCATGAAAATCTAAAGGGTCTGTACATTTTTTGAAATATTTATATCCACCACACACTTCATCAGCATAATCTCCATTGAAAACCACTTTACAATCTGTATGTTCAGATATGTATTTTGCAACCAAATAATTTCCTACACTCGCACGAACAGTTGTTGTATCATAACTCTCAATAGTTCGTATAACTGTTGCTATAGCATCAATAAAATCTTTTTTTGTTAGTTCAATCGTTATGTGGTCAGAACGAATATGTTCTGCAACTTTTTTCGCATTTTCTAAATCAGGAGAACCTTTCATACCAATTGAGAATGTCTTCAACTTTGGAACAAACTTTGATAATATCGCGCATACTAGACTACTATCCAAACCTCCTGATAACAAAGCGCATATATTTCGATCGGACATAACACGTTTTTTAACAGCTTTTGTAAAGATTGTATGAATATTTTTTAATATAACACTTTCGTGATCGAAAGTGATTTGTTTCAAATCTAAGTCTGAATTATAGGGGAGTATAGAAGATATTTTCGAGTATTCTGACAAAATGGCAAAATGTCCTGGTGGAAACTGTTTCACGTTTTTCGTCTTGAAAAACGCTTTTGCTTCTGACGCAAATGAATAGTTCATGGTATCATAAAATAAAGGTCGAACACCATACGGATCTCTTGCAAAATATACCAATCGGCGTGATTTATCATATAAACAAAACGAAAATTCACCATCTAAAAGATTACATAGATTTGAAATAACATTGTATTCATTATCATTATCCTTTTTCAAATGTTCATACAAATGTAAAATGACTTCACAATCACTTTTCGTTTTCATTTCAAAGTCATACTCGGTTATAAGCTCTTTATAATTAAATATTTCTCCGTTGCAAATTAATACAGAACTATTCATTTTCATTGGCTGACTACCGTTTTCAATATCATTGATTGCCAATCTATTGAAAAACATACATATCATATCGTTTCGGTAAGCACCAATCTGTTCAGGACCCCTATGACGTAAAGCGTTCTCGGGATCCATTAAACTTTCAACATTTTTTGTTAAACAAAATGTTATTCCACACATATTCTCTATCTTCTTATAATATTCATATTTTAAATACGTTTATATACTAGTTTTATAAATAATAGAAATTATTGCATAATATAACACAACTCAAAAAATACAATATCGAATTACTTAACAACCTATAGTTCTAAATAAATACGAGATACAAGTTCTGGACAAACAATAAATGGATTCACGTTATTTTGATATTTATATATGACATCAACACGTTTCCGTTCTCCCTCATCAATAGGGTCTTGATGATGCCAGGTTAATAATACAGGCACATCAATTACTTTGTTCATATCGTATTTCGGATACATTGTATTGAAATAAGCAATTGCACGAGCTACATTACCTTTGCTTACATCTCTAGGTTCAAATGTGTTATTGTAATTCGATTTTTCAGATAGGTTTGTTACATCTAAATCTTCTTCATCAGATATTTCTTCGTCATTGCTTAAATCAGAGTCATCCGGTTCAAGTGGTTTGCCATTTTCATCCAAAAATTGAGCTTCATCGTCATCTATCTCATCAAACTTTTTATTACTTCTATGTGTATTTAGTTTGTATTGAGAAGCAAAACAATGATTTAAATCAGACTTCATTGGATATTTTTTTTTAAAAAAACTTTGAGGCCATATATGTTCGCAATTTACTTTTTTACGATGAATGTTCTCCAATTCATGACCACCATATATATCGACAGTTGCAATTTCTGAATATAAAACTTTTCTAGCTTTGTCGTAAGATAAACGATTAAAATCATTGAGATGTAATGGGGAAAACATTTCATATAACTTTGTTTTTAACTCTTGACCAACAAGGCCGTTTGTTTCTCTTATGATTTCTGTTCGAAGTTCCATTTATAATATGATAGTAATTATTTTATCACATCCATTTTAATAATTCATTTCATGGAAAACTGCATTTCATTTCAACAGGGTTTGGATATAGATCACACTTATTGAATTGTAGTTCGGGAATTTTCTCTGAATCAGGTGGCAATCCTCCGTTATTTCCAGTACTATTGTTCGTCACACCAACATATCTTCGTGTAAAATTATTAAAATACTGATGATTATTTGTGCAATATACATCTTTTCCGTTTATTTGTTTTTCTTGTAATACACTATAGTTGTGACTTGTATTAAAATCATCCGGTTGTACCAAAAACGAATCATGATTCTTGCAATCATATCCTACACATTGGACGTCGAATGAAACATTCTTCTTTTTAGAAATACTATTTTTACAATTTAATTTAGAGTTGTAACCATTCATACGCATATCAGTCTCTACGGTAACATTTTTTTGACAGTTTGGATTTTCATAGCATAACATGTTATGTTCGAACAAACTTTCATTATAGGTGTTGTTTTCTAATGACTTTTCTTCCATTGATTTATTCTGTTCCTCTAAAAATCCACAATACATCTTTAATAATAAGAGGAAATTATTTTATCCAAATACTCTTTTTCATCTGATGTTAATGGTGATTCAAAATAATCAACATGTTTGCTCGTATCTCGTAACGTGTTTTTATCATTATTTACATACAAACTTGTATTACAATCGTGAATCAATCTCATATATAGTTTTGGGTCATTGTCAATTATCTTACAACGGAAGTGTCTTAAAGCAGTTTTTTTGACAATCTGATCTTCCATACTTTCTACAGGTTCGTATTTTATACTCTTTAGTTTTGAAAAGAAAATCATTGTTCCAGATTTAAGCTTTATTTTGAACTTGAATTTTGTTGAAATGTTATATTCCAGACGATTTTGAAACATCAAAAAATCTACATCATGCTTACAGAATTCTTTCATGAATATTGACAAATATTGAGGGTGTCTATAATCATCATCGTCCCATGTAGTCCAAACAGCATTTGTAGGAACCATCTCTAAAGACTTGTTGCGCAATATACCTAGTTTATCTACAGCAACTTTTCTTTCAAAGATTCTCTCATTTGTTTGATTTGGTTCGATAATATTTTCAGAACTTTGATTCAAAATAACTAAATACTTATTTTCATAATTCTGTTCTAAAAAATTAATCACACTTTTTTTAGCGTAAGCAACTCTTTCAGGTTTATATCCTGTAATCATCAAACAATAAACATCATATTCTTGTTTATTTTCTTCTTTTCTGTCATTAAACATGATATTTTTAGATAAAATTATTATTACCAATATTGTAATTAATATTGAAAATAAATAGAATAAATTGTAATCCATTATTATACTAAATGAGATATATATATTTTATTTGTTTGTTCATGTTAATTATATACTTTCTTCACCTCAAAATATCATTTCGATCTTTAGATACGGAAGAACATTTCTATAACCACGGATTCAATGACTTAACCTATTACAAGTTCGACAAATCGCTTAGGTCAGCATCGCTTGATGATGTTAATGGGTTTCAAACAATATTAAATGAATACAACTTCAAATGGTCAAAATATTTACATAAATCGGACATTGTATTCTTTTATTTATTAACTGATTATGTAAAATTATACAACAAAATTGTAAATATACCAACGATTAGATATGTTGCTTCGTTACGTTGTATAGATTTATTTTGTTCGAAATACAAGCTGTATGATATTTTGGAATCAAATCTAAGTGAAGAACTTCTAATAAAATATTTACCAAAAACATATTTGTTAGGACCGAAACATGATTTGTCTGAAATTGTTGATGGAGAACTGTACATATTGAAGAAAAACATTCAACGACAAAACGGATTGTGCATTACAAAAAATGCAGCAAAGATACAAAAAGCATATCAACAAAATTATGTCGTTTGTCAAAAAATGTTACAAGACGTTTTTACTATTAACAAAAGAAAAATTAATTTGAGGGTATATTTGTTAGTCACTATTACTTCCGAAAACCCTTCATTTTATGTATATAACAATGGTTTCATCTATTATACCAAAAAAGATTTTGTGAAAAACTCCACAGATCCAGATGTTCATATAACCACCGGATATATAGACCGTCAAATCTACGAAAATAACCCTATGACATTAAAAGATTTAAAGCAATTTATTAAAGAAGAGCGATATTCTATTTTAAATCAAAATATATTAGACTGTTTGCAAACATTGATGTCAGCTTATGTTTCGATTCTAAAAAAATATGATACTTCAGCTCAAACAAAATTTGTCATGTTCGGTTGCGACTTCGCAGTTGCAAGTGATTTATCTTGTAAGTTGATCGAGATAAATAAAGGTCCTGATTTAAATTACAAAGATAAACGTGACAAAGAAGTCAAATATAATCTTGTAAAGGATACGTTCATTATGTTAGGTATCATTCCAGGAACTACAAACACCTTTACACAACTATAATTGATTATACATCAAATTTGTACGATTAAAATATTTTAAATATTATTAAATAATAAAAATGACTAATAAGGTTTTATTAACACATGAAACCGACTTTCTACAAAATAAACTTACTGATTCAATGCTAAACAACAAACAAATTCTTTTATATGTTAAACGCACGAACTGTCCATATTGCACCATGATGCAAGGTGAATGGGATAAACTATGTAATAAAGTTAAAAATAAGAGCAATTTAGTTGTAGTTGAAATAGACAAAAATGTTTATAAGCCTGAAAGAACACCAAAATTTATGAGTGATTTGGTGTATAACACACAATTCGTTCCGAATGTTGTCATGACGCAAAAACCATATCAAATGGATAAAACAAATCCTTATTTAGGCTTCGAGAAAGAAAGAACGGTTGACAATTTTCTAGAGTTTGTCAATTCAACATTAGATAAATCAACTAAATCAACAACTAAATCAACAACTAAAACAACAACTAAAACAAAAAAGAATACTTCAGAACCCAATAAAAATATAAGTAAACCGAACAAAACAAAAAAAACATCTGAACAAAAAACAAAAAAACCATTAGACAAGAAAACGACAAAATCATTACAAAATAAACAAAAACAAACAAAAATAAACAAAAAATGAAGACAAAAGTATCAAATATGATAAATAACACTATAAATATGTTTTTTCATTCGTCTTTCGGTTATGCTCTATTATCATATCAAAAATCATTTAAGTTTAATTGTTGATTTATAATAAAATGTCAAACACTGCTGTACGTGATATTATAAGAAACAACCCTCATGTAGTGGTTGAAGATGTTTCACGAGACAAAAATTATCCAATGGTATCTTCGAATGGTAATACAGAATCATATACAATGAACGATTTTAAGAATATGGTTACACAATGGGTACAATTAGATAAAGAACTTACATTGAAAAAGGAACAGATTAAGGTATTAACACAAGAAAAAAAACAATTATCGAAAATGATGGAAGTTATGTCCTTTAAAATATTGCAGTTCATGAATATGAATGATCCACCCATTGACCAGTTGAATACCAGACAAGGTTTAATTAAATGTAAAAGGAGTTTCGTAAAGCAAACATTAACGAAGAAAGAAATTATTGACAATTTGACGAGAGAATTCCAGAACGTATTGAATGCTGATGATATTATTCAAAACGTTTTTAATAACAGACCAAAAGTTGAAAAAATTCAATTAATTCGGAAAAACTCTTAATCAGAATCATCATCCATATATCGCATTAAATAGTTTTCCCGTTCATTGTATTGATTTACATATTCATCTCTGTCAAATATGTCGTCTTCTTCGTCAGATGATGGTTCTTCATTTTGATTCGTATTATTTATATATTTGATGAAATTTGAATCATATTCCGGGTTTAAAATAGAACGTTCGAAAACATTTTTTGAAAAAGGTCTTAAAAACTTAATGGAAAGTAAGAAATGCAAATCGATATGTTTAAAATTATATAACTTTCTGTCACTTTTTCTTTCAAACCTGAAACTCATTTTTGTTAATCTTCCGATAGGATGGAACTCTTTATATTTAACAGAAAAGAATTCATTATTTCCTTCGGCATAACCTTGTACCCCTATGTTCAGTACCCCTAAACCTGGAGTGTATTTCTCTGAATTTAAGCTTCCTCTCAAATGATTTTCAATTTCGTCACATCGTAACAGAACATAATTTTCAGATGCCAAATTGATCATACCTGGGGATGTTATTTGGTTACTTCCGACGAACAACCATTTAATTTTACAGCTTGAAATACCACTTATTAGTCTATTATTTGTTTTTAATTCAAAGTTGTATTTTAGATTATTAAACTCGTCCGGAAAGTTCCCTATGTTGAAAAATTTTTTCGACATATTAGTACGTAGAATATCATCATCTTCTGAAATACTATACTTTAGTTCGTTCGTATCTTCTTGTGGTCTGAGAAATATATCCATAATGAAGTTCGAATTGTTATCAGTTATTTCTAACTTAATATACGATTTGTCATCACTTGGAGTTAAAACACCGTATGGTATACTTATACTTTTTATGGTTATATATTTGTATTTATAGATTACATTATTTACATCTAATAAAAATGTTTCATTTACATTATCAAATGACAAATTTGTTGATGACAAGGATTGCAAATCTAACTCGTATGTATAACCAGATGCATTATCAGGAGTTAGATTAAGTGAAGTCTCTAGTTCTTGATGTGCATCGATGTTAGGTATCGATAAATATATAACATCATTCACGATATGTTTTATATCTAAAAACTCCACAAAATGTACTTCTAATGTTACAGAATCTGAAGTCAAAGTGAATGTGTATTCAATATCTCTTAACACAACTAGACCGTCAATATTATTGTAATCTTCATCACTTTTGAAAGTTCGCATCAGTTTATTTTCATTATCATGAATTGTTAATTCAATTCCAGGAGTTATTGAGATGTTAGAAATGTATGCTTCTGGAACCTTTGACTTATGAACATATTTAAAAGTATTACTATTTTCAAGTTTTTTCACTTGGGTATCATTTAAAAAATTAATGACAAAAGATTCATTCCTGTTTTTACATATGTTTGTGGGCACACTCAAAGCGTTTGAAAGAGTGTTGTATTTAGGATTATCATCATTTGTTGGCAACAGACTAAAACCAAGTGTTTTGTATATATTACTTTTAGTCATGTTTAAATAAAAAGGTTTATCCGTTCTCAGTGTAAGAATAGGATTGTCTGATTTTGAACGCTCATAATAATTTTGTAAATCAACTGACTGGTCGTAATAAATTTCATTGTTTCCTACTTCCCAAACTTCATCTGTTTTGTCAAAAACGAATTGCACCACATCAAACAAGATATCTGATGTGCTGAAATCTTGTGACATCAGTTTGACACTTCGTTCGTTATCTTCTTGAAAAGAATTCACTCCAGTACAATATGTCAATTCATTATTTATATCTTCTTCAACCATAAACATAGTGCGCGGAATGGTAGTATCTAAAATTTCTATCCCATATACAAATGTAAAAGGTTCATCAAACGTAACTTGAAAAGCAGCTATATTTGGATTCAATCGTATATCTCTTTTGGAACTGTCTATTAACAAAATTATACTTTCTTTGGTAGAATTTTGGTACAAAAAATCAATATCTTCAATTGGCATATTTGTATAATATTTCTTAATTACTATTTATTTTTAAATGAAATAATTGCAGTATATCTTTTTTTATTCAACATTTATTGTAAAAACAACCCTTTCACAGTTTCACTGTGTTTTTCGTATAAGGTATCTAATTGTTTCAAATTGTCTAACCTTGATTGCTCTTCTTTTTTATCAATTTCATCTAATTTTTTATAATAATATTCTTCTTCAGGTGTGACTTTAAAATTTTGTGATTTTCTTTTTTTTTCAATCTCATTTAAGTTTTTATAAGTGTCTCTTTTTTTAATCTCATTACTATTAACTAATTTAGATGTCATATGTGCTTCTCTATAATCCATATAATGTAGTCTAGCAGAACTGTCATTTTTACCAGAAAAATCGTCTTCTTTACATTTACCCAATTCTGTAAAATTTAATGATTTAGATGAAGATTGAGGTACAGGTAACCTAAATTTTGATATCTGGGAATTGCTTTTAACTTCGATTTCGTCCATTTTCATAAATTCATCATATCCCCTGTCCATCACAGGATCTTCTAAACGATTTTCATCAAAAAGTTTATTGAATTTTTTTATAAAACCTTCGTCTGCAACTACTTGATTATCCCGTGAAAAAACAATATTTTCTTTTGCATCTTGTTTTAATTGTATGAAATCACGTTCTTCAACATTTCTTTTTATTCTTTTGTGCATAATTCTATACGCGTCCGATAAAACATTAAATAAATATTCATCACCACCTTTGTCAGGATGATATCTTTTTGCAAGTTTTTTGAATTGTGTTTTTAGTTGGTCCATGTTACAATTTATTGATAATCCCAACAACTTACTTGCTTCAATTTCACTTAATTTCATTTTAATATAGATTATCATAGAAATTTAAATAGAAAAAACGATGGAATATATTTTACTGTGTATTCAAAACACTAACTGTTTTTCTTTACTTGAACTAAGAACAGCATAATAACAAATAATAAAAGTACTACAGTAACAAATAAACACCACCACATTGAAATACCATTATTTAAATTTTGATTTTGTGTTTTTTTATCATTTGAGTCACGATTTATGTTAAGATTTGTATTTGAATATATTCTTTTAGCTGCATCCAATTCCATAACTGGTTTGTTTAACTTTTTATTAACCTCGTTGTGAATCTTGACTGTCCATTCGAATAACTTAGATGCATTTTCAATGTCATTCATAGTCAATGGATATTTGTTATAAATTTCTTGAAGATGTTCTGAACATGTTTGGCATGGTAACAAATGTACTAAATTCATATAAAAATCAAAATATATTTCCTTGTCTTTGGATGTTGGATTTATTGGCAATCCCAACGCAATATAATGTATAGACTTCCAAATATATTTACCCCATATTTTTGGTTCCATTATTATATTATAAATAGAGAATTTACCAGAAGTAATATTTAAACACTCTTTGTGAAATTAAATGTATGACATGCAAATATCAAAAAAATCACAAGTAACTTGTATAAATTGTGGCAATATTGGGCACACTTCTAAAAATTGTAATCATCCAATCACTAGCTATGGTATCATTTTATATAAACCAATTTTGAATTCGATATATTATCTTATGATTCAAAGAAAAGATAGTTTATGTTATACTGAAATCATACGAGGAAAATATGATTTAAATAACCTTAATTATATTATGAAATTATTTTCCAATATAACATTAATTGAAAAAAATAACTTATTACAATATACATTTGAAGAATTATGGAATATGATGTGGGTAAATAGTAACGGTTCCATTAAAAAAGATTATTCATTTAGTAGAAATAAATTCAATACATTGAAAAAAGGATACTATCTTCATACTAAAACAAAAAGTTCGATTATAAATGTAAGTTTAAAATATTTAGTGTTTAACAGTACATCAATAAAAGAACCTGAATGGGAATTTCCTAAAGGAAGACGTAAATTACATGAAACCGATATTAAGTGTTCCTTGCGTGAATTCGAAGAAGAAACTTCTATTGATAAAAAAGACATTATAATTGATGACACTAAAAAACGATACGAAGAAGTGTATATTGGAAAAAATAAACTGAGATACAAAAATATCTTTTATGTCGCATTGTATGCAAAATCAAACTTGGAAAAGTCGTTTTTTAATGTAAATAATAAAGAACAAATTAAAGAAATTAAAGATGTAAAGTGGTTTGATGAAGATGGTGTTATAAAGAAAATAGATAACAAGGTTGAAAAACTGGAAATTTTTAAACGACTTCATTCTTATTTAATGAAGAAGAATGCTATCACTACATAAATAAATACATCGTGTAATATAAAATGAAAGCCTGTTCAACGAACTTAAATGGAACACCACCATGTAAAGAAGGGTTTCATGAAAAGGAAAACAAAAAAGGTGAAAAATGTTGTTACAAGAATACTAAAATGTACTTATCAAATATAAAAACAAAAAAATACAATGTTCCTACTTCAAATGCCGCTTATGAAAACTCAAACAAACAATCTGATTCATCTAACAAAACGACAAATACTACAATTTGTTCTACAAATCTTAATGGAACGCCACCATGTAAAGAAGGTTTTCATGAAAAGGAAAACAAAAAAGGTGAAAAATGTTGTTACAAGAATACTAAAAAGTACTTATCAAATATAAAAACAAAAAAAAACGACGAACCATCACACGTTTCTAATACTTCCAAATCCAAATCAGCCGTTTCACAGGCATCACCAAGCCCTGAAATTGATGTGGATGTATCTTCTTCCAAATCCAAATCAGCCGTTTCACAGGCATCACCAAGCCCTGAAATTGATGTGGATGTATCTTCTTCCAAATCTAAATCAGCCGTTTCACAGGCATCACCAAGCTCAAAACTCGAAGTGGATGTATCTTCTTCCAAATCCAAATCAGCCGTTTCACAGGCATCACCAAGCCCTGAAATTGAGATGGATGCATCTTCTACGAAATCCAAATCAGCCGTTTCACAGGCATCACCAAGCCCTGAAATTGATGTGGATGTATCTTCTTCCAAATCCAAATCAGCCGTTTCACAGGCATCACCAAGCCCTGAAATTGATGTGGATGTATCTTCTACGAAATCCAAATCAGCCGTTTCACAGGCATCACCAAGCCCTGAAATTGAGATGGATGTATCTTCTACCAAATCCAAATCAGCCGTTTCACAGGTATCACCAAGCCCTGAAATTGAGATGGATGTATCTTCTACCAAATCCAAATCAGCCGTTTCACAGGCATCACCAAGCCCTGAAATTGATGTGGATGTATCTTCTACCAAATCTAAATCAGCCGTTTCACAGGCATCACCAAGCCCTGAAATTGAGGTGGATGTATCTTCTACCAAATCTAAATCAGCCGTTTCACAGGCATCACCAAGCCCTGAAATTGAGATGGATGTATCTTCTACCAAATCTAAATCAGCCGTTTCACCGGCATCACCAAGCCCTGAAATTGAGATGGATGTATCTTCTACCAAATCCAAATCAGCCGTTTCACAGGCATCACCAAGCCCTGAAATTGAGATGGATGTATCTTCTACCAAATCTAAATCAGCCGTTTCACAGGCATCACCAAGCCCTGAAATTGATGTGGATGTATCTTCTACCAAATCTAAATCAACGACGGAAAATCCTTTTATTGAAATATCAACAAAATCTGTTACAAGTCATCATCAATCATCTGACTCAGATAAATCTGAAAGAGAAACTATTGAATTAGACGATTTATTAGATAAACACTATGATGAGTCTTATAAACGAATAAACTTCAATAATGAAATGGATAAGTTCATGTTTTTTAAGAATAAAATTAATGCGTATGAAAGTTCAACAAATATTGAACAAAAAAACAACATTCGTAAAGAATTGGACATGTATAAAAAACCAAACAAGAAAACAAGATTAGAATATCAAGAATATTTTGATACATTTAATGATGTAACATATAAACCAGAAAATGATTTTATATTTACACCAAATCAAAAGTTTTTACAAAAATTTATATCTTTTGATTCTCAAAATCGTGGAATATTACTATTCCATGGTGTTGGTGTTGGTAAAACTTGTGCATCGATTAAAATTTCTGAAAACTTCACTCCTTATTTTGATAAGAGTGTAATTGTTATTTGTCCAAGTAGTTTAGAAAATAATTATCGTAAAGAACTATTTGACATTAGCAAGGTTGATATGAAAGCACGAACGTACTCTGGTTGTCATGGACAGATTTATTTAGATAATATCAACAAATGGTACAATCTATCAAAATCTGAGCTTAAAAAAAGAGTGAATAAAATGATTGATATGAATTATACATTTTTTGGTTTTATAAAGATGGTAAATGAATTTGATAGAATGAAAGAGAAATCCATAAAGAAATTTGGTAAGAATAATAGCAAATCTTTGTATGATTTTTATGTTCAGATTAAAGAATGGTATTCAAATCGCGTGATTATTATTGATGAAGTTCATAATTTGCGTGTCATGGGAAATGATTTAGACATCACTACTAAACGACTTCCAAAAATATTGGAAACAATTTTATCCTATGCACAAAATATTCGTTTAATTTTTCTGTCAGCAACGCCAATGTTTGACAAAGCATCTGAATTAGAATTATTGATGAGATTGTTACAAGTGAATGACAAACATTATCAAATGAATAGAATGAATGATGGTATAATAGAATTCAAAAATGGGGAACTTACAGAAAATACAAAAGAAATACTGAAAGAATTCGCGACAAACTATGTTTCATTTGTGAAAGGTTATGATCAAAAGTTTTTTCCCTATCAATATTATTATGATAATAGTGAAAATTTTAAACCACCAAAATATGACATGATAGAAACAAAACAAAGAATAAAGTCAATTGATACAACAAACACAAAATTTGATATTTCTACAATGAGTGAATATCAATTAGATATTTACAATGAAGCGTTAAAACTTAAGGTTGATATGCAGGTTCTTATTCAGTTGTCTAACATTTCTTATCCATCGTCGGTAGATGATATTGACTATAAAAAAAGCAGTCTAGGTTTTTTTCAAGTATTTAATCGTTTGAGTGATAAATCAAATAAATTGAAGGTTGAATATATTGATAAAACGAACCGAATTTTAGAGTATGATATGATTGGAAACTTTTCATCAAAAATGAAAAGAATTTTGGAACATGTTGATAAATGTGAAGGTAAGATGATTGTATATTCGAAATATTTGTGGTCTGGAGTAATACCAATGTGTATTGCATTAGAAGAGTTTGGCTTTGATAAATACGATAATTCAAATATATTATCCAAACGAGGTAAAATAAACAAACGAGGTAATTATATTGTTTTATCTGGAACAGACATGCTTACATCAAAAAAAAATGATGAACTAAGTATTTTTAATTCAATTGAAAATGCATATGGAGAACAAATTAAAATAGCAATAATTAACGATGTTGCCACGGAAGGAGTAAGTTTTCATAATGTTCGCCAGATTCACATACTAGAACCGTGGCATAATATGAATAGAAATAAACAAATCATTGGAAGAGGTGTGAGATATTTAAGTCATCAAAATTTGCCTTATGAAAAGAGAAATGTACGAGTTCATTTTCATATGAATGTTGTTGAAAATTCTAAGGTAGAAACCATAGATTACCGCAGGTATCGACAAAGTATTGAGAAAGATGATGAAATTCAGCAAGTTGAAAATATATTGAAAAGGAATGCTATAGACTGTATATTAAACAAAGACATAAATACAGTACATGATTTTAAAGGAAATATGGTTGACTCAAATGGCGTTCCGTTAGTTGTCGTAAATATGGCAAGCGAACAAATTTGTGAGTCAGATAAGAAAGAATCTTTATCATCAACACAAAGTATGAATATATTATTAACAGAAATTATACAAATTTGTAGTTCTATAAAAGAATGGATTCGACAAAACTCTGAATATGCATTTACATTGAAGAAAATACAAAAAGATATCAACCACAAGTTATTGGAAAATAGTTTAGATTATATAATTACAAACAAAATAAAAATAAAAACACAGAATTCAGAAGGAGTTTTAGTGAAATCAAATAATTTGTATTTATACCAACAAGATTCAATTACCGATATGCGAATAACGGTACAAGACAGAATGCAAGGTAAAACACAGAATGTTGAAAAATATAAATTGGTTCCTGTTTCTACTCCAGATGTTAAAACTGATGAGTTACTTCAAATATTAGTTTCTAAAATAAATGGTTTAACCAAAGAAATTCTCTTACGATATGATGATGTTGATGAAAACATTGTTACAGATATTGTTATGGATTCATTACCAAAAAACGAATACAATGTATTGATGAAAAATGTACAGAATATTATCAAGACGAATCCAATGATTCATAAATCACTTCTTTCGGGACACTATATATTTAGTGATAAAAATTTGTATTACCATATTTATGAAGATAAAATATATACCTTTGATAACAAACACGTAAGTATAAAAGATGATGAAACGTACAAAAAAGAACTAGCCAGCAAATTCGCAAACGATTTTTTCAAATGTAGAGGATTTATGAAGTTAGATAAACTAGGAACGGGATTAACTTTAACGATCAAACACATGGATAATAAACAGTCTAGAGGTTCTTCATGTGTTGATACCGCTTCTTTTACATTAAAAGTTATGAATGCATATATTGATGATCTTAAAAGTTTTGATAAAATTGTAAAGAGCCAAAAACCAGTTTTGTGCAAATTGTATGAGTATGTTTTGCGCATGAAAGATTTATTGATACGTCCGGTAGAATATGAATTAAAAAGAAAAATTGATATTTAAATAAATAGTAATATAAATATTCAACAATGGATATATTTTTCGAAACGGTTTTAGAAGATATTGTTAAATTGGAACCTTCAAAATGTAATAAAAACTTTAAAAAAAATATAAAGAATCTGTTGGTTTCAAAATATGAAGGAATCTGTTCAAAATTTGGGTATATTAAAAACGATTCCATTGAAATATTAACAAATTATGTTGGTAAAGTAGAATTGCAAACGTTTCATGGATATGTAAATTTTAATGTCAAATTCAAAGCATCTATATGCAATCCAGCAGTTGGTAGTGTGTTTAAATGTACGATAAAAAACCTAAATTCATTTGGTATTCTTGCAAATGTGTATTTATCATCGGGTGAACTACTTATGAACATCATTATTCCAAAACAATCAGCAACAATATCAAATAGTAGTCATATTGATTCAGTTAAAATTAATGACGAGGTTTTTGTAGAATTAATTGGCAAAAAATATCAACTTAATTCCAAAACGATTTCCGCTATTGCAAAACTGATTGATTCATCAGATTCTCGTATAAATATGGAAGATATGGAATCTAAACTCAAAATTGATGATAATGATGACTACGATAATAATGATGATGATAATGATGATGCTAGTATTTTGAGTGAAACTGAAAACGATGAAAAAGATGATAATAGTGTAACAACAGATAAAACTGAACAAAATATAGATGATGATGGTGTTGAAGTTTTGAGTGACACTGGTTACAGTTCGAGTGGTGATGACCCGTATGCTAGCGATTAAAGAAATACTATTATATATTTAAACGATAGATAGTTTATTTAGTTAATATTACATGTTTGACCAAAAAAATGAGTTGATAAAAGATATTAAAAACCTTTCTACGACTAGTAAAAAAGAAATTTTATTCTATTTGCAAGTTCTCAACTTGAGTAGTACATCAAATACGAACGGTCATTTTTTTTTGATATCAGACGTTCCTTCAAATATAATTGATGATATTTATGAAAAGGTGAAACGATTACAGAGTTTTGAAAATGAAATGACTTTGTCTTTTGATACCATGAATGAAGATGAAACGTTGGTAAAAAATTTGGAAAAAAACGATACAAAAAGTTTCAAAGAAGACATGAATACCAACCTTCCATTTAAATGCGATGAAAAAATTTTAGAGATTTTGAATAATACAAAAGCGAATAATAAAAAAAAACCTAGTTCAAAGTACTGTATGACCTTGAAAAAATATATTAAACCTGTCATGAAAGAGCCTTTAAAAATTGAAGAATATGATTTAAATGAGTTTCAAGTTGAAGAATATATATTATGATGGAGAGCGAGTTGAAAAATATAACACACACTTTGCAGAAAATAAATGTGTCTAAATATGAGCAATCATTTGAAACTAATTCTTCACATAAAATTAACAAAACGAGGTATTTCAAACCGCGCGAAAAAGCAAAACAATTTGTCAAAACAGAAAAATCTAGTGAATTATCGCTTGTTACCACATTATTTGATATATTTTCGTTTGAAATGGATAAAAGTTATATATTAAACAAAGAGAATTTCAAACTTCAATTTAAAAAGAATATTGATGATAATTATTTAAAAACCATTTGCAAACAGCACAAGGTACTGCGAAATGATCTGCATACGTTTATCGATGTTGATGAATATATCATTCCAACAAATAAAAATGTGCTTTTATATTTCGCAAACCTCATGAAAACTCCTTTATTCATTATTAGTGATAATCAATATACAAAATGTATTGTTGAAGAACCTTGTGTTGAAAAAATAACGGTGATACATAGAACTAATATTAAGTATTATTCATCTATCTTTGAAGCTGAAGAATATTTAATAAAGATGAATTGTATCGATTCTAGTTTGTTTGATAAAAAGACTAAATACTGTTTTATTAAGAACTATGTACAAGAATATAAAATAATGGTACCGTTGATTGATTGTAAAACTAGAGAAAGTATTCTAAACTATTTGAAAAAATTATATGTTATTAAAAATTGATATAAAACATATTCAAATATAAATAGAATAATGGAAGTTAATAAAAATGATTTTGATTTTTTAAAAGAACTTATTCGAAAATGTAACGAAAATGCTTCATACGAGTTGGAATGTGCAATAAAAGATACATTTTATAAGAACGATATTGATAGATTAATAAATTATTTGAGAAGAACTTCTAGGTTTGATGAACATGATTCTTCGGTGCAATTGGATTTAATTTTCGATAATTATAGAGTTACAATTGATAACAAAGATAATATTCGTGAATACTGTAAAACAGATAAACTTCAAAAGTATTCAATAATGAAAAAAACTTTGGTAAAAAATTCAAAACTGTCTATGAATCAATATAATTTACTTTTCAGATTAAAAAATGAACTTGAAATTGGTGTAACGGAATTTGAATCGTATATAATTGATGATGCTGATAAAGTTTTCAGATATAAAGATAGGCGTTCATACATCGATAAAGAAAATGGATTATTTCGTATAGATATAACGTGTGTAAAGCAATCTGATGGTAAAGCAAAAACCTTGACGAAATCTGGTTGTCTCAAAACAACTGAAATGTATGAAATTGAGATCGAATTTCTGAATGAAAAAAATCACGGTTTAACTGATAAATTAATATGTGAAGAATTTTTGAAAACTGTTTTCGAAATATTCGAAGTACTATCAAATGTTGAATCAATAATGGATAATGATAAAAGAAATAAAGTATTTATTGAATATATAAAACTTGTATCTCCAGCATATTATGAAAAAATGAGCTCTAGACTCCAAGATATGTTTCGAAGCATCACGAAAACACCTAAGAGATTCTTTCTGAGTTATCAACCAATAACTTTAGAAAATAAAAATATGATTGAAGACAATTTAAACTATACAAGTATATTAAATGATTATACAGTGACAGAAAAAACGGACGGAGAACGATATTTGATATATGTTGATGAAGGTGGTGAATCCTATTCGTTCAACAATAGAATGCTGGTTGAAAAGTTAAATATAAAAAACGAATACCGCAATAGTCTATTGGACGTTGAATTTGTCAAAAAAAGCAAATATGGAACGAACATTAATGAGTTTATGGTATTTGATATATACTTTATGAATGGAGAAGACACACGAAACCAGAAGTTGGTACCAGATAGAATTGATACCATGAAACGGTGTGTAAAAGGGTTCAAAGGAAAAAGCAAATTCAACATAATTTGTAAAACATTTCAACACGGGAAGTCTATATATGAAATGAACAAAAAAGTATATGATAAAGAAAAATATAAATATAATATTGATGGATTAATATACACACCTGCGAATTTAGCAGTAGGTGCCATATATAATAACGAAGAACATAAGAAAAATACCTTCGGTGGTACTTGGAATCAACTATTTAAATGGAAACCAGCAGAGGAAAACTCAATCGACATGCTGGTATCGTTCGTAAGACAAGAAAATGTCATAAATATTGGTAAGTGTATGTTATGTGATTTGAAAGTATCAGTAAATGTAAATAGTGAGAAAAAAATAGAACCGTATAAAATATTATCAAATACTACTTCATTGATGAAGACATACAGGGGCGAATATGAACCAAAAGTGTTTGGCTCCGTATATTTACTAATAAATGAGAATGACAAATACCCAAAAACGCAAACAAATGATGTTATATATGATAATTGTATTGTTGAATTCGTCTATAATCAAACCGAACAATTATATTTTAAATGGAAACCGTATAGAGTTCGTTATGATAAAACAGAGCTTTACAAAAAAACGAATAACATAGCGAATACAGCAAATAATTTAGTGGTTGCAGAAAATATACAAAGAAGTATAGAAAATCCTCTTACTTACGACCATTTGATAGGAAAAATAACTATAGATAAAACAACAATCGTAGATGAAAAGTATTATTCTAGAAAAACATCACGAGAGAATCTATTGTCCAAATCCATGGCATTATTTCATAATATTGGAGTCAAAGGTTATTTGTACAATTTGTTCAAAAATAAGAACTTTACACTTGTCGATTTAGCGTGTGGTAAAGGTGGAGATATTTCAAAATGGTATTCCAGTAACTTTAGAACGATAGTTGGTTTTGATATTAATTTGGATAACATTTTGAATCCCAATGATGGAATTTACAAACGTATCGGCGACACGTCTTATAAATTTAAGAATCAACAGACAATTTTCTTACAAAAAGACGTATCAGATAGATGGAAAAAAAACAACGATAAAATAGAAGATAAAACAATGAAGGACATGTATAATTGTGTCTGGGGGTTAATTAACCGAGATGAAATTGAAAACAAAGAAGTTATGAATAAATATTACAAACTTATGAAAGGACAATTCAATGTTGTAAGTTGTCAATTCGCAGTTCATTATATGTTCAAAAATGAAGAATCTTTCGACAATTTTTGTAAAAATGTAAATGATGTCATCAAATCAGGTGGGTATTTTATCGGTACATGTTTAGATGGGAATAAGGTAGAAGCTGCATTGCAAAATAATAACGGAGTCGTGGAAGGAGTAATTGATAATAATATTGTTTGGCGCATCGAAAAGAAATATGAAGATGATTATTCATCTGCGTATGGTAAAGCAGTTGATGTTTTCATGGAAAGCATTGGAAAAGTTGCGACAGAGTTTTTGGTTTCACTTGATGAATTAGAAAGAAAACTGAAAGCATTTAACATAAAAAAACTATCTGAAAAGGAGATGAATACTTTTAACTTAAAAAACTCTGTAGATAGTTTTGAATCGTTATATTCGTCTTCTTACAAAATGCATGAAGAGCTTGAACGTTACAGTTTCATGAACACTTGGTTTGTATTTAAAAAGTATGAAAAACAATAAGTATAATTACAGATTGATAGATAATGAATGACCGGAATAAAATATTTAAAATAAATTCCGGTGTTTCAACACAAGGAAATGAAACTAGTTTAGATGTTTATAAAACAATGAATACTATTCTAAAAACAAATTTAACTAAAGCAAAGTCAGAAATTAACAATAACAAAATGTGGGATATTTCAAAAAAACATATCAATGAATATGAACTGATATCTTTATATAATAATTCAAAAATCAATCCTATTAGTAGGTCTTATTACAAATTGATTGAAATATTAACAGATTTCGATATGCATAAAATACTGAAACTCTGTTCATCAGTTAAATGTGCGTGCATATGCGAAGGACCTGGTGGATTTGTACAAGCATTAAATCATTATATGCAACAAAATGATATAACATATAATCCTATACCATGTATCAGTTTAATTTCGTATGATCGAAGAATTCCGAAATGGAAGTTAGATTCATATAAACTTAAGTATCGTTTATGTTATGGTGAAGATAAAACCGGTGATTTGTATAAGAAAAAAAATATTCATCATTTCGTTGAGGATGTTGGGGAGTTTTCATGTGATTTCGTGACCGCAGATGGTGGTTTTGATTTTAGTATTAACTTTAATTCACAAGAACAACTATTTCAACGTTTATTGTTTTCAGAAGTTTATACAATATTAAAATTACAAAAAAATCAGGGGACATGCGTTATTAAAGTGTTTGATTTGTTTGATGAAACAACTATTTCCTTAATCTCTATTTTGTCGTATTGTTATCGCGATGTTTATCTTTGCAAACCATTTTCGAGTCGTCCAGCGAATTCTGAAAAGTATTTAATTTGTGAAGGATATACAGTGAATAAAGTCATTTTAGATTCATTAGAAACTATTTTCGACAAAAATCTATCAAATATTAATCAAATTTGTGATAAAACATTATATAATATAATATTTCAATCTATTACTGAATATAACAAAGTTTTCGTTATTAATCAAATTCAATATATAAATCGAACCATTGAATACAGTCATTTTGACAATCCAATTACAAATAAAAAAGACATATATAAAAACCATGAACATGCCAATTTATGTACAGAATGGGTAAATAGATATTTATTACCAAACGTCATTTGAAGCAAATATTCATAATTATCACCAAACGAACAGATTACTTCATGTATGCAGCTTCACATACGAAGGTGTATTTATACATTCACGACTTCAACAGTTACCATCCAAGTTCATATTTTTCTTTTCCATACCAATTCGCTTTGTATTTAAAATATAGTTGGAAAAACTTCTGTTATACGCATCACTCCATTTCCATACACGTCAGTAGGTGGTAGTGTTTCACGACAACTTAATTGCGTCTTGCTGTTTAATTTTTTTAATATAAAGTCTTCATATGATACTACTCCTGTTTGTTTTCAGTTCATTGACTTCATCCAGAGATGTAAGATCGGATGACTTGACGCTGAAGATGACTAAATTATTTGCTTTAAATTCATTAAATCTTTGTGTTTATAAATACCCATATTCATAGACGGATATTGAGTGATAGACAACTGAAAAGCCTGTTTTTTTGGATAAAACTCTTCACTATTTTCAAAATACAAAATCTTGTTCCTTACATTCAAAAATTGTAACAATTGAATGATATAAAGAGACCCATCCCATCCGGAATCAATCAAAGTTTGGTTTACATAAAATATATTTTTATCGGTTTTATGAAGTTCTAATAAAATATTTTCTGGTTTGAATGCTTCGTAAAAATTTTCATTATTTTTATTGCTAACTTTAAAATTGTTGAATAATAAATCTTCTAGTATTTGTAATATCTTTGGATACTTTTTTAATTTTTTCCTAATAGTTGGAAGTTCTTTTATGAAGAATTTACGCATTAAATCACTATAAAATAAGGCCATCAATAATGAATTGAACCAACACGTTCCTTCAAACTGTGGTATAGGTAAACCATCTTTACAATACCTTTCAGATAATTTAGAATTCATTTATGTATTTATTAAAAATTGAAGTTTTTATTATTCGCAAATGATATAAAACAAGATCACACAACCAACAAACACTACAAAAATGGATTTTGACACATTGTGTATTGTTGTGTACGGTGTTATTGATACGATACACAAACAGGGGATGAAACGTTATTTTAGGGAGGTATATTATTGGTCGATATTGACAACGATACGTGACTTTGGAATTTGTCGGAATTTGATACAAATGAAGTTGGATTCTGTCATTGCCGAGAGTTGGAGGAAGATACACCATCGTCGCAAAATAGTGGATGAATTGTCTTCAAAGTTACTGCGTAACAATATCAATAAAAGGAACTTTTCGGCATCAAAAATCCAAAATGTGTGGAAGCGTGTGATAAGCTGTCCGGATTACCTTGTATGCAAAAAGCGACTTAATTTTGAGTTTGATGCATTAGCAAGTTATAGTTGAAACATCTCCGTTTGATATTTGAAATCTATGGGCGTGTAACTTTGTAATTTGGGTCAAAAAATGGTTTATATATACTTGTTAAGAAACCATTATAAAAGAACTGTGGCCACTCGGCGTGTTTACCCGAAGGTGTTCGCCAATCTCCGTATAAAAGTGTCAAATACAGATCACTATGAATAGGTATCTTGTAATGTTTTGTTTGGCCAAATACATTTACAATAGAAATATTTTCTAGTAATGGGAATGCAGGATTTGCATAAATAAAAGTTGCGTAAACTACTAATTCTATGTATAGATTAAAAACCATCATAAGTTTTCAGTTTCACAAATATAAACTAAACCTGTAAAATCAATTGAATTATGCAGCACATACACATAATATACGTTATATCGTTCTACGCGATGTATTGTGTTCAGTTATATCATTCTGTTGGTTTTAATTCATGCAAATTTGATAATGTCATATTGAGTTCGGAATCGTATTTCACGACAACATCTAAATTTTTTATGTATGTCTGACCTAAACCCCATCTTGTCTTGTCAGTTTTGGATTTAACAAGAAATAAGGTTCTTTTAAAACGTTTAATATTTAAGTTCAATGACTTCCAGAATAGTTGTTCAACATGTTCAGGATTGCCTAAAAATGTGCAACGTTGTTTAATCACCCATAGTAATACATCCAAACATTTAAGGACGTCTTTTTTATTAACCACTAAATGTCTATCACATATTCCACCATAATCTTCGCCTTCAGGAATCCAAGTAAAATCGTTATCTAAATCTGGATGGTCTGCAGCGTAATAAGTATCTGTTCGTCCTATTATAAAACGATCGTATTTTTTGTCCAATTGATTATCAATAATCAGTTTTCTCATATAATATCTGTGGCAAAACCCAATCGCACCTGAACCTGTAAGCTTTTTATTGTCTTTTTTTACACAACCCCATAAACCAGTATATTCATTTTTCAATAGTATGTTTCTCCAGTTTAATATAATGTTAGGTTCCATATTTTCTTCTTGTAATATTTCATCAATACAATCTCCCCAATCATCATATTCATCTATCAATTTAATATATTTCGCCCGTTCATACAAACTATTTTTTTCTTCTCCTTTAGGTAACACTAAAGCCAAATCAGCATTCAAAGGTTTCAATACACGGTTATAAAGACTTTGCCATGCCACTTCAGAACCACGTGAATTTCCATGTAATATAACTAGTGTTTTCGGTATTTTCATGTTATTTTCTTTGTTTATTCACTGTTCTGTTTTTTAAATAAATTTGATATATAATGTACTTATTTGTTTTGTACCACTTTTCTTTTATTTTCTTTGCATTTTCTTGGAGAATTGTATGTTTTATTTTTTATTTTTGTATTCGTATTTTTCAAAATATTTTCTTTTGTGCATTTAGTCATTCGCCAACCATTTTCAGAATCACCCATCTTTACTCTTTTTTCAACTGCATTACAAGTACCATATTTTTCGATATCACATGCATTATCACATTCTTCATAACCACGACTAGCATAAAAACATAATGGTTCATCTAATGAACTTAATCTTATTCTGATACGTTTCAAATGAACTGCCAAGTCTTCAACATGTTGTAACAATACACTTCCACGAATTCTCGGTATAGTTCGAGGTGTGCATATCAAATCAATATATAACTCATTTGCTTCTTCATAATCTTTTACAGTTACAAAACCACAAATACGTTCCGTTGTTTTTTTATCGGTTTTTGCAACAACAATATAGTCGGCACCGTCAATACTTCCTTTACCATATATGTCATTCACTGCACTACGACAATTACGTTTTAACTCCCTTTTGATTTCATTTTTTATATTCTTTACATCTTCAGAAGTGAGTTGTGTTTCTGTTTTATCAGCTATATGCAGTATTTTTGAGTTGTTCATGTCATATACATAGGTTTTACATACTGCTTCCTTTAATAATTTTTGTTGTCGCGTAACAAGCATTTTTTATTCATAGTTATATTATTATCTTATGAACGAATGTTTTTATGCAATATTTGACTTTCATTTGTGATTTTATAGTTGTTACAAAGAAAACGATCTCATCTACAACTAGTTATTATTATGAAGTGTTAAGTATTATTATAAAATATATATAAATATAAAAACAATGGGAGGAGGTCTTATGCAATTAGTAGCGTACGGGGCGCAAGATATATATTTATCTGGCAATCCCCAAATTACATTTTTTAAAGTTGTGTATCGCAGACATACAAACTTTTCTATGGAGTCCATTCAACAAACATTTAATGGTGATGTTGGATTTGACAAAAAGGTGACATGCACAATATCACGCAATGGTGACCTCATCTCCAAGATGTATCTTGAAGTTGACTTAGATTCATTACCTCCCACCATTCAAAAAGGAAATATTGTATCTTATCCATCTATTTTTAATTCATTTTCTTACGGATATAAAGATGGTGAAACTAATTTTTCAAAACCGGAAAATGAAGATTTAACCGGTGATGAAAGTTTAACCGTTAGAATACCAAACTTCTTCGATAATACTATTGAAACTATTCAAACTAGTGATATAAAACTTCAAATAAATAATGTCATTGGTCCTGATCCAGCACCAGGTACAACAATAGTTACCATTTCCGCGACATACACTTGGACATATACTTATGATATCGATAATGATCAAATAACTGATGGTACTATTACACTATTATTAGATGATCTTGAACCAGAATATACTGTATCTCGAAACGCTGTTTCTGCTGAAGCAACCATAGAAAAAGATTTCACATTAGAAGTTTTTGATAATAATAATGAAATAATTTTGTACAATTACTTTCCAAATAATGAAGGATTGAAACTAATTGATGAAAACATTTTTGATGTTGTTGGAGTCGAATCACCAACTCCAACTACAACAGTACAGATTATTGATGAATCAGGAAACATTTATGATGTATATGACAGTAACGGACAATTAGCTACTTACATAACAACAGCACCGACAAATGATATATCATTCCCAACACAAGAATGGATAGGTCATAAGATTATCGATTATGTAGAAGTTGAGATAGGTGGTCAAAGAATAGACAAACATTATGGTGATTGGTTGGCGATTTGGAACGAATTAACACAAACAGAAGGTCATTGGGACGGATACAAACAGATGGTTGAAGGATCGAAACTATACATACCATTACAATTTTGGTTTAACAGAAATCCTGGTTTAGCATTACCTTTGATTGCACTTCAGTATCACGAAGTTAAACTCAATATTAAATTCGCTTCAAAACAAAGTACATATACAAATTTAACGAATAGCGATAATCAAATTATTTCATGGAGTGACTTTGATGGTATAGGTGATATGCAGTCAGCATCTTTATATGTTGATTATATTTATCTTGATACAGATGAACGTCGCAGATTTGCCCAAGTTTCCCACGAATATTTGATTGAACAATTACAATTTACCGGTGATGAAAACGTGAAGAGCAAAGTTAAGTTAAACTTCAATCATCCAGTAAAAGAACTCATATGGGTTGAAAAATCGGGCGGTGATCAACCAACCGGTGAGTTCGCAACATCCTATACAAAAGCTAATATACAACTAAACGGTCATGATAGATTTTCATCAAGAGAACCTTCGTACTTCCAATTGGTTCAACCATATCAACATCACACAAGAATTCCGGTGAACCAAGACATCAGTGTTTATTCTTTTTCATTACAACCTGAAGAACATCAGCCATCAGGAACATGCAATATGTCAAGAATAGACAACGCAACACTTTATTTAGAAAACGCATTCAATGGAAACACAATTAAAGTGTTCGCAATCAATTACAATGTATTACGTGTTATGTCTGGAATGGGTGGTCTCGCCTACTCAAATTAAGTTGGGATATAGTATAAGAACGGAATTCATGAACCCATCCATAATCATCATTCCTACACAAGGGTTATGTAATAGACTACGTGCGATTGCATCTGCGCACATTTTATCAAACCATTATGGTACAAACATGTACATGATATGGACACCAGAAGAATGTTGTCCATGCGAATTCAACGATTTATTTGAAAACACTATTAATACGATTGACATAAACACTTTGAAAACCAAAAACTATATCTTTAACCCTAATGTGCATACCGAAACATTGCTTCGCAACACTGAAAATATTAAAGGCTTGGATTATATAGTTATACAAGGCGGACATGAATTCAAACCCGTGACAATGTCCGAAAAAACATTCATATTTGAAAAACATTTATTTTACAAAACATTGATTTGTGTAAAAGAGATCGGAACATATGTCTCAAATTTTATATCAAAAAACTTCCAACCAATCCACCATGTGATTGGTGTGCATTATCGTGATTTTATTCCAAAATATGACCAAGCAGACGGAAGAGACTTTTCTAAGGAGTCACCGTTAGAAGTCTTTATCCACAAAATCAAAGATATTCATAAAGCAGATGCTTCTGTGCATTTCTATTTATCATCAAACACGAAACAAGCATTGGACATCATAAAACAAAACATTCCAACGGCAGTGTTCATATCAGAAACAGACAACGAATTAACACGGGACTCTAAAACAGGGATCAAACATGCACTTCAAAGTCTTATCATACTTTCAAAAACCAAATATATCATTGGAACATACATGTCTAGTTTTTCAGATGAAGCGTGTTTTTTTCAATTGATTCCAAAGGAATGTGTTGGGAACAATACCATGACTCGTCCAACGTATCATTGTTATGGATATTCAGTTGTGTCGGGAAGGTCATTTATTTTACATAGTGTTCCGTTATAGTATTTCGAGAACAAATATTGCTATGTTATTATCTTTCATATCATTAGTATAGCGTAAAAATACATTTCCAAAATAAAATTTGATTTATGATACTATGTCAAAGATAACTATCACCAACAACAAAGAACATAACATATACGATATTTATATTCTCAAACACGTTAATTGAAAAATGCCAAGCTATATGCATACAACTTTGGAACGCATCGAAAAATACAACCGACAAAAAAACAAGCACAAGTTGCGTCGTTTGGAAAAAGTTTCAAATGAATTATTGCATGTAATTGAAGAAAAAAATGACATTATTGACGAACAAGCTGATAAAATTGATGAACTCAAACTAATTATCAAAAAATATGAGAAACAGTACGAAACAAAAACGAAAACAAACTACGAAACAAAAACGAAAACAAACTACGAAAATAATATAGATAATGAAACAATACATTATATTTCAAAATCAACATTCAAATACATCATTATAATCGTTATCCTCAGTGTTATAAAAAATGTGTTTTTATGATTTGTTATTAATCTATCTAGTGTTAATTAAAAATATATATTCTTAATGATTAACTTTTTTATTCAATACACATATCTTCGTGTCCATGTACTGATTCATCAGGATATGAAATTGTAGATACAATTTTATCATCTTGCTGTTGTTTTTTTAGTTGCAATTGACCATTAACAGAAGTAATCATAGAAAATAGCATACCCACAGCTGCTTGAATATTTTCTTTTGGTCCCCAAATGTCAATTGCATGAGTTGTATCGTTATACCAAATATAACTCACGTTTGAAAGGCGTGTAATCTTTTTGAAATTAATACCATTTCTTCCAATCAAAAATTTTACATTATCTCTAGCAATCGTATCGTCAAGGGTTCCAGAGGTAAATACATCTTGTGGTACATTGAATTTGGATTGAAATTCAGACAATTCATTGTCTGGAATGTGCTTTTTAATCTTTGTGATTCTTTCTTCAATTGCACTCGCAACTTTACTCAACGATTCTTTTGGTCCCCAAATTTCCACAAGATTACGATTCATATTAAACCAGATGTTATTCACTTTGTACTGTTTGCAATAGTTTTTTAAATTTGCCCCTTTCTTACCCACAACAGTTTTCATATAATTGTGAGGAATATCAACAATTACGTGTTTATAAAAGGTGTTCGGTGTTGAAGAAGGAATCATTGCCGTATATTTCGATGATAATTAAATACTGAACATAATATTTAAGTCATTTATCAAATTTTATATAAATATGTATAATTAATAATAATGGGAGCTGGACTTAGCAAAAAGCAATCTAATGATCCGATCGTTCCATTAAATAAAAGTGAAAATAAGCCCACGTTTCAGCTTAATAGCGGTGATATCAAACAAATGCGACAAAAAATACAAAACCTAGTTCGTTATCATTCAGAAAACAATCAAATATTTACATATTTAAAAAATGCCAACATTGTTTGCAAAAATGACAATACATCTCTGACAACATTACTTGACATAGTTAAAAAAGATAAGAACCTAGCAACAAAGCAAACACAAGTTAAATACTTATATGATATAGGCGCTATATTTTTTGATACATCAACAAACCGTTGTTATTTGAGAACATATAATGGATTCGATACTATTTATTCATCTTTCATTGATAATTTAAAATATTTAGAAACAGTTGATGTTAATACAATTCAATTAAATGACAAAATAGATGTGGATGTTTCTAGTTTTCACAGAGAAATACAGCATCACATAAAACTAATAACTACCCGTATTATATACTATTCGTTCTCAATTGCATATAATAACTTTTTAATGTCAGTATATGTGATGTATGCCAAAAAACAGTTTTCAGTTATCGAAAAAACCTTCAAAAAGATTCAAAAAGAAAATCAATTAAGAATTGTACGTGAAAAATTAAATCGTCAAATGAAACTTGTCAGAGCAGAATTAAATAAAATGAACACCGATTCAACTTCACAATTGAACGCACGAATATCTGAATTGTCCGCGTTTTTTCAAAAAACACAGCAAGATGCTAGAAAACAAACAGTCCTACAGCAAAAAGGTGGCTCAAATATTTCACCTGCATTAGACGCGTTGAATCAAATACATACAAAGAAATTGAAAGAATACACACAATCAAATAAAACTTTGGAAACGTTTCTTACTATGATTAACTCTATCATCAAACAAAAAACAAACAGAATAATTGCAAAATATTTAAATACTGATTTCAACACACCTATTGTTCCATCTGATTTGCGAAATAACATAAACGATATTATCTCAAAAATACAATCATTAGACAATAAAAATGCGAATGGACTCGACGGTCAGTATCAAAATGCGGTTCAAATCAACAATATTATCAAGAGCAATAATATCGCGGCCGACGAAAATACAAAAAATGAATTGGCAAAATACGATATCATAATCAAAGACCTTTTGGACTTCAAAGAAATACAAACCAATACTATGGCATTACAAAACCAGCTTTTAAATGATCAAAATCTTATGAATCAGGCGTCCCAAATGTAATTGATAATCAATAATTTACAAACATTTCTTCTTGCGTCAAATAAAAACTGTAAATAGTTCTATTATACATATTCCATATTTCATCATCGCTCAACAAACTTGAATCGTGATATATATCATCGCCATTACGATATTTTTGAATGAATGTTTTAAAATAATCATAATCAATCACAACATCCAAGTTATCCATATTCTTAGTTAGATGAACATAATACTGTGCCATCACATATGTTCGATTCATATATGATTCAATGAATCGTGAAAGAAAGTTTATTTCATACATTAGTAGTTCATGTTTTTGTTTTACTTTCCAATATTCTTTTTTTTCTTTTACCTTTTCGGAAATACTATCTATCACATGCTTGAATGTTTCTTTTGTGTTTAACTTATGAATATGGTCTTGAAGATCTTCCGGTAACGAGTAAAATAGATTCATGTTATATGATTTGATATCATAAATAACTTTTAACACTAAATTATTGTCAAATTTTATTCAAAAATATATTATAATCTAGCAGTGAATGGTATATATTCCAAAATCATGAACGACCATTTTTAAAAATTTGGTTTAATGATTGGCAAATATTTATCTTATATTCAAGTATAATGACTTTTAAAATCAAACAAAACCAAAACATTGACTATCTGAAAAAACTTATGAATGAAATTAAACTCAGTTGGTATGATCCTGATAAACGTAAGGAAGTACCAAGAAAACTCGGTGTTTTAAATGACTACCTTAGTAACTTTATCAATAAAAAAATAATTGAAATTAACCGTCGTTCTACAAAACTATGATTATATATTCTTTAATATTAATTTAATTTCATTATTGTGATTTTTAAGTACATGTTTCTGTTTCATTATAGTTGGTTCTCATGTTGAAGATTTCTATTGCGATAGATACACATAGTATAGATGTTGCGACCTTGAGAACTTTTCCAAACCATGAACGCTTCTTATGTGTTTTTGTCACGTTTTCTTGTACTTTAAAATGTGTTTTTAGTATATCTTTATTTCTAATTGTTGTCACCTTTTCAACTTCGCTTTTAATTTCATCCAAAATATGTTTGATCATAACATCACTTTCGTAAATACTTTTTTCGATTGTTTTAATATTTTCCAAAACATTTACTGTATCTTCGTTGTTTTCGTTTTCTGAACTTACTTCACTAGAATCGCGGGGGTACGGTTCGGTAACAAATACATTGCTGTTTTTAAAAGTACGCTCACAAACTTCTTCAACATTCGTTGTATCTTTATCATTTTCGTCGTCATTTTTTAAATGTTTGAACACGTCATTCTCATCATCATGAACATAGAAAAGTTTTTTCATCGGCCATTTTTTAAATGTGAGATGGAAAAATTCATTCGAATACAAGTCTTCGTCTGACAACATACGCATCATCTCATCCTTTGGAATATTAGAAAGATTCATCAAAGGATAGTATAGAACACCGTCTTCAGTTACACATGCTTTTACCCAACGATTTAAACGCTCGGCAATACTTTTACCAACGATTTTCTTATTTAACAATGAATTCACATGAATCAAATCATAATTATCATATTCTTTTTTGATTTTATCGATAGCATTTGTATATGCGAAAACTTTATATTTATATTTTTCAATAGCGGATTGTGACTGCTCGTAACCCATCGCATGATTTAGTGCAAACATATTCAACATCTGTATTACTTTGTTTTTGTGACGAAGATCATCCAATTTACAAGTTAGTTTCAAATATGGTGTTCCTCTACGCTTATCTTGTTCGTTAGGTTCACTTTTCATGTTAAGCATGTCTGAAATATATGACTTGAACTTATCAGATGGTTCAAATTCGTTCTCGTTGATAGTCATCTTTTCTTTATAAATCGTACAGGCTCACAATGTTGTCAAGATATATTTTTCTCTTATAATCTTAAATCAAATTTTTTTTCATACATCACAGATTTATATATATGTAAATAACATGTCAAACTCGGATACTACACACATAAATGCTATTTTCGAAAATATATACACTAGAAAATATCTAGGTTTAAAACATTAATAACATCAATACTCTTCATCAAGATTTGCTTCTGTAATCATTGTCTGCATTTTGTCAGCTTGTTCAATGATTTTTTGAGCAATCTCATTATTTCTTTCGATTTCAATATTTTCTAATCGTCGTTGTTCGTTTGCGTTCGATGAAGCTTCAAATGAAAAGCAGTTTTCATAAATACATTTATCATTTATAGGATCCGTTCGTCCATACATTGTCTGGACAACATCATTTTCTAAGTTATAGCATTGCGACACTTGTTCTTCGCATGATAATGATTCAATTAAGTCGTTATCGTATATATACCTAGCTGAAACATCGCATTTCTTTTGTCTTGAATTAATATCAATTAGTTCTGTAGGCACTTCGATTTTGTCAAATGAATCTATTTTTTGAGTTCCGACATATTCAGAACCCGTCATTGAAAAATATGTTTTCGTAAAATCACAGTAAGAATTATCCAAATCTGATATACAACCAATATTACTATTATATGAACATGTTGCCTTTTCTAATTGATGTAATTCTTTGTTATAAACATTATTTGAGAAGTAATGACAGGTGGTTGTGGAAGGTTGCGAACAATATTGTAACGCCTCATCGTAAGACTTAAATTTTTTTTCTGTGTTATCAGTTTTGTAAATACATTGAATAGTGTCATTATCAAGTTTTTGTCTAGAAACATCGTATATATTTTCATAGATTCTGTTAGTAAAATCGTTACTCATGTAATTATAGAAAAATTTATCTGGACAAATTACATCCCCTGGTTCTTCAAAACAATCTGTCGGTTTGGATTCGTTGAATTTATCATCAGTACAGTTTGTATTGTACTTCATTTTCATAATTACATCATTGTTTGAATCGTGTTTCCAACAGGTTTTTATATCTGAACAAAACGCCCTACAATATTTGAATTTACAAGCTTCTTTGTCATCGATAAGTTCATTTTCACCATGAGAGTTTGATATTAAACCATAATCATCCACACAATTACTCATCATTAAGGTGTTACATTGTAGGGTTCGTGTATATTCTTTATCGGGAGAAATGCACGCGTCCAAATCACTGTTATATATTCCTTTTTTCGTTTTGGGCTTAACATATAAATTACCTGATTTTGTTGTTATATTTTCTTTTGTATTAACATAAGAATCATCAATATTATAGTATGTGCTAGTTTCTTCACATATTTGATTATTCACATCGTAAATGGAATTTTTTAAACTGTTTGTTTGTGTTTTTTCATCTGATTCTGTTTTTACTATAGCAGCATCCAGTTTTTCAGAAAACTCTACCCCTTCAAATTTCTCTATAGATTTTGTTTTTTTTGCGATATAAATAAATACGATTATAAATAATATACAAAAAAACAGAACTTTAAATGTTTTGCTGTCCATTATTAAATTTTACATATATCTTTTTTGATGTGAATCTCTTTAATAGCACTTTTTATACATAAGATATTGGTATCCCAATAATATCATCAACATGTAATAATCCTACTACATTAAATGTTATATTAATTGTGATATTAAATGGTATCCCAATAATATCATCAACATGTAATAATCCTACTACATTAAATGTTATATTAATTGTGATATTAAATATACTTAAATACAAAAATGAAATAAAATTAAGAATGATTCCTAGTAGTGTGTATGCAACGTTCAACCTTGAAATTTATTTTGATTTAGTTCATTATTTTTAAATGTTCAAATACTTTTTTCATATAATCACTTATTGAATTATTTTTTAATATAGACATATTTGTGTTTGTTGGTGATGGGTATGATATACTTTCATAATTAGTTCTACTTGTATGTGATTCCTTACATAATATATGTTGCCTTTCGGTATCCTTACTCTGCAATGTTCGTGATGAATACATTATTAGTTTATTCATTTAGTTTCACATATAGTTATTCTTCATTTTTTAAATCTTTATTATAGAATGTCTATTTGTTTTAAAGACAACATTTCTCTTGTTTTATCATATACATGTTTCAACAAAAGCGTCTTCATCTCTTGAATACGACGATGTCGTTCGTTTTCACAATAAGGTTCTTTTAATTCCACTCCAATTTGCCGAATATCGTCGCATTTCCAATCTAACCATAATACTTTATGTCCAAACTCCCTAATACTCTGTGTCATTCTTTTGAATTTGATTCGATCTTCATCATAAATGCGTTCCATTCGTTTCTCTACATATGCAAAATATGGAGTCATGTAGCTTTCCATTCGTTCCGTAAGAGTTTTATACACATCGTCCATCGCTCTCAAATTCCATTCGTTCTCACCAGTTTTTATTTTTACAAATCGGTCATTATGTCTTGTTTTTATTATTGTATTATTCATCGGACACGAATCATTAAAGTATATATCCGATATATGTTGTGGAAGTGCATATTTACCCAAACGTACGAATTCTTCCATACGCTTGATATAGTCCGGTTGATTGCATAATTTATCCAATACCTCTTCACCAAATTTTATATGTATATTTACATTGTTTGAAATATTGTTATTTGTTGTATTGTTTGTGGTATTATTTGTCGTATTTGTATTGACAATTGATACTTGTTGAGATGAAGGTGCAATTAACGATGTACATTGCACTGTTCGTAAATGTCTATTACGAACATCTCTGGAGCTAAAAACTTTATGACATCTTGGACAAGTTGTATTTGGTATTTTTTTACAACTTTTTTGATGTCTTGATAATGTCTTAACACTTGACAACTTTTTTTTACATTGATCGCATATTAAGTTATCCGGTTGGTCAGAAATAATGCCCTCATTTTGTACCAAAATGCCCTCGTTTTGTACCAAAATGCCCTCGTTTTGTACCAAAATGCCCTCGTTTTGTACCGAAATGCCCTCATTTTGTACCTCTGTTTTGATAATCGTATTATCAACTAAATTACTATGACATGGTTTTTTTCTCATTTCATGACGTCGCAAATCGTAGGAACGTTTTGTTGAAAAAGAACAATATTTACATTTATACATAATTATAACTTTATTAAGATTATAAAATATTCTTTTAAACAAATAAGCGCAAAAACGCAAATGCGCAACGCAATTTGCGTCGATTTGCACGAGACTAAGGGTATTTTATACTTGTAGCATATCTCAATATGTATCCGATATTTTTAACCACGATATCTTTATTTACATAATTAGTTATACATATTATTTTTATTGACATTTATTGTTAATAATACACTGTGGAATGGCTTTGGTTTTTGATGAAAAATGCCTCCGTTTTGTACCCGAATGCCTCCGTTTTGTACCCGAAGGCCTCCGTTTTGTACCCGAAGGCCTCCGTTTTGTACCCGAAGGCCTCCGTTTTGTACCCGAATGCCTCCGTTTTGTACCAAAAATGCCTCCGTTTTGTACCGAAATGCCTCCGTTTTGTACCGAAATGCCTCCGTTTTGTACCTTTCTTCTAATATTTACAACATCAATCAAATAACTTTTGTAAATAATAAACATCTTTCACGTCGAACTAAATTTTGTGCGCAATTTTGCATGTAACGTACTATATTTACATCCATAGATAATTATAACTTTGTTTGGAATATACATCCAACTTTAAAACGCAAAAACGACGCAAAAACGCAACGCAAATTGCGTCGGGGAAAGCGCGAGCGTGTTTTTTTACGAATTTATTTTGAAAACATTTTTTAGTTTTTGATTTTTTTTTTATTTTTTCGTTTCATGTTCCAATATTTTATTGTATTTACAAGGAGTATTACATTTTTATTGACGCATTTATTGAGGCATTTATTGACGTTTTTTATTGACGCATTTATTGACGTTTTTTATTGACGTGACATACAATACATATTTTAATTAATTTAATAGTTAGTTTATTGACGTAACACTTTGTTAGAAGGCTCTGATTTTTGATGAAAAATGCCTCCGTTTTGTACCTGAATGCCTCCGTTTTGTACCTGAATGCCTCCGTTTTGTACCTGAATGCCTCCGTTTTGTACCTGAATGCCTCCGTTTTGTACCAAAAATGCCTCCGTTTTGTACCAAAATGCCTCCGTTTTGTACCAAAATGCCTCCGTTTTGTACCTTTCTTCTAATATTTACAACATCAATCAAATAACTTAAATAATTTATGAACATCTTTCACGTCGAACCAAATTTTGTGCGCAATTTTGCATGTAACGTACTATATTTACACCCATAGATAATTATAACTTTGTTTGGAATATACCATCCAACTTTAAAACGCAAAAACGACGCAAAAACGCAACGCAAATTGCGTCGGGGAAAGCGCGAGCGTGTTTTTTACGAATTTATTTTGAAAACATATTTTGTTTTTTTAAAATTTATTTTCATTTTTTTCATTTTTCTAATTTACCATTTTCATAAAAATTTAATTTTTTATTGATTTAATGGAATACCCCACTATTTCTGATGAATATTAAAAATGGTTTAAAATTTGATATTGTCATAACAAAAGTATAGTAAATATATCACATTATAATATACAAACCAATGGCAGACCCTGAGAATGATAATTTCTTCTTTTACATCAAACAATTCGTAATAGAGTTATTAAATCCAGTGCAAAGATTTAATGACGATAAAAGTCAATATGCACAAGAAATAAATTTACACTCGATGGATGATGACGACGTTTCGATTGAAAGTTGGGACGAAGAAGATTCTATCAATGAAATGCATGACGATGATGTAGATACATTTCAATATGATAATTTGTTTAAAAATACATGGTTTTATTCATAGATGAAAACCAACTTTAAAATGATACATGATTGAATTTACTTGAATAATGTAGATGTAAATGTTGAAATCATAGTTTTCATGATATATTTATAGGTTGTAAAGTAGATGAACATTTTGTTTTTTAATATTGAAAACGAATTGATGATGAATCAAAAGCACCATTCTGATCACAATACACTAATCTTCCATTTATGTCGTCTATATAGTTAAATTGTCTATATTTTTTACATACAAATATTTTTGAAGAAGGTTTCGCATAAAGTATTGCTAAATCAGAAAATGAACCTTGGCCATTAGCAACAACTAAAATATCACTCTCAATGTATTCAGTCATGTACTCATACAAACACGTTTCCATATATATATTGATTTCAGAAAGAGGAGATAGGTCTAGATTTTTAAGGTCTCGCACATCTTTTTCATCATAACCTGGCCATTTCTCCGAAATAATATGAAAAGTATGTGGTATATGAATGATATCTGACAAAGATTTTATAATGTTCCTATAATAGCTTATATCACGATGATCATAACCAGCTTTAATTAAATTATAAACATCTCCTTTTCTGATATGCACTGTGATATTAAAATAATATTGTTTGGAAAAATGCTTCTGTAGTTTATGATTTTTATTAGAATAGTATAAATTTCGTAGATGTTCAGTTAGTTTATTGTATTGTTGAGTGTACCCCAAATTATATAACTGGGTTGGCAAAACTCTGGTGGCATTCTTTAACTCAATTATAACCTTTCCATGTTGTTCTTCTTTAGTTTCTGCTAAAGATTTTAGTTTAAAAAGGGTTTCTGTTGTCATACCTGACCAAGATGTATCTATGAACTCTACAATAGGTATATCTGCAGTAATTGGTGCCGATAAACTTGTGTCAATTATGTTAAATAATTTTGAATGGTTGTTATGATCATCGTTTTTTGGATTGTACCATGTGTCATTATACATTATTTTCCATCCATACAAAAAATGAAGACAATACGCAGTTAAATAATCTTTCATCTTATGCCCAGTTCTTCCACCAGAAGATTGTGTGACCAAAACATAAATCATTTATAAGTACACTCTTTTTTATAAACAAACGAGCGCATATAAATCTGATATGCACGTTATCTTCCAGCCAGACCTCGCTTTACTGCACAATGCAAAATTAACAATTATTACAAGCCAACCGTTCCAACATTATATTACAAGTAACAAAATTTTGGGTTCAATGGTAAGGACATGACATTCTTCAAGTTCGATGGCTAGGTTTGTCAAATTATCAATATATGCGTTTCAAACAGAATGAATGTCTTGATTGGAATGTTATAATATCACGTGAAAGAAAGTGATGTTTAACCAACTCTTTTTGGGTTTATCATTGTCCATCCCTTTTTATGACGATATTGTATGCTTTTGAAAACAAATGTATTAATTTGTTTCATGATAAAAAAGACAGGGAGAATTATATGTGAAAAAATGAATAGAAACTAAGACCCTAAATATCACATATAAGTGTATTAACCTTGAAAGTTGATCTGTCCAAAACGAGTAACTGTCCGGCCCATGAACAAGAAGCGTGACGAACAAGTAAAAATTATAATAAACTTAATATATTATAAATCAAATGGTTGGGAAAAAGGAATCTTCAGATAAATA